CGGGGAAGAGTTGTTTTTCACTGTTTGATCTTTCAAACTTAGCCAAACTCTTGTACCACTCTGGGATATGCCATGAGGCAGGTTCGGGAGGTAGCAACAGCCCATCATCATTTTTCCTGCTAGGTGTAAAAGATATCTTTTTAAAGTCTTCCGACATACTACTTGTATTCTTTCTTAGACCTAAACTTATTCTTATATCCGTTCATGAACGTGCTCCTGAGGATATTTCTTTGAGTTGAGAACAGCTTCCTGGCTTCAGGTGCTGAGGCTGTTTCCATCTTCCAGTCTTCTCTTTTTATTGGTAGTATCTGCACTAAAGGAGTTCCCTGCTTTATGACACCCTTGAAGTCTTTCTTTACCAGAAAAGATAGGTGTCCATCACTAACAAACTCATCAGTGTCAACCAGGGCAGAGAAGGCCCATAGAGGAGATTCGTCTGCGTGGTGAGGGTTCATAAAGAAAGCGCTATACCCCTTTTCAGTTCCAACTGCCCAGGTAGGCATAACCCTTAGCAGTTGCTTGTGGTACCCTGAAGGATCAATAGGATAGCTCTCATACTGTTCTGGAGAGTGGAAAGAGAATAACTCATGCTCATACTTCTTTACGTTGAGAGGTACAGACCATGAAAGCTTCTCTGGGTCAGTTGCGTCTAAGTATATGTCACAGGGCGCTCCTAATATATATCCTGCTGTCATAGCATCGAAGATTGGCATGCAGCGCTTTACGGTTGAGGTTGCAAACCCCATAGGTATTGACTTTTCATCATCCTTGCTTCCTGGTTGGGACTTGTACCAATCTGGAACAAACCTTATACCTGGTTTAGGGGGTGGCGCAAACTCTGCTGTTGCATCATTGAATGGGTAAAATTTAATTATTGGCATAGAAGCTCCTGACCTTCTCTAATATTATATCATCTGCTACGAACTCCATGTCAAACATTGGGGAACCAATCTCTATGACTCCATAATCAGCGTCCTTCATGTGAGATCCTACCTTCTTAAAGTTAAATGGGACAAAGTGGGGATTGGCTATAACGACTTCTTTATGTACTGGATGCCACATGTCTCTAGTTTCTTGAACATAGAAAGGCGTCTCCTCATCAAAGATTGGCTTGTAAGTAACCTCTACCTTGTAGTCAAGGAACCAAGGGGTGTAGAACTTGTAGGTCTTGCTCCATGCATCCTCAGGTACTGGGTAATCCTTTGCTGTCATATAGTATTGTCTTACCCACGGTCTATCTACATTGTAGAAGTTACCTGACTCACCCTTATCGATTACGTAGATGTCTGCAAATGTTCTGTACCTAAGGGTTACGATGTTTCCTACAATACTCTTTAGCTCTGGTGGTGGGACTAGGACGGAGTTGTAGTTACTAAGTGGCTTGATTACTTCTTTAGCATACCTGCCTGTGGCAACTGTTTCAAAAGATACCCAGTTTTCTGGGGCTCGGACATCGGCATACAGAGTCTTAAAGTCTGGATCTGGACTTGTCACCCAGGCATCTTTGTCATAGTCTACTGTCTCTTGAAGAATTTTCTTTTCTTCCACGAAAAACCTTTCTATCTTTGAGCCCTCTGTCGGATTCGAACCGACGACTTCCACTTTACAAGAGTGGCACTCTGGCCAACTGAGTTAAGGGGGCTTGTGCCCCTTGATACGAGCACCCAGGTAGGGACAACACCTGTAATAGCTATTAAGCCATTAAGACAACACTTTCGCACTGTCTGATAATTCTCTTAAGTCCTCATGCAGCGAATATCCTTGAGTGATAAAAGCATGATGACTACTTAATTATACAGTACTTTCAGGTAATCTGCATAGTTTTTGTAAAACGATTCTGAATCAATTCCAAAATTTGAGATCATCGATTCTTTCCAACCCTCGTTGGGGATTGCTTTTAAGAATTCCATAAACTTTTCGTATCCGTAATCAGCTATGAGTAGTTGTGTAGCTAACGAACCCATACCGTAATGATTTAGCTTGTATCCATCGAATCTTCTATCTGGATCTTCTAGCTTTCTCATCACGGAAATAGCATCTTGAACATACACCTTGCCTGTGTACCCTGCAAACTTTTTAGCGAACTTGTAGTCTTTTGTGGCAAGGGTTGCTCCAAAGTAGGCAGCGGAACCTTCTATCAACCAAGAGGGTGCGTTTGCACCGCTAATGCCAATACTGTCCTGGACTAGGTGAAAGTACTCATGAATTCCTGTTTGATCATATGAATTGTCTCTTACCTTATCATCAACGCATAGGTAGAATATTGGCTTTTCATCTAGACCCTTGGTTGCAAAAGCTACCGTGCACTGATTTGGGTAAGTGTCTAGCCACTGCTGAACAGTCTTACCTGGAGACATTCTTCCCCCATACTGAGAAAGGATATCCTGTAACCATACTGCGTCTTTACGAGTAAAGTATGCAACGCTCACATCCTTCACCTGATAGGAAGCCCAAACAGACGTAGCAATCTTTAGTAGACTCTTCTCATGCTTAAGGACTTCTTTGCTTACATTGTTGGATACTAAGAAGTTGATACCCTCTAAGCTTCCTCCCGTGGTGGGCCCTGAAGCATACAGACTATTAAAAGCCAACAGCTGTTTGTCTGTAATTTCTTTTTCGCATACAATGGTATCTCTATCTAAGTCTAAATACTTATATTTCTTGTAGACACTTGACCTGACTTTGGGTGGCATGATATCTGTTCCAACATTCTTGGAATACTTGCTTGCCGATACCCCATTAGGGTAATACTTGTTTACCAAGGTGCAAGTGGCAGCAGCATCAGCTGGTGTGCATGCTACTAACGTTGCAGCTAAAACAATGGTAGAGCCTAGTACTGCAAGAACTTTACGACTTGACAACATGGGTCACCCCCTTCTTCCCATTCGGCTTCTTCTTCTTCTGTCATGTAGGAGTCGCCGTCATGAGTGAAACAGAAGGGCTGTGATATCCAACCCTTTTCTTGTCCAATCTCTAGCCAGTCTCCCAAACTAATATTTTTATCCATATCTAGAGTATACCTTAAGAGATCAGATCTGTCAACTTGACTGATCGTAAATCTTAGGAAGAGGGAAGTAGTGCTGCTCCCAGAACCTCTCTTCTGGCTTTATATACTTGGAGGATAGGTAGGCTTCCTGCTCCATGATCTTCAATGGAACCACATCGTAAGCTATGGTTATTCTCTCTCCATCCCATTTCCAGGGTGCTTGTGCGTGTTCGAAGCCAACCATTGAAAGGATGGCCCTGTTGTTCTGGTTTACGTTGATTACGTTTGTACCGTTAATATTGTAGTGTGTTTCTGAAGGCTCAGCATTTACAGAGTAGTACCCATGAAAAGCTGGTACTGTTATGTTTGGGTCAAGGTGGTCGTGCCAGTCCAACTTTCCACCCTTCTCTCTACTGTTAATATTAAACCAGGCTTGTGCCATCCACTGCTCTGAGTTGTAATCAATCTCATAGTACTTACACGCTTCTCTTGTCATGTCTGTAACTGCAGACAGCAGGTCATGCATGAAGGGGTAGTACATCTGAAAAGCATTGTACTCTCTAGACTTCTGAGTGGATACCGACTTTGTATATACAAAAATATCGTTATCTGGGTCTTGAGGGGTAACTCCAATCATCTCAGCATTAGCTATTCTTTCGTACTCAATCTTGAGTCTTTCGGCTGTGTAAGATAGATCGTTATCTAAGAATCTTTCGAAAAACTTCTGTGGCTTGACGTTCTTGTCAAAGCTCCAGGGGCTAAGGATTACATCTTTATCTTCTATCATTAAGTCTCTTCTCTAAAACGTAGGAAAATCTTCCTAGACAATAAGTATACACTATCCAGGAAGAATCCTCAAGACTTACATACCGCTACTATCTCTTGGAGAGAAGGCGTTATCAATTTCTTCCAATGTCAGCTTGCCGTCGTTTATGAATCCTCTAGCTAGTCTTTCTATTACACTGGCTACGCCCAGGATTCCAGCCATGACTACTGACTCACCAACACCTACGCCGACGATAGCTCCAGCACCCAGGACTCCTAGTGCGGAGGCTATGAATACTGCTGTAATTCTTATGGCAATGTTCTTAAAAAGCTTTGCCTTATCTACTTGTCTGAATTCCATTATAACTCCTTGGGGTGGGGTTGGCTATATTCCTATTATACTAGAGTATATAAAAAGGGGCCTAGCCGAAGCCAGACCCCTCATCTTAATCTATTTAGTTAGAAGTCCCAGTCGCTGTCTTCTGTCTGCTCGTTCTTTGCAATTACGTAAGAAGATCCAGATCCTGAGAAGAAATCATGGTTCTCTCCTGCGTTAGGTGCTAGAGCAGAAAGAATTGCTGCTGATACGTCACACACTTCTTTAGGAAAAAGTGCGTCAAAGCCCAGGTTCATCAGAGCCTTATTGGCATTATAATTCAAGAACTTCTTTACGTCCTCTGTAAGACCTACCTCATCATAAAGATCTGCAGTGTACTTCATCTCGTTCTCGTAAAGCTCCATAAGCATGCTGTAAGCGTAAGCCTTGATGTCTTCTTGAGCTGCAGCATCCAACTTGTTGTAAGCTACTTGGAACTTATACCCAATGTAATAGCCGTGAACAGCTTCATCCCTTATGATAAGCCTAATAAGGTCAGCGGTGTTGGTTAGCTTTGCTCTGCTTGATAGCCACATCGGCCAATAGAAACCAGAGTAGAACAAGAAGCTTTCTAATATCGTTGAAGCCACCTTGCGCTTTAGTGGATCCTCTCCATGGTAATATCCAAGAATGATCTCAGCCTTCTTTTGAAGGTATGGATTGTCCTCAGACCAACGGAACGCATCCTCAATCTGCTCAGAGGATGTTAAGGTTGAGAATACACTAGAGTAGCTCTTGGCGTGTACTGACTCCATGAAAGCAATGTTGGTGATAACTGCTTCTTCGTGCTGAGTAATAGCATCTGGAAGAATACTCATTGACCCTACCGTACCCTGGATAGTATCCAGCATAGTTAGGCCAGTGAACACTCTCATAGTGAGAAGCTTTTCGTTGTCCCTAAGTGTTGACCAAGACTGAATGTCATTGGAGATAGGGATCTTTTCTGGCAACCAGAAATTAGCTGTAAGCCTGTTCCATACGTCTAGGTCAATCGGGTCTTCAACTTTATTCCAGTTAATGGGTCTTGTAATCATAGATGGGGTCTCCTTGTAGACATAAAGTATACCATAAGATTCTTCATTATAGCTGGCAAGAAACACAGCCTTCCATGTCAGTTCCCTCTAAGGCGTCCTGCCTAATTCTAATGTAATAAATGGTTTTAATACCCTTCTTCCATGCGTAAATCTGTGCTCGGTTGACATCTCTGGTGGTTGCGCTGTCCTTGAAGAACAGAGTCAGAGATAGCCCCTGGTCAACGTGCTGGGTTGCAGCTGCGTAGACATCGATAACTTTCTCTGGACCAATTTCATAGGCATCCATAAAGTACTGTCGGTTGTCATCTGTCATGTGAGGAGCTGGGTAATAGACTCTACCCATCTTTCCTTCTTTACGGATCTCAACTTGAGCTGCGATAGGGTGGATAGAAGACGTTGAGTTATTTACATAACTGATAGAGCCTGTAGGAGGAACCGCTTGTAGATTCTGGTTGTAGATACCGTGCTCCATTACGGAAGCCTTAAGCTCTTCCCAGTCTTTCTTTTTAGGAATCTTAATCTTGGCATCTTTAAATAACTTAGCAACCTTCTCTGTAACTGGCTCCCACTTCTGGGTGGTGTACTTGTCAAAGAAAGATCCATCCGCATACTTGGAGTTCTTGAACCCCTCAAACGGTGACTTAGTCTCTATGGAAATCTGGTTAGATGCTTTTAAGGCATGGTACAGTACCGTCAAGAAGTAGATGTTAGTGAAGTCCAGGGACTCTTCATCTCCGTAATACATTTCCTCTTTTCCAAAGTAACCGTGCAGGTTCATTTGCCCAAGACCAATAGCCCTAGACTTACGATTACCTTCCGCAACAGACATCACAGAGTCTATGTAGGAGAGCTCTGAGACCGCTGTGAGGGACCTTACAGCCACTTCAATGGTCTTACCAAAGTCTGGAGATTCCATGGCCTTAGCTATGTTTAATGATCCTAAGTTACATGAGATATCTTTTCCAATGTCCTTGTAGCTCATGTCATTGTTATAAGTTGTAGGAGTGTTTACCTGTAGGATTTCAGAACAAAGGTTGGACATGTTGATCCTACCCTCAATAGGGTTGGATTCGTTTACTGTGTCTTCGTATACGATGTAAGGATACCCAGATTCAAACTGAAGTTCCGCAATACGTTGGAATAGCTCTCGAGCTTTGATCTTAGTCTTCTTAATCCTAGAATCATCAACCATCTCTTGGTACTTCTCAGTGATAGAGATGTCCATCATTGGGACACCGTAAACACGCTCTACGTCATAAGGAGAGAACAAGTACATGTCTTCTCCGTTCTTGGCTAGCTCAAGGGTGATGTCAGGAATAACCACACCGATTGAGAGGGTCTTGATCCGAGTCTTCTCGTCTGCGTTCTCTTTCTTTGTGTCTAAGAACTTCATGATATCTGGGTGGTGAGCGTTCAGGTAAACCGCACCAGCGCCCTGACGAGCACCGAGCTGGTTTGCATAAGAGAATGCATCCTCTAGCATCTTCATCACTGGGATAATTCCAGATGACTGGTTCTGTATTTTCTTGATTGGAGCTCCGTACTCACGGACATTGGTGAGGTTAAGACCCACTCCACCACCACGCTTTGAAAGCTGTAGGGATGAAGTTACCGCACGAGCAATTGATTCCATGTTATCTTCTACCCTGAGTAGGAAGCAAGAAACGTACTCTCCACGCTGAGCCTTACCTGCGTTGAGGAAGGTTGGAGTCGCTGGTTGGAAGCGTCCCGAAAGAATCTCGTCTACTACACTCTTTGCTGTCTCGGTATTTCCTCTTCCGAGCATGAGACCATTCATTACGACTCGGTCTTCGAATCGCTCAAGGTAGCGTTCTCCGTCGAAAGTCTTTAGTGCATACTGGGTGTAAAACTTGTAGGCACCAACAAAGGTTGGAAACCTGAACTTGTGAGCATAGGCGTGTTTAAATATGTCTTTTACGTCTTCTGCAGAGTAACTGGACAACAGTGGCTGGTCGTAGTAATCATTCTCAACTAAGTAGTCAAGCTTCTCTTCGAGGGAGTGAAAGAAGACTGTGTTAAGATTAACATGGTCCAAGAAGTATGCCTTAGCTGCTTCTTTGTCTTTTCCAAACTGGATCTTGCCGTTTGCATCATACATGTTTAGCATGGCGTTGAGTTCGTGGTAACTAATTTTATTCTCCATAGAGCATCTCCAACCTATCTTTGACTTTTTCTAAGTCATCTTGTGTACCGAATATTTCTACCTTGGCAATGAGCGGTACTCCTGTTTTGCTAGATATCATGTGCGCTGCTTTACAAAAGTCTTCTCCAAAGTTGGTATTGCCGAAGCCAACTACCCCCTGGAGATGTTCACGATTGTTTCTGTTATTTAAGAATCTTCGAACTTGTTTTGGGATTGCGTGTGAATCACTACCGCCACCATAAGTCGGTACAAACAACACATAAGGGCTATCCATAAGAAGGACCCCGTCACTGCTAGACTTAATAGGAATAGGAATAGAGCTTCCATTTAGCTTCTCCGCAAATCTCTTGGTGTTTCCTGAATAGTTTGAAAAATATACAATTTTAATAGACATATACAAACCTTTGGTTATAACATATTGAATTGACTTAGGTATTCATCAATTTGTTTTTCGCTAGGTTTATAGTGTATCACATTATTAGTTTTTTCCCCAGCCGTGAGCTCTTTTGGCCTATCCTTAAAGGAATGAATCTCAACTTCTTGGTTAAGGTTCTTTGGTGTGTGAGCTATGGCACCATAGATTGCTCCGCAAACTGCGTCTGCAAGGTCTTTGGAGGATTTTCTAGGGTGGTCAACCTTGTTCCCCTTCATAATCTTAAGCTCTGTAAGCTCTTCGAACAAGAGATCAATAGCAGGCATAGCAAGTCTTTCCTCATAGATTAACATTGCCATGTCTTCGTAATGTTTCTTAGCGACTGAGACTGTCTCGGTTCTTATGCCTACCTGCTTTAGCTCGTTCTGAATATCAAATGACTGCCAACGGTCAAAGCTAACCATTCCTATGTCGAACCCTATCCTCCTAAGGTTTTGAATCCACTGCTTTACCTCGGATAGATCCACTGGACCCTCCACCTTAGGCTCCCAGTAAGCTACAGCATCGACAACTACTACAGGGGCGACCTGCTCGTAGTCTTTAATTACCTGAATGTTTACCCACTTCTCTACGTGAGCTATAGCTACGGCACACTTGTCATGCCTTTGGGCGAGGTCGGCGTGAACAAAATACTTCTTGGTAGGGTCAGGGATAAAGGTGTCATCAAATCTTCTGAACTGGTCTAAGGGATTTCTGATTGTCATGGCGTCCTGGACCTTGTCACGCTGCTTGAAGAATGCGTCGGACGCAAACGTAGGAACACAAGCAAACCTCTGCATGGCGTCGCCAAGATCTGTGTAAAAGGAAACCTTAAAGTCATCAATGCTTCGAGTAGGGTTTATCACCCAGGTTGGTCTCTTAAGTGCAAACATCCCTGGGAATTTATAACTTATGATTGTGTCTTCGTCCCAAGAAATTTCTAGAGAGTTTCCTGCAGCGTCGGCTGGCAGCTCTTCGTTCATGACAAACGTGTGGTGCTTGGTTATAACTTCTTTCTCAGCAATGACTGCATCATACCTTTGAGAGATAAAGTCTCCTGGGTAACGGGGAAAGGACAGCAGAGCTACTTTTCCCAAGTCTGGAAATCTAGAATCAACTGAGGCACGGAAGGCTTTATATATATTGTCTGCGGTCTTACCTTGGTCATTGCCAGTTCCTACCTCAGCAGCGAAGCCTGAGATCTCGTCCAGTACTGCAAGCAATAGGTTTAGTCCCTCGTGAGACTCACGCTCTGAGTGACCAGAGTAAACTGTTATGGAGTGATCAAACTCTATGCTATCCATCTTTGAATAGTACTTTCCTTGGAACCAAGGAGATCTTTCAATCTTAGATTTAAATCCCTTAAAGAAAACGTTCTTTGCCTGCTGAGCGTTGATAGCAATGTTAATAATGTCTATAGCGTCTCCAGCTGGCTTTCCGAAGTATCTTGCTGGGTCCTTTAGGCATAGAAGCTTGTACACAATGTATGCACAGGCTACAGTAGAGGTAAAGTCTTTTCCGCTACCCTTTCCAAGCTGTAGGATAACCTCATTCTTAGTATATTTTTTGTAGTACTGACTTCCCTCTTCGAATCCCATCAGGGAAACAAGATCTGCTTTCCTGTATATTTGACTCATAGCTTCTACGATGTCATACTGGCTAGGAGACAGGGGAGGTAGCCCCAGGTAGTCTACTCCCTCTGCAAAGGTCTTTGCATCTACGGGTATCTCTGCAAAGGGTGTGTCCTCAAGGGCTTCTAAGAAATCATCAAACATTATTCATTCACAATCGTTACTGTCTCTCCTGGCTTTGTAGCCTGAGATAGACGAGCCATGATCTTATCCCTGATCTCTGGATGCTGTGAAGCAACATCTTTTAGTATCTGAATAAGAATCTGCTGGCGTTCTTCAATTTCAACCATCTCTTCTGCTAATTCTTTATTTTCTAGCAGGCCAGCTTTCTGAAGCATATCTATACGACGAGACTCTAGATCCATGACTAACTTGATACCTCCAGTTTTGGCCTGTAGGTTTCCCATCATGGTAGACTCGTCAATAACTTCGTAGGCTTTTTCTATAAGCTTAGAGTAATGGGTGTCTGCACCGACAAGAGCTTCCTTAGCTCTAGCACGGATAGCAGCGTTGTCTGAAGCCATTGCTCGCCACTCATTGATATACCCAACTACCTTTTGCCTAGGCATGGCCAAGTCTTTAGATATCTTGGTGGGATCGCTACCCTTTAAGTACTCCGTAACTACAGAGTTAACTTGATCCAGGTGTACTACTAAATCAGATTCCGTTGACACGCTTGGCTCTCTTTCCTCTTTGAGGCACTCTCTTAATTCTGTCTATCTTAAACGCTCTAAAAGCTGAGGCTTGGCCACGAATCATCTCAAAGGTGTCTATCCATTGAGCCCCAGTCTCTGTGTTGGTAGTTAGTCCACGAACCTTAAACTTTGTCCCATATTCGCCCTTAACCTTTACGAGGTCACCAGCAGTTATTAGAAAGCCGTTGAGCTCAAAGCTGGTTTTCGTTTCAAAGATACTGTGGTGAACTACGGTTGATAGCTTGCGTCTACCCATTATGATCTCTCCTTTGCGATCTTTAATAGTACCAGATATCCGATTAGGTCGTCGATCTCGTTGTCCCCAGGCCAGTCGTGACCGTTCTGAATCCTTGATAGCTTGTCGTCAATTCGAACCAAAAGTTGCTCAACGTTGTCTGACTTGGAGAAGATCCTGCTGGGGTGCAATGCTGAGTCACCGTAGGATCGATTCTTAGCCACTAGGAGTTCTTTTACCTGGTTAGCTACCCGTTCAATATCTTGTTCTGTTTGTAAGCTCATCTACGTGATTTCCTTAATCCGTGTTTTGCAAGATATACATATATGGTTTCAAGACTGGCTCCACACTCTTTTGCAATCTCTTGTGGTGTCTTTTTATCCATTACGTATCTCTTCGTTAGCCACACCTTGCTTGTATATAGTTTAGCCATTTTTGTCCTTGTTGTCAAGTCCCTAACTTATCCCAGTTATTGATAGCATAGTGTCCCACACCTACGGCATCGGCTACATCATTATCAGTAATGGTTTTATTATAGTGGATGTTTACTAGTCTGATTGTTCTTTGCTTCCTGAAATCTCTGTCATATGCCTTGTACCAGGAAGTAGACTTCTCTGGGAACTCTTTCATGATGGCAAGCTTTTCTTCTTGGCTAAGCTTCTTGTTTCCAAGATATGTTTGCCAAGCGATGGGATTGATTGACCCTGCCGTTGGAACTCCACTCTGGCCTGCAGCTCCTAGCATAGCTCCCTGCACTAAGGCTAAGTCAGCAGCTGTTTTTGGACTATTAATAAAGATCGTATGTTCTATAACTATTGCATCTATCTCAAATAGCTTAAAGAATGATCCTGACTTCTTTGCTGCGTCAACGAGTTTTTCGTATGCGTTGTTGCCTTCGAATTCAATCTTGCCTACGTGTGTCAGCTTTACATCATCGAAGATTGCAAAAGCAAGGCTATTTGTACTAGCGTCAATTGAGCAGATTCTCCTTGGCTTAGGCCTAGGATTAATCTTCTTTTTTGACAGCTTGACTATCTTTTCCATTTGCCAACCCCTTCAGGTCTTTTATAGCGATGCCAAGATCTTTTGGATTTATGGTGCACCGTGCACAAACTGGGTCATCGTTATAGATAGAAAGATTGGCATTACAATTTTTGCACAACCTTGTTTTGCCAATCCTTCTATTGGTTCTAGTCTGCACATATCGTGCTGCTATTTTTTCTTTTGTGGCTGCCTCACGGCATTCTGCCGAGCAATAAACTTGATAGGATATTACGGAGGCAAAGGTGTTATCACACCACTGACAGTGCTTGCTCTTCATTTATAGGCTCCAGGGATAGTATTTTTATATCTCCCTTACCAGCAAGATCACAAGTAGCCTTTACGGGGCATCCCTTGCAAATCCTTGAGTTTGACCTGTAGTTCTTTTCAGGCAATGTCCTGTCTGTCCATGCCTTACGAACTGACCTTAACCAGTCAAACGTGCCATTAACCCACTTAATGTAATAATCATTGAGAACTACTGGTAAAATCAGTAGCTCATGATTGTTTTTGTTTTCATAAATAAGAACTGCTTCTTCCTTACCTAAGATTTTCATATAAATTAGAAGCTGTACTAGGTGACCAGTCTTAGGTCTTCCTGCTGCCTTACGATACTCGAAGCCCTCATTAGGCATAGTCTTAATCTCACCCAACAGTTCTTTACCGTCTACGTTTAGAATAACGTCTCCAAACCCAAAGATGGGTGGATCGTTAGCTGTAATCCTAAACTCAGAGTCAACCAAAAAGTCTGGGACGTTGCCCATGGCTTCCTGTATTCTCTCGTGAGATTTTGTACCAGCTGTCATATTAGCTCCACCGTAGGCATCTGCACTGTCGGTAAAAGTTGTACCGTCAAAAGCTAGGTACCAGTATCGAGGACATTCCCCGTGGCCGTAAGCTACGGTAGATGGAGCAAAGGTTTTCTTCTGGGTGTGCTTGGACACACGCTTAATTGTATATCCAGTCTTAATCTTTTCACTTAGGGCATCGACGTCAACGAACGACCTCTTGTAGGCAGTTGCTGCCGAAGCCTTTATCATAATTTGATCTAGTAAGTTTTTAGCCATAACGTTTTTAGCGAATAATATACTTGAGTGCAGATACAAGATTGTTAATTGATTCTGCTGCTGTGAAGTAGATGTTCTTCTTCGCTCTATCTCCTTTATCTACGTTTACCATCCAGGTAGCCCTGAAGGACATTTTTGCTGCAATTGCTTGCAGCCTAACAATTTCTATTACCGCAACATTCATAGGAATATCTGGTCTCAACACTAACTTTGATATGGTCACTAAGGCTTTTGTCAGCTCTTCGTCTTCCATGAAATCTGCGATCTCACTTAGCCCATTGAGCATATCAATTGTTGTAGTTTCTTTATCCATTAGTTAACTTTCATTATTGTATATCTGTATTAGTTTATCACACCTTGCTCTCAATGGCAAGTAGTGCTCATCTCCTAGAGAGTTTGGCTCATCATCGACAAACGAATAATGACAAAATACCATGTCCAGGTATTGCCCCTCTAGAAAAGTAGTCTTGGGCCTCCAGTGAATTTGGTGGGTTCCTGCAAAAGTTAAGGCTTGGTTATTTACTAAAGTAAACTCCGAGCCTTCTACTGAGATTGGCCAGAGAACGTTACCTCCAATCTGAAGATCAAAGGTTAGCCTTTGCTCCTTAAACCCTGAATCTAGATGTGGCTGAAGTCTAGGAGATAGCTCGTGACTATACCTGGCGAAAGAAAGCTCTCTAAGCTCAAGGCCTCTTTTTGTAGTGGATTGGGCTACTGATGTAAGCTTGTCTACTACGCTCTGGGGCAACCAGCTATGGTATGCTCTGTGACCTATATGGTTTATCACCTGTGTCTTATCTACTGGTGTGTTATTTATGTGCTCATATACCGAATGGATCTCAGCATCGGACAAGACGTTAGATATAATTAGATTTTGCTGAATAGTCATAATAACTATTATACACTATCCAAGGAACCGTGAGTGTTTGTGTCATAACCCAGGGCCGTGCCTAACTGATTATACATTGACCATGCGCTTTGCATCTTGGGCTCATTGGAAAGAGCTTTGTTGTATGCTGCAATCCTACCCTGAAACTTTAAGGGGTCAAGAGGGAAATCTTGTTTTAAGAATCTCCAATCTGTTAGGGGAGAGTAATCAAAAGTAAGGATCTTTACGAACTCCCCGTCTTTCCAGTTACGCTTTGGCCTAAAGTGAGGCTGATTCACTGCACTGAACATTATGGCATCTCCGACCTTTAGATCGTAGGACTTGCCATCAATATAAATCTCCCAATCAATATTTCCGTCTAGCATGTAGTTAAACGTGACCAGTGTCTCAGTGTTGTCTATATGTGGAGGTAGGGAGGGAGCATATTTTCCATCTCCATGAACTGGGTTATAGTCTATGTAACTGTAGTGGCATAGCTTAATTTCATCTTGGTGTAGGTGCTTGGCATACTTGTCCATGGTTAATTCGAGGTCCATTGGGGCTAAGAACTCTACCATCTCTCTGGACATGTGAGAAACTTTCTTTGGGTCATACCAGTTTTTACCACGGTATTCTTCTTGTCCACCTGGAACAAGGTAATGTTCTGGTTTTACGTTAAGAAGGTTTTCTATGATAGCTTTGACTCTGTCTATCTGATCTTCAGAGAATGGCTTTTCCACGTAGATTGGCAAGGTTTCATTGAACTTGCTCATATCTGTTAGGTAATCCCACATACCAGGGGCAGTAAATTTATTCATACTATTAGTATACACCCTTAACTAGCTGGTCTAAGATCTCAAACTCAATAACTGCAAGCCTGACCTTCTGGTTTCCTTCTCCTAGCACAAGGATGAGAGCTGGATCTTTGCCCTGTGTCATAGCGTCTGTTACAGCTTTGGCCCAGATGTCTTTGTTTACGGTTATGCCTTTAGGATACTCCTTAAAGTCAACAACGAAGTTTTCCCAGCTAGCATCACCCTTGACCATGTTTCGTCCTGAGTTCTTGTGCTGCTTAGCACCAATGCGCTTTGACTCTCCTCGTTCACTCATAGTTTTTCCTGCTTTTCTTTTGAGCAAAAGACACAGAAGACAAGTGCCTCTCAGGGCACAGCCAGGTAGTTTCTTTTGTATCTACATAAAGCCTAAGGCTTTTGACTATTACCTTGCATGTATGGCATGGAAACTCACCAGCAAAGATCTCATACTTACCGTTAGCCAAGGATCTTCCCCCTTAACTCTTCTTGGTACTCTGGGTTTTCTTTTACGTACTTGATAAAGGCATCCCTACCCTGAGCTTTTTCACCGTTAGGAAGCTTGTACCAAGCTCCTCCACGCTCTGTTAGCCCCATCATCTCTGCTGTGTCTACTAGGTCTCCAACGGTATCTATTCCTATAAGGTCTCCCTTAAAGTAGAAGTCGTACTCTGCGGTCTCTCCTGGAGCAGATGTCTTTGAGTGGGTTACTTCCCAGCGCACCTTTCGGCCAACCTTCTGCTCGATAAGCTTGTCTCCTACGGGAATCTTATGCTTGATAGCATTGTTATCAGAAGTTGAAGAGAATAGCTTTATGATTGTCGAGGACATGAACTGAGTAGTCTGACCACCAGATGGCTGCTGAGTAGCATACAGCCCACCAATGTTAGTCCTAGACTGAGAAATTGCCATGATCAGTGCTGGCTTTTCTCTGTTGTTTGCATAGTTGATCATTAACCAAGCATGCTTCAAGTCTTTAGATTCTGCACCTATCTGCTTTGTATTCTCCAGCTGCTTTAGCTCATCAGAATCTTTTTCAAAGTATACCGCTGGCAGAAGAGAACTAATACTATCAATGACAATCATATCGACTCCTGCATTTAGAAGACCGACTACTACATCGACCATGTCATTAGTGCTTCTGGCCTCAGAGTATATTAACTGTGAGGTGTCTACTCCTAGAGCAAGTGCCCACTCTTCATCGTAAGACATCTCGGCATCTACCCATGCGCAAAGCTTTCCATCCTTCTGTGCCATCGCTACTGTCTGAAGACATAAAGATGACTTTGCACTGGACTTGCTACCCCAGAGAAGAACCTGCCTTCCATAAGGCAGTCCGCCACCTAAGGCCTTATTCAGGCCCATACTAGGGGTAGCCTGGAATTCAGTTTTAATGCCAATACCTGACGCAACCTTCTTCCTAAGCTTCGGGTTGAGCATTGCTAGAGCTTCTTCAAACGTTGTCATCTAATACATCCTCCAAAATAATTGTTCCATCTTTCGTTTTTCCTAGAGAGAACCTATAAGCTGTTCCTTCTTTAATCTTCATGTATGCCTTTGGAAATGCCGTAGGAAATACAGTGACTGGGTGGAGGTCACGTGAAGCATCGGCAAGGGTGAGGGATCCCATTTTCTTGCCTGCTTTCGTAACCCTGGTGTTAAATGCTACAACGTACAACTCATCGTCCTTAAAGGGCAATGTCTTGTAGTTTAAGAACCTAATAATTGAGGCCTTAGAATCCTTTATCTCAGCTGCTGGTATAGCTGTAACAATTCTGTTATCACTTGCCAACAACAGGTAAGTCTGTCCTGGCTCAATAGTGGTGTCCTCATCGTCAAAGATACCTACGCTTCCAGTTTTATCCAAAAGTTCTACCCTAGACCAACCCTTTCCACGCTTTATGCTCTTGACCATTCCCATTAAGACAAAAGATCCCTTTTCTTCGAAGTCACATACCTCGTCCATAAAGGCGTGGTAGTGCGAAGGCACAGGAATATTAAACTCTGGCAAGTTTAAGTACTCGTATAGATTCTCTTTAATCTCTTCGTCATTCCTAGGATTATCATCGAAGGTTGCTCCTCCAATAATCTTTAGAGATGATAGGGCTCTAGTGTTTACCCCGTTACCCTTTGAGGTTGTGAATTCCTGAAGTTCCTTGTACGATGAAAATGGCCTAGCTTCCATAAACTTTCCAGCAATGTTGTCGGATATATACTTTATAGCGGTTAGACCAAATCTTATTCCTTTGCCTTCAATTTTAAAGTCGGCATCAGAGTCGTTTATGTGAGGAAGCCTTACGGGAATATTCATACGCTTAGCCTCGATAAGATACTCAGTTCTGGCATCCTTATCTTTTTCATTCTTGAGCACTGAATACATGAACTCTAGAGGATAGACATACTTTAACCATGCAGTCCAGTATGAGAGCGTCGAGTAAGCCACGGCGTGAGACTTATTGAAAGAGTATCCTGCGTGGGCCTCAAAGTCGCTCCAGAGGTCTCCTGCGACGTTTGGGGATACAAACTGAGATGCTCCCTTTACAAACTTATCCCTAAACTGGTCAAACTCTTTGGCATCCTTCTTTTTTCCAATGATCTTACGAACAGTGTCTGCTTCTGCCATTGTCATTCCTCCAAGGTGGACACACGCTTGCATGACCTGCTCCTGGTACAAGATACAACCATAAGTCTCTTCCGTGAACTCCTTGAACACTTTGTGGTGGTAGCTAATACTCTGCCTACCCTGCTTGCGAGCAATGTAATCTTTACCAATAGTGTTTGCAGCGCCAGGGCGGACCAAGGCATTAGAAGCTGCCAGCTCTGAGAAGTTCTTCACCCCCATCTTAACTAGAAGATTTGTATATGGAGTTGCTTCACACTGGAAGACACCCTTTGTGTGACCATCGGACAGCATGGCGTAGACATTTTTGTCATCCATATCTATATCATGGAGGTCAATCTTCTTACCAGTCCTACTAGCGACAATCTTAAGTGTATCCTGAATCACGGACAGAGTCTTGAGGCCTAGAGCGTCAATCTTAATTAGACCAATTCTCTCTGCCTCAGCCATGTCTACAGCGACTACAGGAATTCTTTCTTTAGTTCCTGGAGAGGTTCTTGTTTCTAGAGGGGCATATTTAAATATTGGCTCCTTAGAAGTTACAACACCAGCAGCGTGAATTCCTGTGCCTCGGATCCGACCACGGAGTTGGTTACCATATACCTCTACCTCTGGATACTTTTCACGAAACCACGCAGACTGCTTAGACATAGTAAAGTCTTCCCAGTCATCGACAAGTTTAAGAAGCTTGTTCACATCCATCAAGGGGATATTGAGGACACGTGAAATGTCTCTAATCATTCCCTTACCACGAAACTCGAGGAAGGTCGCAATAGATGCCACGTGGCGATACTGCCTAGTCAGGTAATCCTTAACTTCTTCTCTTCTGGTGTCCTGAATGTCAGTATCAATATCTGGGAAGTCATTACGGTCTGGGTTAATAAACCTAAAGAATAGGAGCCCGTGAACTATAGGATCTATATCTGTAATCTCTAGAGCATAGCAAAGCAAAGAGCCAGCAGCAGAGCCTCGACCAGGCCCAACCATGATATCTTCTTTCTTAGCCCAAGCAATCATAGACCTTACGACTAGGAAGTAAGGACCAAACTTCTTGTCCTTAATAACTTTCAGCTCTACATCCAAACGGTCAAGGTACTCTTGGTTTGTATCTAGGCCTCTGATCTTTAGTCCTGCAATTGCTAGGTCATAAAGTTCTTTGTCTGGGTTCTGATACTGTACTGGCAAGAGGTCTTGGTGGTCTCTAATGTCGTAGTCTTCTACCTTTGCAACAATGTCTCTAGTTGCTTGGTACATGTCTTCTCGGTCAATACCCTGAGCCTTCATGGCTGTGTGCATCTCTTCGTCAGACAGTAGGTATATGTCAAATCGCTTAAAGGTCATTGGGCGATCTGCGCCGTACAGGTAATCTAGACGGTCGTTTAGCTTCTCGTGCTTAGTTGACTTCTCATAAGTAACATCTTTAAGAGTCTTATTAGAGTAGGAATTTAGGATTAACTTTAGCTCCTGAATGTCTTTCTGCCCTGGATCTGAGTGGTGGCAATCAGGTGTGACTACTGGAGTAACTCCAAACTCATCTGCGAGTGCCAAAAGAGTCTTGTTGATCTCTGGTGGGTTGTGAGGCATTACCTCTATGTAGTAGTCATCTCCAAAAGTCTTCTTACACCACTGGACATGCTCTTTTGCGTAGGCTAGCTCATCGGCCTCGATGGCTTTTGCTAGGACACCAGAGAGACATCCAGAGGTTACGATCAGTCCTTCTTTGTACTGTTCCAGGATTACCCAGTCAATACGAGGCTTACGATAAAATCCTTCAGTCCAAGCAAGTTCGTTTAGCTTATTTAGGTTCTCTAAACCCTTGTCATTCTTTGCAAGAATAATTAGGTGGTTGTAGTTCAGGTCTAGTGGATCATTCAAGTGCTTCTTGTCTTCGTGGAGAAGGCGATCCTTAGTAATGTATCCCTCGATTCCGAGGATGGGCTTGATGCCTGCTGCCTTTGCAGCACGATACATCTCACGGTGTCCAGAGAGACTTCCGTGGTCGGTGATAGCAATGGCTGGCATACCCAGCTCTACGGCTCTGTCGACATACTCTTGTGGAGTAGCAATACCGTCGAATAGTGAATAGTGCGTGTGTACGTGTAGTCCAGCGTAACTCATTGATTTCCTTCTATGTTTTGTATTATTAAGATTATGACACAGTTGTTTGTTATTGTCAAGGGGCTGAAGAGAAACAAAAATGGGGGCAGCGTGATTGCTACCCCCAAGAATGTTAGTTAATTACCAATCAATGTTGGCGGATGTGACTGATGGCTGATCAAAGCCCAGGTAGAAGGCTTCTTGTTCTGCATAAGGAACTTCACGAACAACCTTCTCTAGGTCTGGAAGCTCAAGGTCGGGCCATGTGTACGGCTCTGAGTCTGGCTTTGTAGGAAGAAGCGTGTAGTTAGTCTCAGTTCCGACTCCGTTACGCTTTAGCTTCCACTCCAGGTTTGACACGCTACCAGTTTCTAGGGCGTACTCCCGAATCGTGTTAAAGGCTGATTGCTTCGAAACTCCCTGAGACCATACGGCTACGTAAGGCTCTTCCATTCCATCGTCCATAAGAACGTTGCAGTAAAAGCGGAGCTTGTTTCTCCAACCAGCTTTAGGCTCTTTACGAGACATCTCACAAGCAAAGCAGCGACCTTCTGTTTCCTGGGTACAAGCAGCTTTTCGCTTGTAGTCTTTTGGATTGGTGTGCTCTGAAATAACTACTGACAGTCCCCTGTCATCGTTATAACTTGCTGATTCTGTGTCAAGCTCTTCTACAAAACGGATCTTTGCTGCTTGACCGTCTGCTAGCTTTACCCAACGGATCTTCTGACCTGTTGATTCATACTTTGGCTTATCAAGTATTGCATTGATATCTTTTAGCCCTTTGATTACGCTCATGGTTTTCTCCTGTTAGTTTTTCAGTTGTTTTTATTGTAGCATGCCCTCTATAGATTTGTCAAACGCAATGTCTAACTTTTTAATCTCTTCGTCTGGCATGTCTCCAACGTCTTTATATTTTTTGTCTATCTTTATTACGGATACACGGCCCTTAAGCTTATCTTGAAGCTTAGTTACCATATTCCCACCTGCCTCATCGTTGTCTGCAATAACAAAAATATTATTGAAGTACTTTTGAAGAAGTCCTATTTGTATTGAGGATACGTTAGATCCTAGAGTAGCAACTGCTGGTAGGCCACACTGATCAAGCCTAATGACATCAAAGGATGACTCGACAACATATACACTGTTGGATGTTTTTATCCTATGAAGGTTGAACAATACTTTACTTTTTGGCAGACCTGGAGTGTTCTTAAATGACTTCCCCTCTACCGACCTACCCACAAACCCAATGCTAGTTCCGTCTGGTGCTGCGACTGGGACTGTCACCATGTCCTGCCTCTCAGAGAATCCAAGTCTAAACTTTCGCATAGACTCTTCTGTAATTTTTCTACCAGAAAAGTATTCCTTAGCTCGTGTGGACTCTAAAGCTTCTGAGGAGAGCCTTATGATCTGAAGGTCGTCGTAGGGAACATATAGGGGCTTTACGTATAGCTGCCTGTCAATCTCCATAGCGAGATTAATCTCAGTCTCTTTACTCTTAATAAATCTAGCAGACTCAAAATATGTTCTGGAGGATGTGTGCATGACTAGCTCTATCAAGTCTGCAACTTTGTGACATGAAAAACAAAAGAAGGTTCCCTTTGATTTATCGACTTCTCCAGCTGGGGTGCGATGGTTTGGATGGAATGGGCAAAAAAGGAGAAAGTCTACGTCGACTTCACCCTCTATAGTTAGGCCTGCTCCTGTGAGAACTCGTTTGATTTGCTCTTCGGAGTATAGATGACCTGTGTTGCGTTTACTGACTCTATCCATTCACTCTTTTTCTTTCCTGTGTATATTCCATATAGTGTTAGTTCGAAGTTGTAGTACTCTGTTTTTTCATTATACCCTATTGTGAAGTCTGGGTCAATATCTATTCTTTGTACATAGCCAGAAAGTCTCATCTCGCTTTTTAGTAAGTTTACGTATTCTATTTTTAATCTTATGAAAGAGGCATCGTCGTGAATTGTTCCCTCTAACGAGAACTTCTTTATCGGCTTGTGATGCAAGTAATCCATGCATCTATTATACTAGCTTTCTTGATAGTCTTTGTACTTATACCAACCTTTATCAAAATCAGCTTGAACTAAAAACTCGCCCATGAACCCATTACGGTTCTTTCTGAACACACATTCTATGACATCGGAGTTAGGTCCCCTACCCAGAGCAAGCACCCAGTCGGCATCGTAGGCGATTTGACGGCTCCAGGCAGTTTGACCTAGGGTTGGGACTGTGTCTAGCTTGGTGACGTCGTCAGGGGTCGCTGAGGATATAGCCAGGATTGGGATCTCCTCTGAAATAGCCATTAGCTTCAGCTCACGAGAAAGATTCTTCATTCTTACAGTCTCATTCTCAGATTTCTGGTTAGGAGACATTAGCTGAAGGTAGTCAACAATAATAAAATCTGGCTTGTACTGGTCAATCTTTCCACGAAGAACTGATGGGGTTACTTCTCCACCAGAGTCATTAGATATGATATGAAACTCAGGCTTGCCCTCAAGCTTGCTCTTGTGCCAATTCTTAAGATCTTCAATCTCAATTTCACCAGCAGATAGCTTACGATGAGACCAGAGCCCTTCACCCATAATTGTAAATACACGATTACGAACTTCTGTCTCGCTCATCTCTAGGCTTACTACCATGGGGGTCTTACCGAGCTTCCATGCCTGTACCGCAAAGTATAGGGACAACCAAGACTTGCCGATACCTGGATACGCAAGGAACACTCCTAATTGCCCAGGGGTAATCCCTGCTGGGAGGTAATCGTCAAATCCTGGCAAGCCAGTTCTGATTCCCTGGATACCCAAGGCTGCCATCTTCTTTGCGTTTTCGTAATAGGCAACAGCATCTCCGAGGTCAGTAGCATCAATGTCTCGGACGGTGGATGCGTTTTTCTTTAACTCTGCAGTCTTTGAAATTAAAAGCTCTAAGGCTTCTGGAGACTTGTCTGCCTGAATGTCTGCTGCTGCATTACGGATAAGCTCTTTAAGGCTTGAGTTCATAAACTCAGACTGTAGCTCTTCTAGGTGATACTTTGTTGCTCCGATGCCGTCCTCTGGAATAAAGTCTCTAAACTTATCAACGACTAGATCAACAGGTGGAGTGGACCCGTTGCGCTCGAAATATGTTCTTATAAAATCCCAGATATCTCCGTGAGTTACCATCAAGTTCTGAACGTTCGCCTGTAGCAAAACGTGAACCTGCTTGTCTTTTAGGACTGCGGATATGACTTTGGACTCTGCGTTACTCACTTAACCACTTCTTCGCTGCAACTCTGCGTTGCTGTCTGTCGTATAAATCTTGCTGGTATTGATTACGCTTATCGTTAATGTTCTGTGCGTAATTTGCAAAATATTTCCATGTCGGATTTTGGGCTACTTCGAAGTAATAGTCTAGCAGATCATAACAGAATTGTAAACCGTAAGATTCTACTAGGGCATCTGAGGCCCATTGTTCTACGTTTAGGTTTAGTTGGGACCTTGCCTCATACTTCAAAGCGTGGAGCTTAGCGTATCGACTCAGCAAGGCAAACCTTTCCTTGCGGTCTGCCATTACTTGTTTTCTAGCTCAGCGGAGGCTTCCTTGACTTTTTCTGCCAGACGATCCTCTACGAATGCGTATACACGATCAAAGGCTTCTGTTGTGTTTTCGCCCTCACGCTTGTTATCTGTAATCTCTAGGTCAATACGTAACGATTGAAAGTTACCGAGGTTAAGAGTGTATCCTAGCCCAACTTTGACTTTGGTGATTTCGTTTTCCATAACAACTTCTCTCTCTAAATTGATTCAGACCAAACTGGAATGAATCTCCCATCTTCTGTTCTTGTATATGTCAGTATACCATCGCCCATTCGTCTTGTCAACTCTTGTTTATTGGGTGTCATGTTATTTGTGATCAACCCATCTTTGCGAGGCTGGCCGATGTGGTAGGATGCAAGTATATCACGAATCTCGTGGACTTGGGTTTCTGAGTAATAACTTCTTACTTGCCAAGCAGTGCCTCCCCCCTTTTGTGATCCAGTTGCTGGAGGGATGACGCCTCTCTTAACTAGAGATGGCATGTACTTTTTGTGTCGGTTAACTAGCTCTGCGGTCTGCCCTACAGTAAAAGCTTTCTTTCGATTCTTCTTAAAGTCTCCTATTAGGCAGCTTTCAATTCTATCTTCGATTATGTTATACACGGACATAATTCCGTTTGACTTGTTTATGTGGTGAGATCTTACTAGGTACCCGTTAAGAAACCAAACTCTCTTGCTACCAAGAATAGCTGGCTTAGAGTTATACTCCTCGTCCTCAATACTACCTTTACGATTCATAGTTTTATAGGGGTACGCCCACGGCAATGATATCAACCTTAGCTGCGATTGTACCACCAGTGTTGAAGGTAACGCTACCGTCCACTCTTGAAGTTGTAATACTAGTTATGATAACAGACATGTCTTGACCAGCCGATGTGCCCTCGATCAGAACAGGCGTAGCTGTTACGATTGGAGGATACTTATACTCGCCCTTGAATGAATAAGAAAACGCTTTGGAAGTCTTTGCTGTGATAGACGTCAAGGTTGGATATACCGCAATCTCACCTGCGGTAAGACGGGTTTCCGTCATAAGCATGTTCTGGGCTCCAGAGGTAGTATCTATGGAGGCATACTTATAGGTTGATGAAGACGCCAGGTTAGCAAGTTCGTTGATTGCTTCAACGATCTGATAGATGTACGATACGTCGAGAGGTTGTCCTCTTGTGGGTGTTGGTATTCTAGCCATAGTAGTTAATTATAGCACAAGGCGATGGCTATATGTCGTATAGCTTAAACTTTGGTATTTCTGTAGGGGGGTTAGTCTTGTGGTAGATTCTCACAGCGTTTGCTGTTGCAGAAGCAGGCTTTAAGATATTCGCATACGTTACAGGAGTTGATCCGTAAAACTCGTAGTCAGATCCGTTCCAGCTAACCCATATATCATAGTTGTTCACTAGCCTAACGTTCTCTTCGTTAATAACAATATTTACTGCATCCCAAGATACTGTGAGAATTGAACCTGACACGGTGAGAGCTGCTACACCCAAGTCATAAACGTAATCAGGGTCTAGGGAGTATACAGGTGACCACGCAGAGGTTCTGTTCTTATCTTCAGACACAATTCGAAACCTAAACAGATACCCCTCGGTTTCTGCGTTGATAGCTGGGAGCTGGGATGCTGGGAACTTGGCTTTTTTGATTGCCATTATTCTACCCCCAGGCCAAACCTAAACTCTACCAAGTTTGCCGTATTGGCAAATTTTGTAATTGGCGTAGCGTCCAAAGTCTGAATCACGGAGTATCCAGAAAGTCCATATATAGGATTAAAGCTTGTTACGTTCTCAAGCCTGAGGCCGTCAAGAGCGATGTAGAAATCATTTGTGACTACCCCACCCACCTCTGCGGAAGCGTAGACCTTAACTGTCGACACATTCTGCCAGGAAAAGCCTTCACTGGTACTCAGGTCATTTAGCTGAATAGTATAGTTAACATATCTGTCATTTGTAAAGTCATGCTTTTGGGTTGAGGCATCCGAGGAAGAGATGTCATCCACGACAACTTCCATCCTGGCCCAGTCTCCCGATTCTAGTGAAGTGTCTGCAGAGGTGAACTCAACTATAATCTTTACTGAGTCGGGAATGAGAGCTGAGTTAGCCTCTCTGTTGACTACAGAAAATACTAGCCTTAGCTCATCCTCTGGAGAGTTCTTATTGTAGTCTGCAGAAATACCTGTAATGTGTACATGGCTACCGCTGGTTGGTGTCAGGTGTGTTCCATCATAGGTCAAAGTGGAGGAGTTTCCTGCTATAAAAAGAGTACTGTTTAAGTACCTGGGGGTCTCGTTTCTACCTATCCTGGCAGTGTTAGACATTGTCTTATTGTCTGCGTTAGTAAAGAATGCATTAGCAGTTTGTACAATGTTATAAGTTGTTACTTCGTCTCCTAGAGATACCAAAATGTTTGGTATTTGAGAGATGGTTTCTCCTGTGTGCTGTTCCCAACTTTCGTTGCTGCTAAAGGCATAGACCATCCTGGAGTCGTAAGCTCCTGCTGAAGGGTTTGAGCCTGCTGAATAAACTCCAAGCTCGGTGATTTCGTACCTGTCAGAGGTCGGTAGCTCTGCCGTCAAAACTATCTTCGATACTCCATCATCCTGTACGTAACCCCTAGAGATTATGGGAACTCTGAACATCTCAAAGTCTAAGCTTGTCTTTACTGCAAATTCTTCTGAGGGGATTACGTCTGTTTTCAAGAGTGCGTTTGGTCCGCAACCTACTGCAATATACGAGGCATAGGCAGGTGCTTGGCCAATAAGATATTTGGCAAGTATAGTTTTTCCAGTATTAGTAATCATAGTTGTTCCTAGTATATTGTATCATTAAATAGCCTTGTAGATGAAATAACCTGGATCTCTACTTGCTCATCTTGGGAAATATTGTTTAAGTTTATGACGATATCTCCAGTAACATCCTCGAAGTATCCCACCGAGTATTCTTCTGTAGGAAGCTTTTCATCTATGTTAATTGCAAAGTTTTTAAAGAACTCGTCAGAAGAGCCCGATAGGGGAACTAAGGATCGAGGGCTATACTGCAAGGCTATCCTGTTCATGTTTCTTATGGGCTGGTAGGACACATCTTGCCCGTTAAGCATGTCATGCCTACTAAGACTAATTAGCTCTTGCCCACCTATCTCTTCAAAGATTAGGTTTGTCATTAGCTCTATAGTTACTTCTGAACTATCAAGCATTAGGTCTATCGTAGCTGGCTTTAAAAAGTCTTCGCTGGATGTAGCATATGTCTTTGCAATAATCTGGGGAAGTTCTGGTGTTGCTGAAGCCATCTTATCCTACCTCACTTAGGTATAACATCATAGAGGAACTGTCGCCACTATTCTTTGTGTATGATATTGAGTATACTACAAACTGAATAGTTTCTGGCAAGATTCTGTCCGTACCGTCAGAGTCTTTGTAGTATATGTTTACGATATCTCCCAGCTGTATCATAGGGTTAGGGAATATATCTACTCCTACAGCCAATCTCTCCTTAGATACTTTTGACATGACCCATGACATCATTGACCTTGCGTCTTCATTTGTCTGCAAGTAGTTTGCGTCAAGAGTGAACTCTCTTCTTCCATACTTCATTCTGCTATCTTTTATGTTCTTGTATTCTTCTTTTACTAATAGCGGAGACCTGATTTCTGGATCATTGACAAACGAGGTGTCTCTTAGGTCGCTGTGCTTTTGGTAGAACTCGTCTACGGATAATGCAGTCTGGCCTGACTGGGTAAAAGTAACACCCTGGATCCTTAGGTAGTTTCCACTTGTCTCATCTAGGACTAACTGTGTATCTGTAGCGTTAAAGATTAAGAACTCTGCCCCATAGGGGTTTCCTTGGAATCCAGATACCACGTAGCCTCTTAGCTTGTTAAACGTAGGAGATAGTCTGGCGTAGAGAGCTGGGTAAGCTTTATCATACTTTATGTCAAAGTAGGCTGCCTCTCTCATTATGGTCCCGAACTCATCGTAAAAAATGTTGTACTTTGTTCCTGAGCTACTTATCCCAGACAGGTATGTCGACTGAACTAGACCAGAGATAGAATACTTTCTAAAGGCTTCGTTTGAGGTTATTGACTGAGTTCCAAAGGCAGTGGAGATTGGAGCATCAATCTTTGAAGAGGGGTTCTCTCCGTAGTTATTTGACAAAGCAAACACATGCTCAAACATGCACCGTGAGGAACCCCTGACAAACATAGACATGTTCTGATATACAGGAAGGGGATCTTTATCATCTACGGTTGCAATTTGGGTTCCGTTGATGTATAAGTAAAACCTTCTGTAGGAAGCAAAGTCTTCATACTCTACTGCCAGGTCGTATACTGTGGTGTTTTCTTCTGCTAAAATTCTTCCTTGTCCAGTAAACTTGCCGTCATCGACTAGGACACTAGAGAGTCCGTTCCAAAGGTAGTGAGTCTGGAACTGTATCTTATTCCCTGATCCTGACTTTGTGCTTTTGTAAAAAGCTATGTTATAAATGTTTCCAGTGTCATAGTTCTCAATGTTTCTATCTGACAAGGCTGCTAGCTCAAAGTAGTATCCAGTTCCGTATGTTGGCTCTATCAGAACTCCTAGCCCACCTGATCCACCAGATATGGAGGCATCCTGATTTGCTGAGCCACCTGATACTGTATAGTATGGCATGCCTCCTGCTGGGGACTGAGAAGTTGTCTCGCTGTTTTCTATCTTGCCAATAATCCTCATTCGAGTCCCAAAGCTTGTCATTGAAGTTTCTCTTCCTGCAAGAGACTTGTAGACATAAGATACGTGGTTCTTTGACAGTTGGTCAGATGCAAGGCTAGGTCCGTTAAAGACCAAAGCTGAAGCTTGCAGGGTGTCTGGGCTATAGAGAGCTTGGGAGTCAGTGGACTCCATCTCGTAGGTGTTAGACAAAAAGTTTTTGATGGTACTTGACCTATAGGACTTAGAAGCTCTTGACTTAACCTCTAGGATATCTGTAGTTCCAGATGAACCAGTATCAGACACGTTGATCGCAAAGGATGCTAGACCTGTAGCTTGTGCTGCGTCTAGGGCCCTCTTACTGAATGGGTCAGAGACTGTTCCAGAAATTGAAGAAAGTCCTGTCCAGTAATTGTCTATTCCTGCAGAGTGGGAGGTCACCTCTGTTCCGAATTGGCCTCTACCATGTTTAGCCACTTCTCCATTTTTTAAGCTGACTAGCCCCTGGTTAGACTCAAAGTTAGGCTCTGCGTAAATCCGAATTCTTCCTGTTGGATAGATCTTTCCATTAAAAGGTAGCTGGGAGAAATACTCTTTGTAGTCTTGTGTACTTGTTAGCCAAACGTTACTTGCTGAGGTGGCATTGTTACTTGTCACTCTTTGAGGAACGCTGTACTCAACTGCATCAAATCTTATAATTTCTCCGTTAGCGTAGAAGTAACCACTATACCTAGATAGCCAGTAGACAGCTTCTCCAATGTCAATAATGTTATTCCTGACTTCTCCATTAGACACGTAGGGGATTACGTCCGTAACACTTGTATTAAGTGGCATAGCCCCTAGTACGTACCCAGACTGAGTGGAAGAGCTTTCATTAATAGCCTTAGTTGTGTCCTCCGATGGAACTTCCCAGAGCAGCACTGGCTTATAGATCCAGGTCTTATCTTTGTCCATTACGTAGGCTTGCCTTATTGTTCCGTAACTCTTCTGAATATAGTTTACGGAGAAGTTTATGTTCCCGTCGTTAAAGACTTCCATTCCCTGCTGGGCTACGTCAATGATTGACTCTAGGTTTTTTGAGTCATCCTTGCTTCCGTATATAACTGTATCCGAAAGTCTTTCCCCAGATCCTGGAAGCATGTAACCTCTGGAGCAAACTATGAAGTTGTTGTCCTCGTCAAAGTACATTGCTGACTGGGTAGACACCGCCAACTCATTAAGAATTTCGGCTACTGTCTTGTCTGGTGGAACGTAGAAGAAGGGGATTACAGGATCAGACTCTGAATCTAGTCTCTTGAATACGTAATTAGAAAATCCAATCGAGTCTAGCAATACTGATATTGCATAAGAGAGCGATATATCTGGGAGGAATACTTGTGGTGCCTGGAGGGACTCGAAATAGAAAAACTTGTCCCTTAGATTAATAGTTACTTTTCTGTTTGCGTGTTCTATCTGGGGGAATCCATCTGCGTATAGAGTCTTTATCGGAACGTAGTAATCGACCCCATCCACGCCAAAAAAGGCATCAAAGATTGATATGCTGAGGTTGTTTGCAGCATACTTAGAGATAAGACTTTTTTTATTGTTTTTGTCAAAGGCTCTGTCGGGGTCAAAGATTGTTATAGATCCCGTGGAGGCTAGTAGCTGTCCAACTGGCAAACCACTAATACCTAAGTCTGAGGCGTTCTTTTGTATAGACAAAGCTTCTGTATAATCTGAGATATCCGCAACCAGCCTAGGCGATAGCTCGATAAGGTCAAAAGTGGAGTTTAGGTTATTCATGGTCTTGGCCACTACCCGAAGACCGTTGATGTACTTGAACTCTCTGTACTCTGGAAGTCCAGACACGGAGACAAAGCTATCTGCGTTTACGATCTTAGATGTTATGATCTTATAAGAGTCATTCTCATAGTCGGTGAGCCTCCAAGAATAACTTGAAGCAAATGACATGTAATACGTTCCTGTCCATACGTGGTATGTCCCACCGTCAGAAGCGTTATCCCTGACCAGGTATGCGTCTCCGACCCTGTCGGATGGCACTAAAGAAAGAAAGTCGGAAACTTCTCCCACCACGCTAAAACTTTCTACAAAAGCTTCTGGTATGTCTAGGCCGTATCCAATCTCCACATATCCGTCGGAACCGATGATAGGAGACCCATCTCTTCTCCTGTCAGATGATAAGAATGATAGTGCGTTTACCCAGGAGTTATCGGCATCTAAGTACTGGATTTCCCAGTCAACAGGTGTCGTCTGATAGAGCTCTCCGTATAAAGGATCATCTATTGCTCCGTCCTCTGTAGAGAAGGGTCCCAGATCTATGGAACCAATATTCGTCTGCATCTTTACGACAACTCTGTTAGCTGGCACAGGCTCTTTGTATACTACGAAGGGGGCTGCATCACTTATGTAGAACTTACTGCCCTGCTGATCATTAGCAATCCCATACTCTATGCCACCCTCTGTCCTGTATGACGTCCAGTACTTAAACTTGTCTTTCTTATCTGAAGCATAGTACCTTGGTCTCTGAGACATATACATGTTTGCAGAGTGAGTATAGTTGTTATTTACTCCAATGCGAAGCTTGTTTATTCCAGACCTTGGCCTGAACCTTGCAAAGCAGTCATCTAAAGAATATAGAAGTTTTTCTTTTTGCTTTATAGAAAGAAAGGCTGTGGGAATTAACTCTTGACTGCTTAGTGTTTGGTCTAGGTATCCTCCTTGGATTACGACATCCGCATCGGTGGCGTTTGTGTAGTATCCACCAGTGTCATAGGGATCAAAGGAATTAGGGATGTTTGAGAACTTTGTTTCATCCCTTGGACGAAATCTGTAGTTTCCTACCAATTCTATATTATCTGCAAAGTTCATATTCCACTCAGCCAAGATTAGGGTCTGAGACTTTATTGTTGCAGATGTGTTTATGTGAGAACTGAGTTCTGGACTATTATACATTTAGGCCTCTTCCAGAGATACGGACAGATTCCAAAGATCTAAGTTTCCAGCACCCCTCTTTTGGATGCTATAGGTAAAGTCTGAAACGAACATTTCTTTTACCTGAGTGTACCTCTGTATAGCCAGGTCTGAGTACATGTCTGTTCCGTTAAAAACAGTGTCCTTGTAATTGTCGTAAGAGAGCATTACCCAAAAAGATCCTTGGTGATTGTTGTACCAGTGAAGAAGCTCTGCGCCTCCAGCGCCACCGTCAACCGTATACTCCATGTCTGTTTTACCTGGGACTCCAGAACCGCCAAGGTATTCAGTCTTTCCCTCGGTATCGAACTTAGGGTCTAAAGCGTAAGATTTTGAAGGAAGCATGTCCCAAGACAGGGCTAGAGTTATCTTGTCTGCAATATGGTGAGATCGCATTCTTCCGTTAATAGTCCTTTGCCTGTTTTCTATTCTCTCTATAGCAACATCAATAGGTTGCCTGTTGTGGTCAGAGAGGATTATGAACTCGTCATTGCCTTTGATCCAATTATTAGAACCTGGCTCGGAACCCGATGGCAGGTATAACCCGTTTGTCAGAACAGGCTCTGTCTCTGACCAAAGCACAGCTTGAGGTCTTGCATACTTCTGCCTACCAGTAACATAAGCGTTGCTTGCCATTACGACCTACCTCCACGTATTCTTTGAGAGTCTATACTCTTTATTTTTTGCATCACTGCACTAGCAATCTGGTCAGGGTTGGCATCTGACTTAACATTTACGTTCAAGCTATAATTATACACTGAATCAGCTGAGGATGTTCCATTATTCATTGACTTCATCTTATCTACCCCGAAACTCTTTACTGCTGACTTGCGCATTACGAACTCTCCTGGAGTCAGCATTGCTGGAACAGTGTCAGAACCCATAGCAAAGCCTCCGCTAGCAAAGTACTTGGGAACCAGGCCTCCCATAGAATATCCTCTGACCACTCCACCCATGGCGTATCCTCTGCCACCCATAGTATTTTGATCTCCAGTCAAGCCTCTAACTTTTTTAATTCTTTCAATGTTTATGCTCTCGAGCCTTTTCCCCATGGCTGCATCTTCAAAGTTGCCACTACGGACTCTGTCTCTAGTAATCTGAATTAGCCTGTTAAGCTCTGCTGTCTCAGAGTCGTTGGAGTTGCCCTTGTCTACGGGACCCATACCTAAGTCTACTTTACCTCCAGTTAGTCCTGGAAGAAGAGCCAAAGCTTTCTTTATTGCATCCATGTAAGACTCTGCTTCAACTCGAGCTAGGTTAGTTGCGTTCTCAATGTCTCCCCACTGCGTTTCTGTTCTACCCAGATAGGTCAGAGTGTCAAACTGTGCGTCTCTTGCTTTTTCCGCTATGTTTAGAGACCTCTGGGCTGGGACCAAGGTATCGTGCTCAATTCTTTCAATCTCTTGCTTCCAGCCAGCAATCTGCTTCTCCAGCTCAACCCTCGTTTGGCCACTGGTCGAAGTTATGGAAGCTAACTCTCTTTCCTTAGCTGTGTCAATGTTTGCCTTCATCGTGTCAGCTTGGTCTGAAGCTGCCTGGGACCTGGCTTCCTGTACCGCCTGTGCTGCAGCAGCTATGTCACCACGAGACAGTGCGTCAGCTACGTTTAGAGACGCCTTCTCTTGTGACTGAATGAGCTTGTTTACGTTCTGAATTGCCTCCAGAGACTTAATTCTTGCTTCGTATTTTTCGTTGATAGCATCTTCAGACCTTTCTATTCCAGACAACTGGTATTCGTTTTCGCTTACTTTGTCTGTATAGGATTCGATAGCCTCTTCTGCTTCTTTTATTATTTTACCTGCAGCGTCGAACCGAGGTCGGAACTGAATATCTATGGCTGCTTTCTTTGTTGCGAACCATTCTGAGATATTAGAAAAGGCTTCGCTTACAGCTGCTGCCTGACCTTCAGGAGTCGTAAGAGTTACCTGAATCTCAAGAGACTTCATCATTTCAATTTGCTTTAGGTAGTTTTTCAGTGCTGCAGCATCCAGCTTTCCATCTTTAAGATCTGCAATGAAAGCCTTTGCTAAGTCTGCATTTCCAAGAATGTCGACTATGTCCTGTGCCTCAACCCCCATCTTACTAAGAATCGGAACTATCTTTAAGAACTGAGATTGCATCTGAATCTGTTCTGACCTGCCACCAAGGAGTTCTCTCAAAGCATTCTTCTTGCTTACTACGTCAATCTCTTTTACAAGAGACAAGATCTCCTTATACTTCTTACTTCCTACTTTTGTAGTAGCTAGAGCAAGAGCTAAGGTTGAGTCAGACGCTGCATCAGAAGCTGCAGAAATATCCATACCAGCTTTACGTAGTAGTCCGTAAGCTTTTAGGTTATTCTTTATCTGAGCTCTTTCTTCTTTTAGTGACTCAATGGCTAGCTGGTAGGGGCTCTTATCTCCTGAGCCTGAGGTTCGGTCAAAGGAAGGCAACTCTTGGGCTGCCAGCTCTGCAAACAAAGCCATAACGTCCTCCACAGCGGTTGTATCTCCCATGTTGTTGTTTAAGCGATTAACCTCATCTGCAGCAATTGCTGAGGTTAGAGCTACTAGCATGTTACCGTTTGATACCATCTCTAAAGCTTCTGTTTGGTCTTTGCCTGCGAGAACCAAGGCTTCAAAAGCTGCTTTCTTCTCTTTAGCTGCTATGACTTCTGCTTCAAGGTCGGCTAGGTCAGCTGCTGCTTGATCGGTAATGATTTTATCTTCGGTAGCTTTTCTGCCCTTAATTGTAAGCTCTATGTTCTTCTCTATGATCTTGTTTAGCTCTCTTTGAGCCAAGGCTTGCTCTTTTTTGTCTTCGGAGTTCTTAGGTCTTTTATTGAATGTCTCCAGGAACGAGGCGTCGATGTCAATCCCCATGGCTACTGCTTTAAGAACTGAGAGAGCTCCAGCTAAGTTTTCAACGTTAACAAAGGCTTCTGGATCTAGGTTCAACTGCTCAGCTAGGTTAGGCAGCAATAGTTTTTGCATTTCTTCTTCTAGACTAGTCAAAGGCCTTAGCAACTTTGTCACACTAGTGGAGAAGTCTAGACTTGACATCGCTGAGTTCTCAAACTCAGTCCTTAGAGACCCCAGGTCAGAGGCCGTGGATATAACATCTTGAGTTAGCTGCTGTCCAAATTCCTCAAATACCTGTCTTGCTTTTTGAACATCTGTGGGGTTCGGAGTGTTTCGCACTAAGGCACTGTCGAAAGCGCTATTAGCGGATTCAGAAACTTCGAGTCTGTCTTTTGTTAAGTCGGGGATTGTAACTGGAATCTTAGAAAAATCTAGACCTAAGTTTCCCTTCTCTGCTGCGATGGCTATTGACTGTAGAATTATTCCTGCGGACTCTTCGTCTACCCCTCCAGAGGCTAAGGCAAAAGCTAAAGACCTCATTATTGACTTAGCCTGAGCATTAGAAGCGGATTCAAGTCCAGCAATCTCATCTCCAAACTGAGCCTTTAGCTCTTCACTCTTTGACAACTCGTCAATCTGCTTCTTCTGGTCTGCATTCTTTCCGTTTGTCCTGCCACCTAACGAACCAGGGGAGCTAGTGTTTATGTCTTTTCCAAAAAGCGTACCCAGAGCTTGTAGCTTTTCTGCGCTAAAGTTTGAAGCTTTCCCTAGATTCTCTACCCTCTTTGCTGCTTCATCAGATTTTTTCTTAAAGTGCAGGAACACAGCGATAAGTCCTGCCACAGCTAGACCAGCTGCGACAAAAGCCATTTTCATAGGACCTCCAACGAAAGCGCTGATTCCTGCAAGCCCCTTCTTCAATCCCCCTCCACCTGCGGCAGCGACCGTGGCTGCAGCTTCTGAGGCTGCTCTTTTTCTGTTGGCTACGGAAAGCAAGAAACTTTCTTTTGTAAGCATCTGAGTTATCTGGATTAAGGCAAAGAAGACTCCTGACAACTGGAAGACCTTCTGAGATACCTCTCCAAGCTTTCCACCTGCCATCATTCCTGCACCTGCAAGAGAGGTAAGAGCAAACATTCCTCCGCTTAGGGCCCCTGACATCTTCTGAAGTCTTGCAGTGCTGTTTTTTGTAGCTGCGCTTTGGGCTTGGGTCGCTATAACGGATTGCCTTTGTGCAACCGCAGCTCTCGCTGCATCTCCAGACGTGTTTTGCTGAGGAGTTGAGGACCTTCTTTTGCCTGCTGGCTTCTGACTTGCAGCATCTATGATTCCAGACTGCCTCTGCTGGCCAGCACTTGAGGATCTCCTAGACCCAGACTTTACTCCCTGGTTGTAAGCTTTAGCGTCATCGGATCCATCTTTGGCAGCGAGCCTGTGTGGGCTCTTCCGATCTCTGTTCTGCATATACTGGTCTTGAGACTTGTTGCTTTGGACTCCCTTGTTATAGGCTTTTGTGTCTTCAGCTCCCTTTTTGATAAGGGCAGACTGGCTATTTGCTGGTGAAGACATCTGCTTATATCCTGTGTAGGACCTTTGTCCAGCTAGAGCTGTCGTTGAGCTACTTACCCTAGAAGCAGCTGTGATCTCTCTTTTCTCCTGAGCAGATCTAGCAGCGTGAGCCCTATCAGCATCAGCCTTGTGCAGTTTGCCTTGAACTGCTCCATTTGAATCAACGAGAGTGACACCATTACCTCGAAGAGAAGTTTTTCCAGACCTAATGTTTTCCGCATTCATCTTTGATGATATTGCTGACCTAGTAGCTACTTGGGCTTTTTGTCTTTCTCTTAGAGCACTGCCTGCAGTTCCCGTATTCCCTGACTTAGACTCTGCTTTTCTGATTACGATGTCTGCAGCTTTTGCTAGCTCGGCGTCAGATACTAAACCGTCTACAGAGAGCTCGTGGGCTAACTTTCCTATTTCGTCATCAAGCTGTTGCATGGTAGCTACCATATCCGAAGACATAGATTCCCTGGGTCCTAGGGCTCCCGTCTGTCGCATGCCAGCTTCTCCTGCAGCGGTCAGGCCACCTTTTCTTGAAGAATACTCTTTTAAGAACTGATCCTTATTCTGCCCAGTCCTAAGTGCTATGTTTTGCTCTCTGGACATTTCTCTGGTTAGACCAGAAAGACCCATAGATCCGTCTGCATTTTTTGTAGGCAGGGTAAGGTGAGCTCTCTGTACCTCGCTTGGGCCACCTTTTGGAGACAGGCCTCTGGCTCTGACCTCTGCTTTAAGGGCTGCTGCGGTTAATTTTGATTGGGCCTCTAGCTTATCCATAACAGAGGTCAGGGAGTCAAGGGATGTCCCTGCATCGGCGAGACCTTGTATTCTGGACTGCATGGCTCCTGAACTTCTTCCATCTGGGACACCATACTCTTTGCCTCCGACGTTGACCTTACCTCCGAGAATTCCGCCTTTAGCAAATCCTGGGATTCCTCCTGAAATAAGCTTAGCAAAAAATCCTGGATTCTTGCTTACTACCTTGGCTGGTATGATAGCTTCTCCATTAGAGACCTGCGCCAAGATAGAGTCTGAAGTCCCTGTTCCCTCACCTGAGATTATTCCACCAGAAGCGTATCCTTTGACCGCACCTTTTCCGATGGATGTTGGCATGGGACGAACTGCTGTTAGCCTTGATGCAGCGAGAGCTGCTTTTTCGTATGCTGCTGTCAATAGGGATACAGCTGTAGTCTCGGATGTGAACTGCTGAGTTAGCCTCATGTGTGACTGCTCAAGAGATGCTGATGCTGCGTTGGCTATCAGTTGCTCCTGTGTCAGGTACTGAGTTTGGCTTCCCAGTACGCTGGTGTCCTGAGCTGTTCTTAGGAACATAGTTCTTAGAGCTGCAAAACCTTTAAGAATGTTTGCTGCGCCGTTAGCAAGAAGACCAAACGTCATCAGAGCTACGGGTGCTATTAGTCCCAGGACAGCTGTTAAGATTACGACAAAGTTCTTTGCTCCGTCACCCATCTTATCGAATTGGCTAAGAAGTTTAGTAGCAAACTGAATAATAGGTGTGGCTGCTTTGATGAATTGCTCTCCAATAGGAGCAATTGCAATCCTCAAGTCCTCAAAAGCCTTCTTGAATGCGAAGGTGGTTGACTCTGAAACAGCTCCAAGCTCTTTGGAAGATAGGTTTGCAAGCTCTTGAGTTGAAGCTCTAGTTAAATCTAGAACCCTTGCTGCCTGGCTACCCTCTTTTGTTATGTTCTGGAATAGGGTTGAGATTCTTGCGAACTGAAACTTTCCAAAAAGTTCTTCAATAGCTCTCGATCTTTGCAAAGGCTGCAATTCATCTAGCGCAAAAGCAAGCTCTGTTACGGTTGTCTTTATGTCTCCTGCGTTGCCCTCAACAATACCATTAATGTTAATTCCCAGACCCTTCATCATTTCTGATGCTTTCATGGTTGGGTTAATTATTCTGGCAAGACCCGACTTTAGAGCGTTAGCTCCTTCTGAGGCATTGATGCCACCCTCTTTCATGGCGGTCAAGAAGTAGGCTAGGTCTTCTACGCTTCCACCAAGCTGTTGGATAACTGGACCAGCTTTTGGAATAGCTATGGTTAAGTCTTCAATGGCCGTCACTGTCTGGTTCTCTACAGCGTTAAGAAAGTCTATCTTTCCTGCTAAGTCTTCTGCCGAGATTCCGAAAGCGTTTGTTACAGAGATCGTAGCCTCTAGGGCTTTTGCTTGATCCACAGATCCCAGCACGGACAGCCTTGTAGCTTCTGATACTTGGGCCATTAGGTCTGCCCCTGTCTTACCCATGGCAGCTACGTCTGAGGCTAGTGCCAGGGTTGATTCTAGGGATACTCCATACTGGGTAAACTCTGAGGCCAACTCTTTAAGCTGGTCAATCATGGCGTTGGCTTCTTCTGGTGGGGTGAAGAGCTCTCCGTATACACGCCTAAATCTAATAGCTTCTTCTTCGACCTTCATGAATGTTTTACCAGCCATGGATCCGAAGATTGCTAGAGGAATAGTAAAACCAACCATAAGCTGTCTACCAGCCCACTGAGTATTCTTTCCGAAGTTCAGTAGGTTGGTAGACCCCTGCCTAAGCAGTTGGTTAAAGATTTGTTGCTTCTGGGCTGCTATAGCTGTTTTAGTGGCGAGATTGTTCATGTCCAGACTCAAAGGTCTGACTGCTATAGATTGTAGTGCCCCATTAGCGTCTCGACCCATGGCAATGTATTGGGTCTGCAGGGTTTTTACACGTTCTCGTGCTACCTTGTTTATGGTGTTAAACTCACTAATGAATTTACGACCAAAGGTTTTAGATGCCCCACCAGCGTATCTAAAGTACTGCCCCATAGACAGCTTGTTTTTCTCAAGAGCATTCGTGAAGTTCTCTGTGGTGGAATGCACTCTTTGCATACTGGCATTAAACTTACCAGATGAGTTTATGTCGGATATTAAGTTACGTTGTAGGTTCTGTTGGCTAGCAGTGTTGACTGCCGACCCCTTTGCAAGCTGCCGATGAAAGGTTGATATTTGAGACTGAAGTTGCTTAATCGATGCAAGAGCTGCCGTTGTATCTATGTTTACGCCGAATTTAGCTTCGAAATCAGCCATTCACTAGCACCTCGTGTTAATTATTATGTTGCAAGAACATTGGCATCATCTAGGACTATGCCTGATGCTGCTTCTACCACCTTGTAAACAGTTGGAAGATCTAGGTTCTCTTCAAGAGCCTTTAGATCATCCGCAATTTCTGGCTTGTACTGACGCATTGCAATCTGCACACACTCCATAAGAATGTCCATTGACTTGTCATTGTCTGTAGCAACCTCAGAAATTTCTCCAAACTTCTTCAAAAATGAGCGTAGCAGTGAAACCTTTAGGGGACGAACGGTTAGCTTAGTTCCATCCATTAGTTCGATCTCGGTTTGCCCGATAGTTGTTGTAGCCATTTGTGTTTACCTCTCCATAGACCTTTATTAGTCTACACAATTATAGCATAGTTAGGGGACGGATTATCCGATCTTCTCATACGACAGGCCCATACCTATACCGAAACCAGCCTTTGCAGCGTTGTTTCCCTGTAAGGCTATAATATCGTCAGGGTCTGAGGTCTTTCCACGTGAGAATACTCTGGCCTTCATCTCTTCCCATGCGTTAGCCTCTTTCTTACCCGTCTGCTCATCCAGGTCAACACCCTGCATAGCTGCCAAGAACTTCTTCTCTGCGTAGTCAAGCTCTCTCTTCATCTCTATGGTCTTACTTAGTTCTGGCAAGGAAATAGAACTCTCCAACTCCGCATAGTCTTTCCAAATTCCCAGAAGAAAAGCTTCTGCCTCTAGACTGGCAAGGTCAAAAGTTTCCCAGCTTGCTTCTGACTCTTTAGCCTGATCAGATATTGGCTCAGGCTTTTCTGTACTCAGACTGATGTCTGCTGCGTAATTGAGTATTTCGTAAAGAGTTTGAACATCAAAGTTGTCCTCGACTTCTTCGGATGTCTTTATTGAGGGGCAGTACTGTCTCATAGATATTCTTATGCACTCTATGAGATGCTTAAGAGCTACATCATCGTTAGCCCCCTTAGAAGTCCTTACCTCTGCGAACTCAACCATGAAGTCACGGAGAAACTTTATTTTAAGTGGGGTTACGTAAATCTCTACCCCGTCTACTGTGTAGACGTATCCTGAATTATATACTCTAGTTGCCATGCTTCTATTATAGCAAAAGAAAACCCCCTAGCATTACACTAGGGGGAAATCTAACTAATCTTTTGGTCTGCTTACGCAGGCATTTCTAGTGTGCGGTCAACGATCTTTCCGTATGATGCAGCGTTGTTTGGTAGCAAGCGGAAGCTTACCTCAAACATTGTTGCTTCGTCACGCTTAGCTGATACTGTAACGCTCTCGATTGAGAGTGCACGGTATGCAACATAGACTCGCTCAATTGCTGAACCAGCAGCACAGTCTCCTGTACCTGGACCAACAGCAACCAAACCACGCTCTACTGGACACTCACCGATGTCACCTGCGGACAGGTTTAGGGTGCTTAGTGTGGAAGATGTTCCACCTGTGCCGACTACGTCGACTAGGTCGTCATCCTGTCCAGCTACTGCAAACAGTAGGTTCTCTAGTGTTGCCTCTGCAAACGATGTATTCAGGTTAACCTGCATACCCTGCTTGTAAAGTTTTGCAACGTCTAGTACCTGGTCAACGCTTACTTCTCCGAAGTCTGGCTGGAACTGTAGCTCCAGTCCGTTGCTGGTGTAACCAACATTTCGGAAGTCAGCATCTGCCTCAAGCGTATCCTTTAGGGATTCGTTATCAACGTAGGCTGGCATGGCTGCGTCATTCAACTCGCCAAGTTCGTATGTAAATAGAGCTGCTGCACCAACAATGATGTTTGCACTCGTACCACGTGTATATGCCATATTTCTTTCACCTCTTTTTCTTAATAGATAGAAAGGGCGTTTGTTTCCTCAATTACAATTATACCAGAGGTTTATGAAGAACTACTCTTATGCCAGTCATAGTCAATAATTATTTTATTACCTGCAAAGGTTCTGGCTGTGCCAAAATCAACAATGTCTCTGCTCTCTTCAAGCTGGTAAATTTTTATCTTGTGAAAGAATGGAAGGGGGAGTGGGGTTCCTGAATCATCGACTAGAGGTGATGCTGAAGACTGCTTTGCTTTTATCCAAGCATTAAGATCTTGAGCAGACTCATCCTCATTGTCTAGAAGGTCTTGAACCTTTTGAGCTAGCTCGATCATGAACGGAATGGGATTTTCTCCAGTTGCATAGAAGTAATAAAGCAGCTGCTCTGACTTGATGTGTGGGAATGGGGACCTTCTCATTTTCATCATTCTATCGTAGACTGCGAACTGCCCACCACCATTTGGGAAGCTTGCTGTCAAGTCTTCTATAGCTGTAGGACTGGTGGGGAAGAAGGGCAGGTTAGTGTCACCCGTAAACCCGTTGAGGGGATTCTCAGAAAAGTAATCCGTAATCTTTTCTTTCATGTATCCATTAATAAAAGCTGGTGGATAAAAAATTGTCATTATAGAGCTCCCTTTGATACGTTAACGATCCAGCGATAGCCTGTCTCAATACCTTTTGGCTTACCTAGACTCTTGCCCGATCTCATGTTATTCTTAAACATGGTGCCATTGCTAAAGTGTTTTGCTATACCACTATTATACAGGAATGCTTGAGTAAAGTATTGTCTCATAAACATGTCTAGCGTTCTTTCCAAAGATCCTTGGACTTCTACTCCACCTGGATTTTCTACTCTGATTTCTTTTTTTGTAAACACAGTCTCTCCATCCACGTCAAAAACTAGAACTTGAGATGAAACGGGCCTTATGGTAACAGGAATACCCTCTTCCATGATTCTCGCCTTGTCATAAAATGGTACTTTCGATCCAGCTTTTACTGATGAAGACTGGCTAAGTGATGACTTAAAAGAGAGTCCCAAGTTACTAACTGTATAGTTTATATCAAAGAGTCTGGCTTCTGGGCTGCCGTTCTTGTACCACTCATATACGTGGTGAAGAGACTCTGGATTTATCCTAGCACTTGAGTCCACGAACTCTTTCATTATCTCTGTGGCGTTCTCTCCTAGGTTCCTCAGGAACATGGTCTTTCCCTTTTGGGCACCCTCGAGAAAGCCTATGGAGTAGTCTATGATGTTATTCATCTCTCTGGCAAACTTTGCCGTGTTATACGAGACTTTCATTTAAATATCTACTGACTGGTTCTCAGATCTTTTAAGCATAACCTTGTAATACTCTACGTTGCCGAAAGGTCCTAGGAATGGCTCTTGACCAGCTACCTCAAATATGGTTGACTTCCCTATCCTAATGCCTGCTGTCTCGATATAGATCTGATTCCCATTCTTGTCACAAAAATTACTAACTACGATGTTTGTTATTGAAGTCTTTGCAAGCTTACTGGAGACTCTCAGGTCTGTCTTCGTTCTTCCCACGAGGGTAACTTCTTGGGTGATGTTTACGTTTGGCTTGACATCCTCGCTCATGGCAGATCCCTGGCTGTTCATGCTCACAGCAACTATCCTGTCGGCTATCCACTGTTTCTTAATGTTTCCGTAGGCCCCCTGCTCAACTAAGGGGTAGAAAACTGTTGCCAATGTGGGGTACAAGAAATCTGGGGTCTCATTTACGGACATGCTACAGGACCCCTAGTCTAGTGATAGACTTGTAATACTTTGAAAGTATTTTATCTACCATTATGTTTCCTGTTCCTTCGAATACTCGGTTATCAAACTTTATCTTAAACTGGTCAGTGCTGTAATCTGATATGTACCTTTTGTAATAGTCCAACTTGCCACACGAAATATCCTCTACTAAAAGCTCGGTGGCTTTTACGATGTCTGATGGTACGTTTTTGTATCCTGCTGCCAAGATAACCTTATAGTCTGAATTCTTAACAAAGCCACTGTTGTAATATGTCATGTGGTTGGAGTCTGTAGCTGCTAGTGGGATCATGATTACCGCACTTTCTAAACGATTTACGCTTCCAGCGTCATAAGTAGTTTCTATGACCGATGTCTTATCTGCAGAGATTGCAAATGCTCTGGAGTATGAGGAGGGGGCAGAGGCATCAAAGATAAGAACGTTGTTCTCGTACACCTGCAAAACTTTTCTTGACTCTACCCATATAGGCAAGTAGTCTGAACCCATTCCTATCATCTCTAGAACATGCTTTTTGTAATAGAATCCTTCTTTTATGATCGAGTCAATTATTGCTCTTGCGATCTCTTCGTTACCTGCATACTCTGCGATTGCTGATGCGGTGTCGGCTTTAGTCTTGGGGTTTACGTATGGTCTTGTAACTTCTACTTGGTGCTCTTCTTCATCTATCTGTAACAAAAACTCTGAGTCATAGTCTGAAGGTAGCGGAATAGCAACTTTTGAATTTGCTGATGCTACTACTGTGACTGTTGATAAAGAGGAGTCCACCATATTAATAATAGACACCTCGTAGGAATCTCCTGCGACAGAGACATCTATCGATGCACTAATGGTGTTATATGGTGGAACCCTCAATATCTCCATGAGGTTAGCCTAGTTCCCTAGAAACCTCTTCTGGAGTAGCAAGTCTAACGTGAGACAGCTTACCGATCCATAGATCTGCAGTCTCAGGGTCTAAGATGTTGTAACCCTTGTTGATCTTTCCAACACCTTCCCAGCGGACATTACGACCAGAGTAGATAGCTACTGTCTTGTCTGTAATGTTCTTTACCTGGTTGGTAACCTTGGCTTTTGGCTTTGACGGAACGTCGGTTCCAATTACTCCGTCAGCTACTGAAGTCATAGCTTTCTTTTTTGAGCCCTTATCTGACTTATAAGTAGGAGTACTGATTACTGACTCTTCCTCTACAGCTTCTGAAACAGAAGCCTCAATTCCTAGCTCTTCTGCGAACAGTTCAGCTTCTGACTCTTTTTGAGCCTCTTCTGCCTCTTCTGCCACTGGACGTTCCCATTCTGTACCGTCCTGAACTAGACCGTCTCCGTCGCCGTCACGGGCGTGTTCTTTGAAATCTGACATTTGATTCTCCTTTGCTTTCTATATGATAATTATATCACTGAATTAAGTAAAAAAAGAGGGCCAGGGCGAGATGCCCCAGCCCCCCTTAAGGTTATTTAGTTATAGATTATGCATCTGCTGCAGCGTCAGCCCAAGCAATTGCGTCCTCTTCTTCCCACTGAATACCGAAACGTACGAATACGGTGTACTCAATGGTGTCCTTCTTAGCCTTGTACTCACGGTTTACAGTGATGTCTCTCTGGAAACCCCAAACACGGTTCTGTGGGAAGGTTAGATCAACGAAGCCAGCTGGGTAGTAAGGTACTTCTTGTACCTGCACACCAAGAACACGGGTAGAGCGAGCTCCACCGAATGTCTGGTCTGCGCCGTCTAGGTAACGGTCACGTCCCGATGGAGTACCAGCAGCGCCTGGGTGAGATCCGAAGGCCTCAGCAATAGCGTCTGCAAGTGTTCCGTTGTTCTTAACGATACCCTGGAATGCGTCTGTACCTGCATAGAACTTTAGGTTGTTCTTGATAGCACGGTACTTACGTGGCATAGCCAGGATAAGGTTCTGCATGACCTCTGGGGTCCATGAGTTGTTCTCTACAGTAACTATTGACTCGTGTGCTCCACCAGTCTTAGACCTGTTTACGAACCCGTCCATGATTGACAAGAAGTCACCAGTAGTACCGTCGCCGTTGATGGCTAGGTCCTCGATGTCATTTGCAAAAGCACCTGTCATTAGACGTACTAGGTGATCCTCTAGGGCTGCGCCCTCGACTCCATCCTCTAGTGATTCAGCAGAGACTTCCCAGTCCAAACGAATCTTCTTTGTGGTTAGCTCTACCTTTGTAAAGGTAGCGCCTGTGTTGTTGTAGTCGCCAGTTGCCTGTGCTGCTGCACGGATAACACGCTCTCCAACATTAACCTTTTCTAGCTCCATGGTGTTCGCTCGCATTGTAACACGACGACCATCCTTGGCGAGAACTGTTGCATCCCATACGTAGTCAATAAAACGACGTGCCTGTTCAGGGCGTAGGATACCACTACCAGCATCACCAGAAGGGTTGACGGCATTACCACCGCTTGTTACTCCCATGTTTGCAGTTGGAATATTTCCTAGAGTTGAAGCTCCAGGAGTAGTTACTCCACCAATACCTCCAGAAGCAAAAGCACCTTCTCCGTTATATAGTCCTGAGTCGTCGCCAGCTGTGTCTGGGTTGTTCTTGATAATTTCTTCCGACATATTGTCACCTCCTAAGTGATTGTTTAGTTTATTCATTTAAATAAATCGGCAGTTTTGAGGAAACGACCGCCCCATAGGGATTGCTCAGATTTTTCCATCTGAGTTTCCTGTACAATCTCGCCGAGATCGCCAGATTTGCGGAAAGCGGTGTCAGACTCAACTGCGTCTACCCTCTTCCCAAGCTCATTAAAACCAACTTCTGCATCCTCAAGTTTTGCAGTTGCTAGGCCTAGTGATTTCTTCAGATCAGCAATCTCCTCATTTAGAGATTTTACGACTGCTGTCAGATCGCTAAAGGCTGATGTAACTGTAGAAGTTAGCTCTGCTATCCCACTTGATACATCATCTGATTTTGATACCTCTTCAGTTACTTCAACAGTGGCTTCTGGAGAATCTGACTTTGCAGTCTTGATTTCTTCTTCTTCCTCATCCATAGTTTCAGACTTCTTCTTTTCTTCCTCATCATCTGAGTAAGACTTTTCTTCGTCTTCTTCCATGTTCTCTGTCTTTGCAACCTCTGGTGTGTCTGCTTTTGCTACATCTTCTGTAGCTACTGCTTCTACTAGGGCATCTGCCTCTGGAGCGACCTCATCTGACTTTGTTACGGCAGCTTCTGCTACCTCATTCATTTTGTCAGTCATAGGACTTACCTCCTTTGTCATCTTAGAAAGATTAATGCCTTTAGCACTATCAACTAAGAACTTCATCATTTCTGTTTTTTCGTTATCATTCTTTTCAACGAAACCTATGTTCTTCATTTCAGAACCATCAATAGGGGTTTGAGCTGTCTCTTCTGTTGAGAGAACAACGAGTCCAGACTCTTCATCGTAGAAGACATTTTCTATCTCGATGTCTACAAAATCGCCTTTAAGAACGTCAGCTCCGTCTACTTTTTCAACGGACAGAATGTTTGCAAACTGGTTTGCTGGGGTATCTACCAAGGAGAGCTCTACTAAGTCGTACTCTTTAATAATACGAATAGGCTTGTCCATCTTTGCATCATAAGCGTCGTCCCACTTGTTCATTCTCCCACCAATGGAAAAACCAGAAAGGGTTCCGTCTAGAACCTTTTCCCAAGTGTCTTGTGCACCCTTAGATACGTAAGCAGAAACGTAAACTCCAGAAAAGAACTTGTTGCTTTCTGGGTCAAAGTATTTGTCTTCTTTAAAAGCTACCATCTTGCCAACTGCTAGTGGCTGGTGCATCTCTCTAATATTCCCACGAAATCTTTTAAATGCGTCGAGGCTGGCATCGGCAGTGACTATGTCATCTTGCTTGTCTACGTTGTCTAAAGTGGCAAACCCAGACACAATTCTACGCTCTTTATCAACCTTGGAAAAGGGCATTGAAAGTCGCAGCTTATCGCCGTCTGAATCCCACTGTGCTTTTAAAATAGTCATACTACTATATTATAGACCCTTTTTGCTAAATTGTTACGTTTTTGTAATATTAGCAAAAACTAGTTACTGGCCCTACCCTCTCCTTGTGCATTCCTACCATCTATTGTACCAGATGAATCTGCCTGGTTATTAGATCTTTCACTATCTCTTTCACGGTTTTGTGCAAGGTTGGCTCTTGCGTCGGTTGCTTGGCGAGGAGATAAGTCAAACATTTTATCTCCATCTGGTCGTTGTGGCAATCCTAAGGCCTCTCTTGCTTCGTTAGGAGTCATGACCTGAGTCTTTACATATGTCTCTAGAATCTGTGACTGAGCAATTTCATCCGTCAGAGTTAGTTCGTTAAAAGCTAATTCTAAGATGTCTGTCTTTTCACGAACAATCCTGTTGAGCATTTTTTCTAGATTTGTCTGTGCTGGTCTGGCTACCTGCTCTTTAAACGTACGGTCTTGAGCGAGAGCTGCTGCAATGCTTGCTCCGTCTCCTCCTCCAATCTTAGAAAGAGGTACCTGGTGGGCTACAAGGATATCGTCACGATTTCGCATTCGGTACTCATTGAATGAGGCTTCCTGGACACCGTTCTCTATGGGTTCCATTTTAAACTCTACCTTGCTATTCTCTGTATCTCCTGGTAGAGGAATGTACAGTGTTCTGTGGGACTGACCTTTTAGGCTAGTCTGTAAGAATCTGAATAGCTTATCTTCGGCATCGCTTGAAAGCTTTGCACCCTTAAGAGTAACAATGTATCTTGGAGTTGCTTTGTTAGCAAAGTAATCAATGTTGTACTGACTTGCAAGTTGATCTCCGTGTAAGGAAGATATGGCAGACATTATGTCTGGAATACCGTAAAACGTATTAAGAGGCGAGTACTCTTTGTAATGAAGAATTTCATTGGGCCTTGGGTCAGTGGTTATAGGGTTCTTGTTCTTTGCCCCAAAGTTTCTGAAGTACACAATCTTTTGACCAATAATCTGTACGTAACCATCACGGAGTCTACGTACTCTCATGGTCGTAGCTGGGATGTGTCCCACATAACCAATGTCTCCGTTTGTTTTACGACCTACTTCTAGGTAGCCATTTCCAGTTGCTTGCACATCTGTATAGAACTTCATGAGTGTGTGAGTCATTGAGTCTTGATCGTTTAGGTTCTCTAGCCAATCTCTAAGCTCAACCTTTACTCTCTGAATTCTCTTCCTAGCTCTTGCTGTGGCCTCTTTGTCGTTGTTCATCTCAAGCTTCAGCATTGTTCTCTGGTTTGTCTCAAAATCATAACCCAGGCCCACAATGTTTTCGACCTTTGCGTCAATAGCTGCGTGGTTCGCAAACGAGGTATCATAGTAGTTCGCTAGCTCGTAAAGATTCCATGGTGGTGTGATTACGTCAAAGAGTCCGTAGCCATTATTGTATACACTTCCAGGATTAATCTCTTTTGAGGCTGCGCCTTCACCTGTAGGAATTGCTCTTGCTGTTGCGAGATAGTTGTCTGTAGGTGGTGCAATTTTGGAGATTCTGCTAGTTCTACGCTTAAAATTTGGCTCGATGTTGACCAAGCCCTTAAGCATGTCCCAGCTTTTGTTAAACGGGTCTTGCTTTTTAAATAAGTCTTCGGACTTTTGTTCTTGATCTAAGTTTGCCTGAATAAATGGAACTTCGTAGTCAGTCATTATTCCTCATCTCCATAAAGAGATATGGTGTCTTTGGCTGCTTGGACAGCTCCTAAGTCATTAAGGTTTGGAAGGAGTCCTTGCTTCATTCGATCTACCTGCTCAGAATACTCTTCTTCTGAAACTCGGCCAGCACCTGCTATAAACTCGTAAGATCCATCACCATGGCCTAGGGCTGTCGCTTCGTTTGTTAGCTTCTGAAGCTGAAGAACGTCACCTTTGTGTGAAGGAATGTTTAAAACACTTCCGTGGCCGTCTGTATAAGGCTTCCCGTTTGCTTTCTTCCAAAAATAAATACCCCAGGGGTAGTCCTTGTTTAAGACTGTAATCTTTGATTTACCAATTTGCCCGTTATTATTCTCTTCCATGTACAATAGTATACCACATTATACGGGAGTGGCAACAGATGTGGTCCACTTGATGTCAGCATAAGCTGAATACTCGTAATTTCCTATAGATATTGATTGATTGTCGTCAACGATTATCTTATTTGTCCCTATGTAAGTCCTATATATATCGTCAGGAGTTATTCCATAGATATTTGTAGAGGACTTTACTAGAACCCCATTCCAAATATATGTATTGCTCCAGAACTTCCAGCCAAGTCCTGATATGTCTGCTGGGTTAGTGGCGACCTCAGACCATTGCCTAAAGTCTTGCTCCTGAATTTCCTGTAGGTTTGTAGACTGATACTGCGAAACATTATTAACCATTAGAGGACCAGTAATTCTGATACCCCCAGAGTATGAGTCAAAATTGAGAACTGTCGAGAATGTTACTCCTAGCATGTTCCATTGGTCTAGATTGATCACAGGTTGACGGACAAGCTTTCCATTAAGATAAAAAGCGACACCGTCGTTTACTGCGCCTGTTGCTGCATTGACGGCATACAGCTTTGCCCTCTTTCCTGAAGTTCCAACCTTGGCTAAGTAAAACTTAATATATGAGTTCTTTGCTTCAACCTCAAATACTCTGACCTTGTCGGGGAAAGATTCTTCGTCAAACCTCATTGCCATTTGCATAGATACCACCCTATACTTTTCTGATAGGTTTAAGTTAACTGGTATTGAAAGCCCTCTGTCTGTGACCCTCTCTTGCTCTCCCACCTTTTTGATTCCGCTGTCTGACGTCAAGTAAAGATAAGGAGAGCCCCTCTTGTATATCTTGTATGGGTTCCTAGTCTTATAGTCGTAGTAAAGGTTGTATTTTCTGTAGGGAAACACAGGGAGACCAAACCGAGTACCAATAGGGTTTGAGGTGTCTCCATTAAAAGCCTGAGATGCATACTCTAGGCTTTTTATCTTTATCTTATCTAAACTGATGCCCTGGGAAACTATCTCTAAGCTTGTCACCAAAGCTATGTCTAAAAAGTCTATGTTCTTTGGAAGGTAGATGATCGAACCATTGACAACCTCGTACCTTGTTGTCATCCAGTTATCTCCAGGCTCTACAATACCGCTCTGTGGTGCGCTCATGGTCTCTGTAAAGTATCCTGGTTGCGCTGTCGCTCCTGTAGCTAAGTACTGAAAAGTTATATAACTCTTTACGGAGCTATTAGACGTATCAAAACTTCCAGCTAAGAACTTTCTAATTGCTGGGTATCCCACGTTAAACTGCAAAAAATCCAAGTCATAATAAGATCCTGAGTCACTGTTGGTGACATACTGTGCAAAATGCTTTAGGGGAATGTAATCTTCCCAATAAGAATCTGCTAGGATGTCTATAGAGTAATTATCAAAAATGCTTTTAGCTCTTAGGCTATAACTCGCTATGTGGCTAGCTGCTCCATCTAGGCTAAAAGAATCTACAAAGCCTCCGTCAAAGGTTCTGAACCATGTCGATGCGTCAGTGCCAAAGTAGTTATCTCCTGCGTCAGCAACAAAGTCTGTGCTAATGATCTCTGGATCTTGGAAAAAGGCTGAGACCTTCTGAAAGTTTTTGTTGGTACAGAAATTTATAGAGTAAATCTTTCCTGAGAATGGGCTCTCAAAGTCTTTGTCTGATCCAACATAAACACTGAGGCGTGACTTGTTACCAAAGAATGCAGTAAAGGTTCTTCCGAAATACTTTGCCAAACCGTCTATGTCTATCCCTGCAAAGGCTTTTGTGTTTGCTATCAGGTCTGACTCCGTGTATAGGGAAGTCTCTACCCCTTGGTAGTTTAGGGTGTAAGACACATCTGATCCAGTAACAGATACCTCGAAGTTGTTGGTTGTCAAGTTGTCTTCAACTCTAAGCAATACCTGCTTGTTCTCTGAGTATCCTGAGGTTTCAAAAACCATATAGATAGCCCTGGTATCTTGAGTAAGCATTCTAAGTTTTTCAAAGTACAGGTAGCCAGGTGAGCTAAAGCTGAAGAACAGGTCTTCGTCTACCACCTGATTATCAGAGTTTTCAGAAACCCAATTCTTATAAGTTGTCTCATCCTGCATAACTAGCTGTGGGAGCCCATAGCTTGGCGTTGAGAGGACATCATTGTCAAAAACAAGGTTGTCTGAAATTCCCTGATACCATCTTCCGATATTTGGGTATGAATAATTGTTTGTGTAATCTGCAAAGTTATAATCGAAGTACGCCGTTGTCCCACTGTATGCCGTGTTTACGTTTTCTGGAAACTCTACAGCTTGGCCGTAGGCCATTCGCCTTTTAGCTACTAAGGAAGGAACTGAGTATGAGTAGATGGCCACGCAGTCTACATCAATCTGAGGAACAGCGTCTGAAGTATAGAATGCTAAAAAGTCTTGATTCTTTCCATCAAGTTTAGGAGCTGGTAGAGGAATGGTGGCTGAATCAAACGTTATAGTTGCTACCGACTCTCCGTTAATAAGCAAGGAAGCTGAGTCTTTTAGAGTTTTAATGTTTACGAGCATAGGCCTGAAGGAATCGCCTACATAGTGTGATGCTATAGAACCTCCTAGCTTTAACCTTAAGAATGCTCCATCTATGTAGATCCCGTCATTTGAGGCTACTGGTCCAAAAATTCTAGTGGAAGATGTTGCAAAAGAGTTTGGTCTAAACCACATTTCAAAAGTGTACTCCTTGTTTCTTCCTGAATCATTCATAAACCCATATCCTGGTATCAGTAGGTTGGGGGTTCCCTGAGAATTTGTCATGACTGTAGCATTCTGAGCGCCATAAACAAGAGGCATCCCTGAGTTCTGAGAGACTAGATTGTTTCCGCCTTTTACGACATAGTAAGCTTTTCTCCCTACTATCCCATACTGATCGGACGGAACTAGGATGTCGCTGGGTTCTACACCAAAGATATTTTCTTCTTGACCAGATGGAGAAATTCCTAATGACCCGTAGTTGAACTCTTCTGAGTTTTGCCCTACGGTAAGACCATTGACATAGACTAGGTGAGTTATTGGACCTGTAATTGATTCTGGGTGGGCCGAGACTACAGAGATTGAGGGGTAGAACGACTCTGAGTTTATTTCTGAAACGGAAAAGGTTTCTGATATGAAAGACCAGTTAGTGTTTGACGATACTGGAAAGGACGTTGCCTTGGTAACGGGCAGGCCTGTCTCTGAGTCTACATAAGTGTACCCTACTGAAATAGAGAGCACTGTTTGACTGACCGCTAGAAGATGAATGCCTATGCAGAAGGTGTCCTTCGTAGAAGAAAACGAATCAACCATAACTGGATATGCCAGGGGGGACGCTGCGCCAAAGGACGTGAACCCAGAGGTGCTTGTCGTTAACGACATTAGACCCAAGGGTGAAAGTGGGTAAGGAGCTGGATAGTCTAGGGCTGAACTATCTGGTGACAAGACTTCAGAATTTACTGGCTGCCATTGGGAGAAGTCTCTTTGGGGATCAGAGACTAATGATAGATAGTCTACCTGCTCTTCTAGGGCCCAGAGAGCTATGGGGTGTTCTGCAAATATCTTTTCTGCATAAAGATTCGATGGTTGAGACATGTTTCTATTTTAGCATAATAAACTATTTTTTTTACCATTTACCAGCTGGGCAGGTAGCTTCTTGAACGTGAGTCTTTTGTTCCATATCACAACCGCATAGTTTACACACACTGTTTATCTTCATAAAAAACTTACAGGACTTACAAGTGTCATACCTGGCCTCTCTTGTTTCTTTGCTTATAGCAACTTGAGGTTTATTCAGTGGTGGTATCTTTGGCAAATTCTTCTGCGACATCTACAAAGTCTCCGTTCTTATACTCCATTCCAATCTTGACGTCAGTCTCTTTTGGAAGGTAAACTATAAAGTCTGGGGACATTAGCAGAATCTCTGTCATACCGTCTGAAGCCCTCATTATCTCTACGACGTTGCCCTCAACGACTACAGCTAGGTGGTAAGCCTTGACCGAAGTGGGGGTGGGGTTGTAAGACGGGTCTTCTGTCTGCTCCTTCATTAGAGCCTTATGCTCTAGCTCATGAATCTTACCAGCAATGTCTGATTCTCCTATAATCTTTTTTCTTAGCCATATCTTTATTAGCTGGGCTGTAGAGATCTTTACGAACCTAGCTGCTTCCAAGTTTACGATGGCAGGAACTGGCTTCCTAATTCCGTCCTTGTTTACATTTTTGCTTTTTTTAGTCATTAGTCATACTTCTTTCTAAACCAAGATATCATTCTGTACGGGGCATCAGATCGGACGACGTGCCCCTGGAGATCTGCAATTTCTAGCAAGGCCTGATCATTTTTTACCATCTTCCAACTGTCACGCTTAATTGGCAGCAGCTGTGCAAAAGGAGTCCCTTTTGGTATCTTCCCAGAGAAGCTTTTATTTATGAAGAAGGGGATGTTTCCTGGGGCAAAAAAACTATCACTATCGATAATAGCAGACTGAGTATGGAATGGCAGATCTAACCTATTAAAAGGGTGTGTTACGAGGACACTGTAACCCCTAGGGACTTTCCAACCCCAGCGACCTACCCAAACCATGTGATTAGGAGCAAAGCCCTCTGGTCTTGGCATTGTTGCTCCAAGCTCTTTTGGCCTCTCATCTATAAAGCTTCCTGAGGGAGACTCGTCCCATTTGACGTCAATGCCATCGCCAGACTTATTTTGAGAGATATAGATGTCAGCTGGAGTTACAAGCATATACCCTGAGGTCAGAACATCAAGGTAAGGTATACATTTCTTTAACCCTGACATAGGAGTTTTAGACCCTGGTACGGTAAAGGTAACTTCTGCATCCTTAAACCATTGGGGCACGGTCTTCTTTGCTGGGACAGGTTGTCCAGATGATTCATAATCTTTATGCGAGGTAAACCTAATAAGCTTCACATTTTGTCCAATCTAAACCCCATGGGGGTTTGTCGAGTTAGCCCCCTATTCGTTTACTTCTGGGTCAGTAAATGTTCCATCGGCAGGGTTATAGACCGAACCTGTAACAACCTGATTAAAGTCAACCTGGACAAATGTTGGCTGAGCGGCGTAAAGCGCTGCCTGGGAACCTGGTAGGTTTAAGACTGAGTACACGACATTGTCAATCACTACGGCAATGTTAAATGGGTATCGGCCTGAGTTTATCTCTGATATTGCTGGGATGTCTGGTAATGACATTTAGTATCTCCTTTTGATAGATATATCTTGTATGGATCCTTGCTCATCGTAAGATGAAGGTGAAATCAGAATTCCAAATTTTGTAGTCTCTGTCGCTGCTGACGCATCATAGATTATCTCGCTTCCAATAGATGTATTCCCAGCTGCGTCAGAAAATGGTTGGATGGTAACTTGCTTGTCTTTTACGAAAACTCTTAGAGACCTTGCCACATAATCAATTGCATACGTTGCCAACGTGGAAACTGTAGCTGATGCTGACCTTACCATTCTAACATACGCTGGGTAGCAAGTTTGGCAACTTGTTGAGGCACATATTGAGCAGCTTGAGCCCCCAGCCCACTGATTGCAAGTATAGGTCGAAGAGTTACAAACAAATGCGTAGTTTTGATGTATCACAGTATTTTGATGAGTTGTACAAACGGCGTTACTACCTTGGGAGTACCCCGTACAGCCTGTATTAGTGTACCCATAGGTGTAATTATAGTTAATAGTCCCATAAGAAGAGCAGTAGTTAAAGACATAAGCTGGGCCGCACGTCTGATAGCTATAGTGTTGAGCCCAAGTGCCATTAGGTTGTTCACTGCCAGAATTGCAGGTTGTATAGCCACCTGTACAGTAGCTGTATGCAGTACAGTTGCAGCTATAGTATGAGGTTGTACAGTTACAATTCTCAGAGTCTTGATACACTCCGACACCCCACCAGTTATCGCTGTCCGTATACCAAAGAGCGGTTCCAGAGCCCTGTCCAATATCTTTAATATTTATTTCTACGTTTGGGACTAATGCGTCAACTACGGCAATGGGATAACTTGAGGGATTAGATGCTTTTAGCTTTCCTGACAGAATCCCCCAGGTACCTCTAGTAAAACTCCACGTGGATCCTCTAGCATTTGTTCTTGTTGTTGAGCTTAAAGAGTTGTTGACAAGGCTTGCGTCAATAGAGAGGTCTGGTTCAGAGCTTAAGTTTAGGCTAACCTCTTTCAAAAGAGATTGTTGTCCTGCTCGCAAGATTGCTTTTATGCCCATATTACTCTAGGTCCCCCATCAAGTACCAGACATTCGTATCTCTCTTTACTAGAGTTGCTGAAGAGTACTGGGTCCTTGTTTTGTTGCTAGGGGTGAAGTTCAGAGACACCCCAGAAGCTCCCACAATAGTAATTTGACCAGAACCTTTCTGCATAACAGTTATCGTTGATCCAATTGGAAAGGCTACTGAAGAGTTGTTGGGTACCGTGAAGGTAACCTCCGATGTACATTCTACCATCTTGTCTTTGTCTGTGATCTCAAAAGTGTAGGGTCCGTACCTGGGGTTAAAAGCTACAAGACTTGGAGCTATGTCTATAGACGTAGCTTCCCACTTATCCGATGAAGAAGAGTACTGCAACAGGGATTTATCAATCATGCCTGTTAGGTCTACGTCGGAAAGTTGGGCTACAGATGATGCTGCAGAACCTGGTAACCAAGTTCCAGAGGCTAGATCATAAGCTAAGACATCCGTGTCTGACAATCCAGTTAAATCTACGTCAGTTAATTCTGATAGTGCTGCTGCTGCAGGAAGCACTGGGGTGTAAGTAAGAAGTCCGTCGTCGTAAGCCAAGCCACCAGTGGTGCTTCCAGTACCCTCAACGGCTACGGATATGTCTGGGCTTGTAGGCTGTCCTCCCAAAGCCCCAGCTACTTCTTGAACATGCATTTGAACATCAGCGTTTTGACCAATGTACGAGGTACCTGATGACGCCTGTCCCTTAATTCTATAGGTAACTACTGTCCCTACGTCTAGATTATGCTGATCGTAGTACGTCCAGCCAAAGTCCCTAGTACCTAAGATTGGCCAAGTGAAGAGATCTGTCTCTACAGAGTCAACCACCCGAACAAGCTTTACCGAGGACGAGCCGAAGTGGTCGCTGGTCAGGCTTATTAGGTTTACGTAACTAGAAGTCGTAGTTATGGACACTTCTAGTTTCTTTGCTCCATCCCAATAAGTATATACAGATCCTGTGGATGCAGCAAACGTGGTTGTGCTATTCAATACCCCAAAAGATCCTGCTGTAACTCCAGTTATGGCTGGAGCAAAACTGAAAGCCCCTGTGTTGGAATTATAGGATAGCTCTCCTGCTCCTGTGGGGACTCCAGTAGTTACAGTTATGGCATCGATGCCTATAAGTTCTTTTGGCTTCCAGGTTTGATCGGAGTCGTCGAAAAACAGAACATCGTTTAAATTAGCTCCTGAGGGGTCTACATTTGTTAGGTCGGAGAGGGTATGCGTGTGGTCGGTTGCAGCTTTTGTATCTAAAGCTGCAAGAATTGTGCCGATGTCTCCGTCGTTCTCAGCAATGGCTTCTGCTATTTCTTTAAGAGTGTTTAGAGTTTCTGGTGCTGAATCAATTAGAGAGGCTATCTCGGTATCCGTGTAAGTGTTTGCTGCCGTCTCTGAGTCGCTGATGGCTTGTGAGAGGGTACTCTCAGTTGATAAGATAGCTGCATCAAGCTCTGTGTCAGAATAGGAGTTTGCGTTTGCCAAGACGGCTAATCGGATTACTTCTATGTCTGCTGCATTCTGAAAATATGGCAACAAGGACCAAGCCGTTACTCCATCACCCATCCTGAATGTTTGGTCATCGGTAGATAGGGCAATCTCTCCAGCAGCAAGAACGGGGTCTGAGGAAGACCACTGAGTGTCTGTACCTCTTCTTTGTTGAAGCCTAATTAGCAATATGATCTCCTATCTGGCATAAAAATACCAGGATAGTTAAGTATAACATTGTTTTATTAGCTAAAGGACATGCCACTGTCTTTTTTGTGAGAGTCTCCAAAGTCACACCTGGTACAGGACTTGGCTTCTGCTTTAGTGAATGGGCATGTAGCTATGACTATATCGTGCTTTCCCATAAAGCATAAAATCTTTTTTAGATTAGAGGTATCCAATGTTGCTCCTGGCCTGGTCCTCCTGGTATTAGGTGCTCCATAGGAAGAACATCATATGCGATTGTTATTCTTGGGCCTTCCCAAGACCAATCTGCCATAGCATGTGGGTGGGCCATCTCTGACAAGATTGCACGATTGTTGACATTATGATTAATTCTTTTTTCCTGGTTCGTTACGATATAGTGTGTCTCAGAAGGCTCTGCTGCTACGGAATAGTATCCGTGAAATAGAGGGGCCCCTCCAGGGCCATGGTCGTGCCAATCTAGCTTCCCAGTCTTTGTGTGGTTAATATTGAACCAGCCTTGGACTACAAATTTCTGTGACTCAAAATCTATTCCATAGTAATTACAGGCTTCGTGAACCATCTCAGACAAGGCCTTGTAAAGGTTATGAACACCAGGAATGTTAAACTGGAAGACGTTGTATTGTTGCCACTTCATAGTTGAAACACTGCCAGAGTCTATCCAACCATCTGCTTCGGTGACAGGAGTGACACCTCTAATCTCAACGTTTTCAATTAGCTGGTACCTGGCCTGTAACTCATTTGCTAAAGACTCCAAGTCATTGTCTAGAAATGACTCAAAGAACTTGTGTGGCTGAGTTGACTTAGAATGGCTTTGCATTGGTTGTGGCATGGCTTTTTCAGGTTGCATCGGTAAGACCCCTTCTCTATTTAATAATTATATCACACAGGTGGAATTACCTGGGTGAAAAGTTAAATGGAGCGAATCCGAAAGGAGCAAAGTTAAACGGGGTAAACCCAAAAGCTCCAAAGGGGGTAAACCCAAAAGCTCCAAAGGGGGTAAAGCTAAATGGAGTAAAGCTAAATGGTGTAAACCCAAAAGGAGCAAAACTAAATGGAGTAAATCCAAAAGTGGTTATGCTTGAAGAGTTGTTTGAGTAAGATCCAGATCCGTTAGAGTTCTCTGCACGAACAGAATATGTTTGAGCAGAGCCACCCTCTTGGCTTACTGACACAGATGTTCCAGCTTCTGTCCCCGTCTTTCCATCAGAGGATGTCCAGCGATAAGTGGTTATTGAGGATCCACCATTGTTTGGTGCACTCCAGGATACTGAGTCTGTAGATGTTCCTGTTTGGTTTGTGCTTGATGAAGGAGTTGGAGTGCTAACGGATGGTGCTGCCATGGTTGCTGGAACTGTGGTTATTGTAATAGCCGTTGTAGCGGATGAGGAACCTGAGTCGCCAGATGCGTTAGAAGCTACAACTGTAAAAGTTGGAGTGCTGGAAGAACCCAGCCCTTCTACCGTTACTGGAGATGAAGATCCAGTCCCCGTTTGTCCAGTAGAGGCTGTAACTAAATAAGAAGTTGCAGCTGGTGAGTTAGCTGGAAGTGAAAATGAAACTGTGGCAGCTCCGTCGTTGTATACTCGGCTTGTGCCGACATTGGAAGCTGTTACGCTTACTGGTGTTAGTGGCTCCAGGAAGTCATTCTGTGATGCTGACCTACCGCCTGCTTCTTTTTTTGCCATGTCTTTTCTCTTCTCCTAGTTATTAAGCTGTTAGGTCGCCGTAGACAACCCATGAGTCTGCAGACCTTTTAAGTATTGTAGCAGATGACCACTGAGTGCGTAACTTATTTCCAGGAGTAAAGTTTAGAGTTACTCCGCTTGCTGGGGAAATAGTTACCTGACCAGAGCCAGTCTGAAGAATATCCATTGAAGCTCCTACTGGCCAGGCCAAAGAGGCGTTCGTTGGGATAGTAAATGTAGTTGCACTACCAGAGTTTACCTCAACCAAGTTGTCCTTGTGGTCGATGGTGTCTAGAGTGTAACTAGCAGTCTTTTCTGAGAATACTGTCAGGGAAGGCACTGCTGCTACAGTTTGAGTTGTTCCGTCTGCAAATACCACAGAAGCAGCATTTACGACAGCAGCAGACAAATCTTTAACTGATAGGTCATCCAAGGATCCCTGGGCGAAGTTAATAGTTGTAGTTGGAACGTCAGTAACTCCCTTAAACAACTTCCAAGTATCAGAGGACGCATCTCTGGCGAAACCAGTTATTTGCTGGACTCCGTCATTGAATGTTGAGACAAAACCAAGGTCAACTGCATTTGTAACGTTTCCTTCTCCAAGTGCAATCAAAGGGTCAGTTGTTTCAAAATTTGCAGTATCGATTGTGGTTGTCGTTCCCGAAACAGTCAGATCTCCAGTAACAATAAAGTCTCCAGTGATTGTCTGACTTGCAGCCTCTGTAAGAACTAGTTTTGAGGTATCCACAATTCCGTGCACCGAGGTAGTATCGTCATTATGCGCTGTCAGAGCTAAGGCTGCAGTAGACTCTGCTGCATCCTGAGCTGTAGAAGCTGAACCTACTGCATCATAGTTACCTGAAAGGCCATCTGCATAACTCTCAGCATTTGTCTGTGCCGTACTCACGTCTGTTTTTGTGGCAAGCACCGAGGTGTCTGCAATACCGTGCACAGACGTAGTAGCGTCATTGTGAGACGTCAAAGCTATTGAAGCTGTTAGCTCTGCAGCTGATTGTGCGTCATCTGCTTTGCTGCTTGCGTCTGTCGAAGAGGTCGCAATTGCATCAGATTCGGCTGTATCGGCGTAGTCCTGATATGCTGTAGTTATCGTTGTGCCTAGGTCGGTGATTGCTGCTTCTCTAGCCGTTGCCTCGGCAGCTACTGCCAAAGTGTACGCATCTAGGGTGTCTGAGCTATCTGCTGCGATGGCTAAGCCTCTGGCAGTTGCCTCCAGGTCTACAGCTGCTGAGATTGCACTGTCTCTGTTTGTTACTTCATCTGCGATTCCAGAGTCAATATCTGCTCCCAGATCTGTTCTGGCAAGGGCTATACCTTCGTTAAGAGACGTTGTTGCGTCAATTACGCTTTGCTGGATGTTAGAGACAATCTGTGTTATGGTTGCTGCATAGTTTGAGTCATCGCCAAGTGCTGCTGCGAGCTCGTTTAGAGTGTCTAGTGCTCCAGGTGCATCACCAACAAGGTCACTGATCGCAGATTGAATTCTGGCTGTTACTGTATTTCCAGATGTTCCGTCGACAGTTCCATCTCCAATAAGGAGGTCTGCATATGTTCCTGCTTCAGATATAGCTTCGGTCTTTGCGGTTGAGACTGCTAGACCGACATTTGTGTAGAAGCTGGGGTCGTCATTTATAGCTGCTGCCAGCTCATTTAGAGTATTAAGAGTTTCTGGGGCTGCGTCAAGAATTGAGTCTATAGAGCCGTAAGTGTACAGGTTCTCCCAATTGTTTGTTCCATCGCCCATTTTGAAACGGCCAGTGTCTGACTCATAGCCGATCTCTCCGCCAGCTAAAACTGGGTTAATGCTGGTCCACTCTGCTGCGGTACCACGCCTCTGTTGCATCCTTGTTGCCATAGTCCATTCTCCTACTTTTAGGGTGTCACGTTTAAGCCTTTTACTATTATACCAACTTTTTTAGGCTAATTGAAGTTATCTAAAACTGAGCCACCGTCAAGTACTGAATCCCATGATGTGGTTGAAACTCCTCCGCCATCCACTGGTGCTCCCTGTGGACTGGTGGGGGATGCTGCATCTGTAAATCTTGAAACTATTAGCCCAGAACCGTCAATCGAAGTGTCGTGAATGTGTTGTGGGATATTCTGGGTATCTTCTACTGAGGCCATAGTTATCCAGGAGCCATCGTAAAAAACGTTTAGTCTCTGGGTAGCAGTGTCGAAGTAGTGGTCTCCATCAGTAGGGGAAACAGGAGCAACAGATTGTGCCTTAAAGCCAGAGTTTGCATTCTCTGTAAAATATTCCAAAGTTACAACATGGCTGCCCAATGTTGGAGATGCTGCGGTTATAGTTCCACCAATTACAGCGTCTCCAGATACCTGGATTCCATTTTTGACCTTAAAGTCTTTTTCGCTTAGCGCCATCTATTGCTTCCTCCTGCCTCTATTGTTGTATGAAACTATACTACTAGTGTACCAACAACTGTAACATCTGTGCCGTTGTTAAGGGTTGTAACTAGTAGCTGAACCGTGTTCCCATCCATACCTGCAGAAAGAGTTGATAGAGAACCATTAGTTCCTACTACTCCGTACTCGGTAATGGAAATATTGTTTGCTGTGTCCAAAGTTAAAAGAACCTTTGAAACTTCTGTGTGCACACCTGAAGCAGATTTTACTACAAATTCTGCTGTCCTGTAGGAAGTACCGCTAAAGGAATATCCTACGACTTGACTTGCGGTAGAGACTGTTTGAGTAGCAGCTACTTGAGTTGCAACTGAGTTAAGGTCTACCTCTGTAAAGTTAGGGACTACTGCTTCCAGAGCTGCCACCGCACGTGCACTTGAGAAGTACAAGTTTGTGGAACCTTCTACCAAATCGTCCGTGTCAGAATCTGCTACTCCGTTTTCTGCAACAAGAGTTAGAGAGCCAAGAGCATCATCGTAAGTCACAGTAATGTTTTGGTGTGAACCAGCAGCAATGGAGGCTGCGACAGCATCCTGAGCTCTTTCATCAGTGAAATAGAAGTTTGAAGAACCTTCCTCTATAGCGTCTGTATCTAGGGCGTCAACAGCTGTAGTAATAGCTGTGTTACGACTGCTAACCTCTGTGGCAATTTCGGTGTCAGTGTAGCTATTTGCTTCTGACTCTGCTGTGTCGGCTTTAGCAGTTGCATCTGAAGCTGCGGTAGAGATCGCATCGGCTTCAGCAGTGTCTGCATAACCCTGGTAGGCTGTAGTGATAAGACCTTCACGGGTGTCTGTGTAGTCCTTAGCTGTTACAAGACCTGCTGCAATGTCGTTAACTACTGTTGCTGAGAAGTTTTGGTCATCGGCAATAGCCTCTGCTAGTTCATTAAGAGTGTCTAGAAGCTCTGGGGCTCCTCCGATTAGAGCTGCGATTGCAGAGTCTGCATATGTGTTTGCATCAGCTTCTGCTGTATCTGTGTAGCTTTGGTATGCAGAGGTAATAGCTGATTCACGAGCGTCTGTGTAAGAGGCAGCAGAAGTCTCTGCATCTGACTGAGCTAGATCGGCATAAGACTGCAAGGAAGCTTCTAGAGTAGAAATTTCTCCGTCTGTGTAAGAAGCAGCTTCGGTTACAGCTTCACTCTTAGAGGTACCAACCTCTACATCGGTAGCAAATGCTGAGTCTAAGGTGATTGCAATTGATACGTCAGATGTTCCATCAAAAGATACAGAACCGACAGCATCGCCACTTACGGAGATAGTCCTCGGAGTCTCTAAAGCTGTTGAGGTATCAGAGTTTCCAGTTACGTCACCAGTAAGGCTTCCGACTATGTCTGCAGTTATTACTCCTGCTGAAAAGTCTGAGTTCTCGTCACGCTTCACTACAGTATTTGGAGTCGATGTTGATGTAGCTGTTCCCCCAATAGTGTTTACGATGAAGTCTATGCTGGCCTGAGCCTCTGTTAGTACGCTATAGCCATTAATGGTACCTGAGGCACCCTCAACGACTAAGCCAGCTTTTACCTTGAAATCTTTATTAACTGTTGCCATTTTTTTTAATCTCCTAGTTAGGCCTTGAGACCCATGCGAGCAAATCGCACGGTCACTGGCTTGATTACTGAATCAGGGGTCACCGTCAATGCAACGGTATCTCCAGTTCTAGAAACATCGATGGTGCCCATATTCCCATCATTGTCTATTACTCCGTACTCTGTGACAGATATATCTGTGCCGTCTACCAGTATGGAAAGTTCTGTTGCGTAAAACTTATTGTCTCCGAATGAAGTCTTTGAGATTGAAACCAAGTACTTAACAAGTCTCCACTGACTAGCGTCAAAGCTGTCAATTACCGTGATGTTTTCAATACCAGCAATAGTGTTCTCGTTGTTTCCAGCGGTTCCCAGATCAGTTGCCTGGCCTGCTGCTGTGTCTATCAGGTCTTGATAGTCCGCCTGTTCTGGGCGGTCGCCAGTCTCGAACCTGGTCTTTACATAAGGGATTGATACTCTAGCCATATATACATTATAGGGGGTATTTTTTAAAGTTTTTAAAGTATATAGTTGTTCAAACCCAGTATGGCAATTCCAATGGGAGCAGGGTGGCTGGGGCCATAAGCCACTCCCAAATTGGTTATTCTCACCCGAAATGGGAGTCTTTCAGATACTAAAGCTGCTCTTTCGTTAGCAAAGGCTTTTGAGTTTGAAAAATGTGCGGACTGGACTTTTTCGGTGTTATGGACAAGGTCTGTTATCTTCAGAGATGTTGACTCACCAGAAAGGAATGTGGCTTTAGGGAAGAACTTTGTTTGCATCTCAACTTTTTGAGTTTGCTTAAGAATAGCTGATGAAGCCATTATTTTGTTACATCCTCAAAGATTACTAAGCTGCCACTTGCAACTGTCCATACGTAGAGTGCTGGGTTGGAAGTTAGCTGTATATCGAAGACATCTCCTGTTTCTAAAATTTCTGACTGAGAGGACAGAAGAGAAACCGTAAACTCTCCTGGGGCCTCTCCTAAGATTGCTGAGGGGCTCAAAGACATAACCAAGGTCCCAGCTCTTTTTATGTCCATCTTTATGTCCCAGTCGGGAATGTTTAAGGAAACCTTATTGTCGTCAGTTACATATACCCGAAATGACGCCGTGTCACCACGGACAACCGTCCAAGATACTTTTGGTGGAGTGTTTCCTACTTCGTATGAGTTCGTTGATCCTCTTTGGGTTGCCATAGTAAAAGTATACCATAATACTTTAAGATTACATCGCAAGGTTGATTTAGGACAATAACCCTGGTATAATGTTATCTTATGGAGAAAAAAGCCATTGTTTCCCTTGGTATCGTCGCAGGAATTTTGACTGGTGTTAGCCAGTGTAACGAAATTGAAACCCCACGAGCCTTTGCTAAAGAATTAGAAATCACACAAACACTTTCTGTCGGCAACAGAATGAACCTTATAGAAGTATTATCAGAATCTAGAAGTTTTTCCAGGCTAGAGGTTTCTATCAAAACAACCCAGCCCTGGCTTAGAGAAGATTTTCAGAAGATGGTCTTGTCTGACACAGATCTTATATCAGTTTTAGAGAACGCTGGATTTTCTGGTAAAGGGTTGCAGATGGCTTGGGCTGTAGTAAAGCTTGAATCAACAAACAGGCTCTATGCTCATAACCAAAACTCAAGTACTGGAGACAACTCTTACGGTCTTTTTCAGATCAACATGATTGGGAGCATGGGTCCAGCAAGACTCAAGCAACATGGTCTTAAAACTAATGAAGAACTCTTTAGCCCTGAAGTAAACTCTAGAGTTGCATATGTAATCTCTGACGGAGGCTCTTCCTGGAGTGCTTGGACTACTAGCGAAAAAGCTAAGGCTATGCTTAATCAGTTTCCTGGTTAGACTTACCCCATTTATGTAATGGGCATTCTGCTTCTGCAAGAGTAACCTTAACTTTCATAAAGCACTTACATTCGTCGCATTGCTTTGTTGGTAAAAGTTTTGGGCAGGCCTTGCAGATGCTGTATCTCTCTTGGGCAACAGACTTGTCTGCGTAAACTGTGTTGGGGTTTAAAAGATCCCAAGGTCTGGTGTCTCCTAGTTTTTCTTTGTACCTGTCCCAGGCATTAGTCATCTATCTCGTACCCTGGCCCCTCATCATCACCTAAAAACGGAGGAAGAAACTCTCCATCTCGATACTTCCAACCTAAAGAAACTTGAGACTCATCTGTCTCTATGATTACGGGTCCTGAGCGCAAGCCAGCGATAACCGCTTTATTGTATGATTGCTCGTCGTCTACAGCAAAGACTGTTGAAACATCTTCTCCCACTACAAATGCAAAATATCTAATACCCATATACAGAGTATAACATATCTAGCAGGGGTTGGTCCAGCTTCGTACAGATGAGCTACAGTCACAGGCTGTGCACCTTATGGCTTGGACTTGGGTGCCGCCAGTGCAGGCACCACTCCAGGTAGCCCCACAGCCAGCCGTGCATTTGCATTTTACGGGCTCTGGTGGACGTGGAACTGGGACACAGTTTCTAGATGTTGATGAGGCTGGTTGGCAGCCAGAGTTAAAAATACAGACGCTGTACCAGGCGTTACCAGAGGCACAACCTGAATCAGATCCCGAGTAAGTATAGCTTCCATTGGTGCATGATGTACAGTTAGAGGGGACAGGCGGTGGGGGCAGTGGGGCATTTTGATCAGCACAGGCTTGAGAGGGTACTGATGATTCTTGCTGTCCTGAAAAGCAAACTGAGTATCCAGAGGAGGAGGTTCCATCGGAGTAATTATAGCGGTACGTTGTTACGTTCTGAGTTCCTACAATAGTTACATAATTGTTTCCCACACAGGTTTGTGAAATGATTCCTGTTGCAAGAACTGTACCACAGTTAGGACCAGTGTTTGTAGATACTAGGTAAGGTCCTGAGGGGGCGCTTGGGGCAGTATAGAGGTATACAGCAAACCCTATGGTGCTTTCGTAATCTACAAGAGTTCCAGAAGGCGTTGTTTGAGAGGCTAGTTTTCCGTTTTGACTTGAGGACCCACTAGTGCTTCCCTGAGTACCAATTTCAAGTCCAGAATTCTGGATTGCTATGTGAGCTTGGGATACTGTCAATCCTATAATTGAAGGTACTGCGACCATTCCTTTAGAGGATGCAAACTTTCCGCCTATGCCTATCATCTTGCCTCCTAGGCAGTAAGGTCGCCCATCAGCATCCAGACGTCTGCTTCTTTTTTGACCAGAATAGCCTGAGAGATCTGTGATGCTGTTTTCCTATTATTGTTCTTGCTTAAGATTGTAGTTGTATTAGTCTCTATAGGGGAGAAGACAATGCTTCCAGTTCCAGTTTGAATAAAAGCAAATTGAGTTCCTATAGGGTATGAAACGGAAGCGTTGGTAGGAATAGAAACTCCAACTTGGGAAGAAGATGTCATCATAAATGTCTTACCTCCGTCCCCCAACGTCAAGGAGTAGTTTGAGGTTTTTTCTACAAGGTTTGCGTTGTCTCCATAAACTCTCCAAGTACCGTTGTGGTAATACTGAATGTTGTTTACCTGTTTTCCTGAAGTATCGGTTCTTAAGAAAGCTACTACACCATTGACGGGTGTGGGGATAGCTAGGTCTCTTTCTGCTGGACCCGAGAAATTGTTAACTCCAGCTTTGGACCCAACAACTTGGTCAAAGGATACGGAATTAGAAAACCTGTGGCTTCCTGACCAGCTATAGTCTTCTGAAGTGTTTGCAGAGCCAGCTACGGGGAACCACGTATCAGTTCCTTCGTCATATACATATGCAACTTTTCCTGCTGAGCTAACTGTTGACATTATGCAACCTCCTTGGCAATAGCCTGAATTATATAGTTTCCGTCAAAAGTTATAGTCTCTGTAGTTGAGTTAAACATTACATAGGAAATAACTGAGCCTTCTACTTGTCCATGCGTGTCTACAAACACTACATGAGGAGGGGTAGCTCCTCCAGAAAAGTAAATTTTTCCAACAGGTGTGGGAGCAGCAAAGTTTCCGTTTAGGACACGAGCTATCTGGATGTCTCCTGCGGTTGTTGACGTGGACTGAAAGCCAAAAGAAAACTGGACTTCTATTTTTGTCATTCCGTTTGTAACGGGTAGCGTTGCAGCAAAAGGCACTCCATCTGCACCTTCTATATACCCAAAAATTGTCGAGACTCCGAATCCTGTGGCAGTCGTTGCGTCTAGACCTATGACGTCAGTACCTAAGCCCGAAAGGCTTTTTTCTGTATAGGATCCTGGAGCAGTGGCTGAGCCACCTTGTGAAGATACGGGCACGAACTCTACTCCTGTGTAGATACTTAGCTCTGCTGGGCTAAGAGATGAATCTGCCCATAGCATTCCTGCTATTAAGTTTTCTGTTGGCTCTACAGGGTCATAGATGGCTGATAGCTGGGTATTTGAGAAAACTGCTGCAGTGGAATTTGACTTTACGAATACGAACCCGTCTTCAGGGGTTAGGGGCAGTGTAGGCCCAAAGTCTGAACCTATCCCTCTGCTAGCTTGTACCTGGACTTGCGTCTTAAGATTTTTTAAGTGACCAGCCAGAGAGTTTTCCAAAATTTCTGAGTTTTGAGTTGGGGTTGTTAAAGTCCCATAGTGAAAATACTTTAGGGCCTCTTGAATGTTTGCATCTTCTGACAACTCTGGAATCTGAGTGTTGTAAAGCTCTCCAGTTTCTTCAACTGGGTCATAGTTAGAATTTATGTTTTCAGACATTATGTTGCTCGGCCTCCAATAGTTATGAATGTGTGTACGTAGTATTCACCGTTAAGAGGCTGCCAGCCATTTGTTGGATGTAACTCTTGAGCTACCAGGGAAAGAGGCAAGTGACTACTACCTAGTGGAACTGTAACTCCACTGAATTCATATGTGGCAGTAATGTCAGAAACCGTAAGGCCTGAGGCCACGGGGTTTGAACAAAGAATATTGTGCTGAATACTAAAGTCTAAGGCTTCAATGTCTCCAAGTATATCAATAGAAAAGAATGTCGCTAAGGGGAACAGAATTGTCGGAATCTGTATTCCATTAAGTTCGTAGACCGCTTGACCGCTTACAAAATTTATTAGTGGGTTATACAAGGCTGTATTAGGAACAATCCTAATCGTCCTTTGCCAAGAGGCTACTCCATTTACAGATGTATACTGATACAGGAAAAGGTATTCTGTGTCTGCTGGCTTTAGGTTTATGTAGAGATCATTGATGGCAGCAACGAACCCTAGCTCTGTGTTTGGGTCGTCTGGTTTCCCGTCTCCAGTAAAGATAAAGCTTCCACGTTTTCCCTGTGTGCCAATGTCCACATTAACTGTCAAAGAGGATGGTCCTCCAAGTACTGTTAGGTCGTTGGTGGCAAGGACTACGTCGACCACTAGACTGCTCCTGTTACCTGGTCAGTTACTGAAAGTGTTCCTGTAAGAAGTGTGTAGGTAAAGTCGTAGTCCGATACTCCTACTTTTGAAATCTCTATGTCATACACGTACTGAGATAGGGCATTAAGGAGGTTACCAGAGCTGGGTAGGATTGCACATGAAATATAGGTTCTGTCTATTGAAATTTCTGCAAAAGCTTCAATTTGGCTAGCAGCTCCTGAAGAACCTCGGGAGGGAGCAATCGTAAATTTTACCCCTGCAGATAAGTCATAACCATCTAGTGGAAATACTGCTCCTGAAGAGTCTTTGGGGTATATTCTAAATTCAAAGGTGTCACCTTTGTAGTAAGCTATGTTATAGGTTCCTGGAAATGCCATAGCTATTATTATAGCATGTTAAGATACAAAAATAGTGACACTTTCAAGTGAGGCCATTGCGCTCATATCAGTTAGCATTTCTGGGATTGCTCCTGACACTCGATCAGACTCGTTTTCAATTACGAAGTCCTGAGTTACGTCAAAACTGTAAGTGTGAACATATTTTGTAGTGCCTACCAAGGTAAGGACTTGCTTCTTTGTTTGTGGGAAATAAGATCTCAATATGATTTCGGTATTGGGGCTTAAGGTTGTGACTGAAAGCTTGTAGGTCACAGAAACTCTTGCCCCTATTTTTAAACCTTTGAAGTTAAGTCTTCTTGAGCCTGGAGAATAAAGTCCTGCAGAGCCTAGTGGCAAAAAGTTATTAAACTCTACGGTATTCGATGTTTTAAAGGATAAGTCTACCCAGCCGTCAGTCCCTCTTGTTGCTCCAGTAATAACCTCTTCTATTTTTTTAGGAGAATACCTAGCCCACCCTATACCCTGGCCCGAAGAGGGGAGATGACCAGGTGCATCTTTTCCTGGATTTCCTTCTTTGCCTTTAGGTCCAGTTTTTCCATCTTTTCCTGGAAGGCCTATGGGCCCTTGGCTTCCTATATTTCCTGTGTCACCTTTTGGACCTACTGGACCTGGAACGGGAAGGTAGGTGACAACAGAAGGCTCTAAGGTGTTAGCCTGAGCTACTTGATCGACATACCTTGTCTTTTTTGAGGAAGGAAAATCCATCTCTTTAGATATCATAGATATATTATCTCAGACTATTCAAGATATCCTTAGGGTGTTCTACTCTATAGCTGAAAGTCTTGAAGCTATTTGGTCTAAAGCTGTAGCAATTGTTGTAGGCTGAGGTTCCATCCAGTCTGAAGGCTCTGAAGGAACGTAGGGAGAGGCAACGGATCCGATTGGCCCCGTAAGGCCAACCTCTCCCTGAATACCTTGAGCTCCTGTTGCACCACGAGGTCCTAAGACTCCTGGAAACGGCACTATTTTAATTTTTGGCATTTATGCTTTCCTTTATATTAGGTCATATCTATATACTGTATACCTGGAGCAGCCGTAATGGCAATTACTCCTGGAGTCACACAGTCATACTCTAGGTCAGAGTAGGCAGCAACGTGTGATAGACCGCCGTAGACGGGGCTTAAGGCAGCTACACCAGCAACGTTTACGACGTTTAGCTTGTCAGCACCCGATGGCCCTGCTACCGTAGATGTTGCTCCTACGGAACCCTGCAATCCCTGCACGCCTTGTAGAGCTAAAGGATACCAGTGCTCAGCATTTGAGTCTGGTACCTCTCCAACTGCTGGGTCTCCAGATGCAAACCAAGAAGCTCCATTTTTAAAGACTGAGTCGTTACTTATGTAATCTCTGGTCGCATCCCAGAGGCCTTGCCAAGTAATACCCGTTGCACCAGTAGCTCCGATAAGCCCTTGAAGACCTTGATCTCCTTTAAGACCTTGGTCTCCCTGAATTCCTTCATTACCCTGTGGACCTGGGACGGTGCTTATTGGGCCAGTGTTTCCCTGCTCACCCTGTACGCCTTGTGGGCCTTCAACGGTACTGTCAGCGCCTCTAGGACCCTCGACGGTGCTATCTAATCCTGCTTCTCCCTGTGGTCCTTGTGGGCCTGGTATGAGGCTGATTGGACCAGTGTTTCCGATATCACCTTGGATGCCTTGAATCCCCCGTTCACCAGCTAGTCCTTCGGGTCCTACGACAGTGCTGTCGGCACCCGTTAGACCTGTGTTTCCCTGTACTCCCTGAAGACCTTCGTTGCCAGTTAATCCTTGTGGGCCCTCCACATTGCTGTCTTCTCCAGTTGGGCCTTGAGGTCCTTGAGGACCCGTGGATCCAACCTCACCTTTGTATCCTCTAGATCCTGTGGGTCCTGGTTGGCCTTGTTGTCCTGGCATAGGGACAATCTTGAATTTTGACATTACGAGAGGGGAATCTGGGCCAGAAGAGCCTGGAAGTGGAATAATCTTTATTTTTGCAACCATCAGAGAGCGCTTCCCGTCACATCTCCGATTACAGAGATTGTTCCTATGACAGGAGTCCAAACTGTAGTTTCGTCAATGGTTATCTGTAGGTCAAAAGGTAGCTCTGCAACAATCTTATTATAACCAGTTCCCCAGAGGGCTGTAACAGCTGCCGAGGCACTAATCTCTATAAATCCTTCTCCAGCAACGACGTCTAGCTCATCAATGGCGTCACCTTTGTAGTCATAAGCAGACGCTTGGTAGGTCCAGCCAGTCATGTCGTAAAAAGTTACTTCATCATTTTGATAAAACTCAATCCTCAGGGGAGAGGTATCTCCTCTAACAATGTCCCATTTAAGAATAGCAGGGTTAGCGCCAAGCATTTCAGGAGAGCAAAGTGAAGTCATAGTAGTTATATTATAACATGCTTAAATAAAAATCAAGAGGTAACGGTATTGAAAAAAATAAAAGCTGATACCTAGAAGGGTGGGTATGAGAGACCTCCTAGATACCAGCTATTAAAGTATATCACATCAAGTAATAGAAGGCTTGTTATAAGTCTGTTATCTAATAGTTATAATATTGTTATCAAAATAAGTGTTGACAAGATCAAAATCTGTGCTACCATATATTTATTATTAATTAGGTTCTAATATAGCTAGTTAGGTTTTATTACTTATTAGGTTCTATATTATATAGTAGTTATATATAATTATCTAGTGTTCTTTTTTGTTTCCAATGTATTCGATCATTAATGTATATAAGTTATCTATTTTTTTATGCATTGCTTGTCGCTTATCATCTGCTTCATCCATTCTTTGTTCTAAACGGTTAACCTGGTCCTTTATTGATCCTCCGCCGTTTGGCTTAAGCTCGTGCTTAATTTCCTCTAGGTAGTGTTTAACCATCCATCTTATCGCAAGACCTAGCATCGAGATTGTAGTGCCTAATCCTACTGATATTGCTACTACATAGTTAAGGCTCTCGAGGTTTGTCATGATAGTAACAAGTATAAGGGGTTTTTTTGGTATAATAGACTATGTTACATAGGGAAAAACACGGTAAACACAAGGGTCACTCGCTTGATATTTATCTCGATATACCCTTCCCCATTCATTCTGTTGGCGGACAGATAAGAGATTCGCATATCGTTGAGCATTCTAGAGCAACAATAGAATATTTTGTTAACAAGCAAGGATACCGATCTGAGGACTTTGACAATTTAGTTTCTAAGGATACAATTTACGTTGGTGGGTGTTCTGTTACTTTTGGATTGGGACTGGAAGAAAATGTTAGGTGGTCTACTCTGTTAAAGGATAAGCTGTCTGCAAAATATCTTGCTGATGTTTCCGCACCAGGAAATTCTTGTTCTAGAATCTTCCAAGATGTGTACAAATACATTAATCGTTACGGTAAACCTAAAATTGTTATGCTTTTGTTACCAAATGTAAGCAGGTATTATTCTATAGACATTGATAACGGTAGATTGACGACTGCTCCATACAGTTTAGAGGTATTTGTGCCCTCAACAGAACAGCCACTAGAGAACCAAGAAGAATTAGACATCGTAAACTCTGTTATTACGAACAAGAACTTAATGAGTGATTTTATGAACGAAGCCAAACAGCTTGAGATGTACCTCGAAGCCGTCGGTGTGCCACTAATGTATACTACTTGGGATCCAGGATTTGAACATGAGCTAAATAAAACCAAACGCTTAAACAGCTACTTTTCATACAGGAAAAAATACGGAGAGGCCTATTTTGGCGACAAGTTTGAGGACCCAGAGCCTGGGCAGGAAGAGTTCTGGTTATTCGCTGCGGATGGAATAGGCGCCGATGCGCACCCTGGCATTTTAGATCATATGTCATACGCTGATGCTTTCCACCAAGAGGCGATAGCTAAGTTCGGCGATGAGTTCTTCGCTTAGGTACTCGGCGGATTTGAGTCGGCGTTTAAGTTCGACGATATAGAGATCCTCAATCAGTATTCCCACCAACATATGTCTAATAAATATTAAAAAAATAGTAAAGACGAAAGCGGTGGGGTATCTGATGGTGTATACTATAACCATGGGTAACGATGATGATGTATCATTTTCCGATCTATTTAATCCTAAGCAACCAAGAAGCGATAAGGACTTATACGATGAGAGAATGGCTATCTGTAAACTCTGTGAACACTTTAATAGTAAAGCTCAGAAATGTAAAAAGTGTGGATGCTTTATGAGATTAAAGACAACACTATTAGCAGCTAAATGTCCAGTGGGAAAGTGGTAAGAGATGAATAGAGAAGCAGTTATAGACGAGATGTCTGATGCTATCAATAAGATGAATAAAGAAATAGCGTGGTCAAATGGTATTCCAGCTGATCAGGTTGATGAGGTTATCTCCGCTATGCAGGGAGAGCTTAGACATGGTAATGGTTTGATCTATGATAAGCTCGTTGAGCTTGGTTTGATCAAAGAAGAGTGATTCCTTGTTCCGTCGAAAATACCATAGCTATCCTGATAACGAATTAGACAGTTATTACGTAGATAAAATAAAAAAGACTACCAAAGAGTTATGGATCATTCCTCCTACAGCAGCCTTAATTATTTTGTTATGTTTAGTTGTATATGAGTGGATTACTTAGTTCTTTCCACACTTACATTTAGTGCACTTGCATTCAGGCTTTGACATGTATTCCCCTCCTTCTTTACTATAAGGATAGCACCATATATTGTTTATACTTAGGATATCCTTACTAGACATTAAGATTATATCTACTATGGGATATTGTGTATGTTATAGATACCCTGGAGATCAGAGATATGATGGATATTGGTATACCGCCTAAATCTGAAAAAATCTATTTTTAGCAATATCTGAATATTTTATAGTTATGTACGATACACGATCTGGGTGAATAAGCAAGCATAATTAGTGAGCACACTGGTGCCACCCTTATGAGAAAAGTTTTCCAATCATCGGCGTGTCGTGTTGACTTTTGAATGTCTATCCTGTAGAGTGTAACTATACAAAGAAAGATAAAGGATAGAGAAATGAAGAAGATTTTCGTAAGCAAGGACAATGACTCAATGGTTTGGTTTGGTTCAATGCCAGCCAATGTTGATAACGCTATCGCTAAGCTTGAGGGGATGGGCTACACCATCCTAATGGTAACTGGTAATGAGTCCATCTAAAATGTCAGACCCCTATGGTAAGGTAGAACTATGAAGAAATCAAGAATGAATAAAGAAGAAAAAATGTTTTACTCAACAGTGCTACAGGGCATCAAGTCTGGCAATAAGCCAGTAGGTGCAACTTGGCTTAGGTGGATAGACTTACAGCTTAGCAAGACATTCTAAAGTGTCTGACCCTAGTGTTAGTATCATAGTATAAACAGTAAAGGATAATAATGAATAGATTCAAAGAATTGGATACCCTCTCACTATCAGAGATAGAGGTAGAGATAGAAACACTAGTGTCTATCGTAGGTGATACCCCTAGTGATAGTGAAATCAAATACATCAACGGTCTAATGGTAATGGCTAACGCTCTGGGTTCAACGAGAGGTTGGTAACATAATGATAACGCTCACTTTTGATACTTGGGAGGACTATGACAACGCTATTGCTGGAATTGCTAGTGTTGTTACCGAAATGAATACCCCAGAACAATAGGGGTATTTTTTTTCTATTCTTCGGCGTGTCGTATTGATAATGTCTCACCTATGCACTATGCTATAGATATACAAACAAAGGATAAAGAAATGACAAAGTCAAAAAGAATTAGCGTATACGCCATTTGCCTAGCAGGCACAGCTTACATCGCCTACCTATTGATTAGGGTTGCATCACTAGGCTATACCTGGAACTGGATCTGGAACGAAGACTTTGCCAGCCGTCTAGGTAGCCTATAACCGTTACTGTTTTGTTATAAAGAACTTTCGCCAAACACGGCGTGTCGTCTTGACTTTTGGGGGTGTAGGGTATAGACTACTAGTATAAATAAAGATAAAGAAATAAATAGAAAGGATGTAAAAGATGATTGATTTCAAATTTTGCGAAATATGTTCAAACACCGTTCCAACTGTAGAGGTTGAAGGTGAAACCGCTTGCGTAAATTGCTACGAGGCGTATGGCGAGATAAACTAAATAGTTTATTTCTCCACGGCGTGTCGCTTGACATTTGCCGATTTTTTTTCGAGCGCCCACTATAGATTTATTCCCCAAATAAGCTTAAGAATGTATTTAAGATCTCCCAAATTAAGATGGGAAAAGTTTATTCCCAAAACTAATAGATGTTACCTAAACGTTACATAAACGTTACCTAACTGTTACCTAATAGACTTGCTATTGGGTCAGATGTGTGATAGGTTATACCTATAACGCAAAGGATGATCAATGACAAAAATGTATCGCAAGACCACCTGCAACGGCTGTGGATTTACTCAGGAACTAAGCACCACCTACTATCTTGACGCTAAGGCGTGGAAGACTAGCCACACACTATCCGTTCACAACAAGCTTTGGGAACATAACAACGATTTGGCTAGGGAAGAAGAAATTGACTATCTTCTTTCTGGCAGAGCAACCTAAAATGTCAGACCCCTGTGCTAAGATAAACCTATAACGAAAAGGATGATAAATGAACTGTGGATTTTGTAAGTTTGCCAAGGCAACCGAAGCTGTATTGCTAATAGACGACACAGTGAACGCCCTGTGCCCAAAGTGTGCCTTTAGCGTTGAAGAATTTACTGTGAACGTGGGCTGTCTATAATGTCAGACCCCCGTGCTAAGCTAAGCTTATAACAACGAAAGGATAAGTAATGAATGAAATGAAATTGTGCGTGTATTGCCTAGACACAGTAGAGTTCTATGTGTGTTCTGGCTGCAACGAGTATGACGGAGTAATGCTAGTGTTAGACGCTGTAGACTATCTAGGTGAAGACTTTCCCGTAGAGCTTAGAGAGCTTGGTTATGCCTGAGCGCCTAAGCACAGAAACCCTTGAGGAGCTAATCTTCAAGATAGAGCTAATGTTGTCTGATACCCCTGATAAACTATTCACAACGAAAGAAGGTAACTAATGATTTTTTACAATGGTTTCAACTTGCTAGTAGACTTAGTCCTAGTGTCTGTGGCAGTCCTTGTCACTCTTGGCTATGCTAAGCGTAAGTATTTCTCAACTAAGCGTTCAAGTTTTATTCCTCCTAATTAGGGGAATAATTGGGTGAGGTCCTGAAACGATCTAACCAAGCCACCCAGAAGAAGTAGTGCCCAGGGAGTTTCTAATCCTTTCACCTTGGGTGCTATTTTTTTCTGCCCGAGCGTTTATAACGATTAGACAACTAATTAAGATGAGTTAATTAAGATAGGAAAAATTCCTTCCCAAAATGTCTGACCCCTGTGTTATAGTTTCACTATGAGCAAATTAGGAAGATACAACGAGGCAAGGCGCAAGGTTGAAAGCCAGGCGTTATTTTACAACATACTGAAGAACCCTCACCTAGTAGCGCAAGTTGATAAGTATAAGGGTTCAAGGCAGTCTAACAACTATAAAGCTATCAAAGAAAGCAGGAGTGATGACTGAATACAAGAGGGTATTGGTTGAATGGAAAGATACTCCAGGAGAGGGTTTCCTAGCTACCGTCGCTATTGATGCCGAGTGGACTGAGGGTGAGGATGATGACGGTATCTTCTTTTATTTTAGTAATCAAAATGAGTTTGAACACGCTCTCGCAGGTGGCGATGAGTATGACTTTACCCTAGAGGAGATAAAATGAGAAAAGAATTTTGGGAAATGTCACTTCCAATGAGTGAAGTGAAAGAAATGGATCGAGAACAGCGTGATGCTTTGATGGCGGATCTTCAGAAACTTGATGATGCTTTTGATAGGGTGCTCTTGAAATATGACCTAGAGTTCTAGGTAAAATGTCTGACCCCTGATGTATGATTATTTTATAACCGAAAGGATACAAAATGGCAAAATACGATGTAGTAGTTCAACTAACAGGTCGTGATGGAAACGCTTTTGCGGTAATGGGAGCGGTAAAGTCTGCACTAAAAAAGTCTGGAGCAACCGCTTCAGAAATTAGCGAGTATCTTTCTGCCAGTATGTCGGGAGACTACGACAACCTTTTGAGGGTTGCTATGGAATACGTGGAGGTAAAATAATGGGAATGATGACAGCGATAGAATTGCAAGAGCAAGGCATGAGCCTAGAGAATCAGATAGCTATCCACTTTAGTAGCAATTGCTATCCTCCAATTCCACGTCAGATGATACCTACGGCAATAACAGCTATTGACGCTTATTGGGAAGATGAATTAGATAAACTAATACCGTTGCCGCAAGGTGTAAGCTTTAGGGGCAATACCGAGGTGTCTGCCAGGAATGTTATTAGTTCATACTACTTAGGCGCATGGTGTTCGGAAGATAGTTGACAAACAGCTGAGAACATGCTAAGCTATAATCTATAACCCCTACAGAGAGACTTACCCCAAATGCTAGAAACTTACATTGAGAAATACTCCAAGCTTGTATCCCAAGCAACCCTAGGCCAAGTTGAGCAGGCAGCAATTTGGTATATGGACGCTGAGCGCATTGCTGAAAAAGTGGCAATAAACTTAGGGACCACCTTAGAGATAGGGGCCAGTGTTGTAAGTTCATTCTCACCTCGTGAGCGTTGGACCATGAACATCGCTAGGGCCATAGCATTCTCACTAGGGCAAGAAGTCCGCTGCCTAAAGAATAACATCCGTATGGCAGAGAAATCACTCACTGACGGGTTTAGTGCCCTAAAAGGCCTAAAGACTAATGCATTCGCCAAGGCTATTGCAGGTGACCAAGAGCAAGTTGTGATAGACGTCTGGATGATGAAAGCCGTTGACCACGCCAAGTCCTCACCTAGCCAAAGTGACTATCATGCACTTAGCCAAGCAGTAAAGGCAGTTGCCAAAATCCATGGCCTAACACCTAGAACAACCCAAGCAATTATCTGGATAGTAAAGAGAGGTTCACATGAATAAGGTAACTCCAATTAGGACAGAGAGTCAACACCCAGCATTGCTAAGCATGCGCAATAAGATAGTTAGCCTAGAGGAAAGCATCGTTGATATGCAACGTCAACTAGACTTCATGAGAATAGAAAACACTAAGCTTCAGTAGGGGTACTGACGTCCTGGCCATGACGAGAAACTGGCTGTTTTTTTCTTCTGTGGCCGAGCGCACAGATCCTATAAAGTCAATTAAGATACCTACAAAAAATCTCGTAAATCTTTGTAGGTTTAAGAGTTGCAATTCCTATCCCACTCAGGTATAGTTATAGTAGTTGGAAAAGAGAAGACAAAGCCTAGAAGTTGTTATCATTTTGTTACCAAATAGGCTTGACTTTCACTCTAATTTCAGCTACAATAGAGCTATCAACAAGTCGTTGGTAACTAATCAAGATAGTCCCTCTGGGGCGAGAACGGAAGCAATTATGTCAAATGCAACTCTAACTGTTGGCTCACAGTTCACCACAGCTAAGTCAGGCGTTACTGGAGTAATTCAGGAAGTTATTCAGAACAAGAACGGCACAAGTCGTGTTCGTCTAGATGTATCTGGACAGCCTCGCTGGACTACTGTAAAGTAGTATAGTCTTTAGGGGGAGTAGAGTTTCTAATCCTTTCACTATTCCCCCTAAAATGTCCTACCCCTATTGTATAATTACTAAGTAAACAAATAACCCCTAATGAAAGCAGACCCCCTATAATGGCTAGAAGTATTTCCGTAAAGATTCCAACAGCTCTCCTAATCGCAGAAATTGAAGCAAAGATTGCAAGCATTGACGCATCAGTTGAAAGCTATGCAGATGACTTGGCAAAGTATGAGGTGGACAAAGAGCAGTATCGCATAGACCTAGCTGTTGCAATTAGCAAAGTTATGTTGAATAAAGATACCATTAGCTATGAGTATGACGCTCCAATTCGTGTTGTTACCTATGGAGATAATCGTATTCAGATTGAGTTCAAGCCAAGTGCGGTAGCTGGATTGCCTGAGATGCCACAACAGCCACAAGAGCCTAACCGCAGAACTTGGTATGGTCGTGACCACTACTCTCCAAAAGAGATGCTAGAGAAAAACCTCAAGGTATTGCGTATGACCACCCAAGAGGAAGTATCTGGCTCAACCTATGGGGCGTTGATAGAGTTCCTATAAATCTGCAAAGGTTTAGGGAGAATGACCTGAGCAAGTCTAGGTAAACTGCTCACCCTAAAGTGTCTGACCCCAATGCTAGTCTGTATGTATAACCAAGGAAGTAGGTATCCCAAATGGGAACACGCAACATAACTAAGGTAATCAAAGATGGCAACACAGTAGTTTCTCAGTATGGACAATGGGATGGCTACCCTGCTGGATCGGGCGTTACCGTTCTAAACTTTATCCGTAACCCTGAGATGATTGAACTACTAACCCATAACATTGACAACCTATACACAATGAGTGATACAGTCTGGGAGTTAGAAATTGCTAGGATTGAGAAAGCAAATCTTGACAATAAAGAGTTTGAAAAGCTCTGGCCTACTATGTCAAGAAACACTTGCGCAGACATTCTAGAAGTGATTGCTACTAGTGATGGAATGTTGCCTATTGTTCTAGACCTAGAGTTTGAGTTTGATGAGCTAATGTGTGAAGGTATCTATACCCTCAATTTAGATAACAGAACCTTTGTTTCTACCTATGAAGGAATTACCCTCGTTCTCACCTTTGATGAGATACAGGCAGGACTAACCAACGATGACTATGTTTGGGCGTTCACTTTAGAAAAAGCATAGCCAACACGCTGATCCCCTGGGTTGACACCTGGGGGTTCGCTGTGCTCGAGCGTTTCGTTATCTAACTGTTACATAAAACCCTTTAAGAAGGTGCATTAAGACCTTGATAATGTCAGCCCCCTAGTGTATAGTTGTACTATCAAACAAAGAGAGAAGACCCCTTATGTCGCACGAAATTGAAACAGTAAATGGCCAGACCGCATTCGCATCCCTACGTCAGCCTGCATGGCATGGATTGGGAACCGTATTTGATGAGGAAGTTACAACTAAGGAAATGCTAGACCTAGCACACCTTTCAGATTGGAACGTCCGTCTAGAAGATGTTGCAATTCCTGAAGGCTTTGCAAGTGACAAGAGCTTTTCTTTTGTTACACGCACCAACCCTTTTGACAAAGAGCAGAACGATGTTCTAGGCGTTGTTGGTGAGCGTTATGTTCCATTGCAGAACGAAGATTTGTTTGACTTTGGAGACCTAATGTTGGATGGTGGAGGACGTTGGGAGACAGCTGGCTCTATCAAAGGTGGCCGTCAAGTATTCGGTTCTCTAGCCTTGGAGCGTCAGACAGTGTTAGACCCTAATGGTGTAGGCGATAAAGTCAACACGTATTTACTAATCAACACTAGCCACGATGGTTCAGTTGCCATCCAAGCTTCTATTACTCCAGTTCGTGTTGTATGCTCTAACACCTTGAACGTTGCCCTAAAGGGTAAGGCTAAGCAGTCCTTCAAGATTAGGCATACAGCAACCGCTTCTGGCAAGGTTCAGCAAGCCAGAGAAGCTCTTGGCCTAGCTAACAAATACATGGATGAATTTGACATCATGGCTAAGCAGATGATTGAGCAGACTATCTCTAAGGATAAGTTTGACAAGATTGTTGCTCTAGCATACCCTGCCCCAGTTGGCGAGGACAAGAAGGGTTCATTCAAGAAGTATGGAAATAAGGTTGACCTTATCCAAGCGATTTATGTGGGTGACTATAACAACACTATTTCAGGAACCGCTTGGGGTGCTTTCAATGCTATGACAGAACGTTTGGATTGGTATCGCACAGCTCGTGGTGGTTCCAATGAGTCTATCTTGGCTTCCGCTTCTGGCTTTGACCCAATGATAAATGCAGAGAAAAACCGTTTGCTTCAGTTGGTTTTGGCAAACGCCTAATTTCACGACACGCCTGCCCTCAGTTTGACACTGGGGGTAGAGTGTGGTCGATCGCCAGGACATTCTAAAATATATCTACTAACATAAATAACCTATTAAGATAGCTAGAAAAAACTCCCAAAAGTAGCTTGCATAATGTCTGACCCCTATGGTAGTATTGATTTATCAAAGAAAGAGAGACCCCCCAATGACCTATGCACTCAGACCAGAATCATACGTTTCAGAAGATGGCAACTACGGTAGTGGCATGCTGCTTACCTTTTCTTATGACCAGCTAACCGAAGACCAGTGGGGTGTTCTTGACACCCTAGCCGACAGCGATAAAATGTCGTATGCCGTTGCTATACTAAAGGGACACGAAGACCTATCAGAATGGGAAGACTAATGCCAAACTATGAAGTTACAGTAGAAGTATCTTACACCTATGAAGTAGAGGCTGAGGACTATGCGGCAGCAGAGAAACAGGGTTGGGACTATGAGGACTATAAGTATACTGGTCAGGTAGAGGACATTACTGTAAAAGAATTGGAAGAGGATGAAGATGAGTGAAGTAACTATGGGCACTACCTGGACTAATTTCTTTAGTATGCCAGTTATAGCTAATAACGATACCCTGGAGGATGAAGATGAATCTTGAATACTGGCAAGGGGTGTACGATACCTGTGAGTATCTTAGAGATGAATTGGGCCTTGAGGGTATGATGGATACTCATATGGCTGTTCAGGCTATTGAGGAGCTAGGGTTATGAGTAAGGTTATAAGAGCTAGTATTGTTTTTGAATACTTTGTGGATGAGGATGAGGTTCTTAGCGAGCTTACTCCAGAGGACCAGATAGACTACGTCAGGGAGAATACAGCGGAAGACATAATGGCTATGGGCCTTGGTAATTCTTTTAGCTTGCTAGGCGCTATCAACGTTGAAATAATAAATGTCTGACCCCTACAGTATAATAGGAACTATGACAAACACAATAGAGTGTCCCAACCACGAAGGTGCTTTTGATTGCACACCATTCTGTAACAAGTGTGAAGGAGAGCAAGAGCATAATGTCTGAGGGTAATGATAGACTAGAGGAACTAACAGACGAAGAACTACTACACTTAGGGAGAAGCTAATGTCAGAAACAGGATACTTTTTTAGTAAGGAACAGGCTGCTATGATTGCAGAGCTAATTGCTCAGAAGGTAGAGGAAGACCATTCCAAATACCACTGTCTAGTAGAAGCGTATGACAAGCTAACTAGAGGTTGGACTTGGAAATCAGATGACCACGAAGCAAGAAAGCTAGAGGATGCAAAATGAGTGCTTGGACAGACGGTAGCATAATCAACGAAGATGTGTTGAATAGCCTAACCAAAGAGCAACTAGATAAACTAGCAGAGATGTTGAAAGACGTATAACCCAAGATGAAAATTCGCAAGAGACAGAGTAAGGAGACTACCTTGAGGTTTATGACTAAAGAGTTTACTAATCTTGACCAGTTCCTAGACTACATGGTTAGTCATCTCTATACTCTCTATGATGAGGTAGACCAGATAACTTGGGAGGACATTGAGTTTGAATACCTGAGTGGTAGCATTGACACTACCCAACACTACCTTGTCAAATGCGGTAAGGACTATATGGCTCTCAACCAATACCAAGAAATCTTGGAGGGACAGAGATGGCAGAAGGCTTAGAGACTTTGGATAACCAACAGAAGGAGACACACAATGGAAAATGAATACGTGGTAGAGCTATTTGAGATGGCTGAGAAGGGTGAGATCTCTTACCGAGAACTAAACATGGAATTGGAGACAGGTGGCTTTGACGGCGATCTCATTGATTTCCTCTAGTAGGACCCTTCGGGGCTCGACCGCATCTATATATAGACCGCTAAACACAAATATATCTTTAAGATGATGTTATTTCTTTCCCAGAAGTACTTGACAAATAGGTGTTTTCCTGTCATACTTTATACATAACCCCAAGAGATAGGAAACCCCTTGCACGTACTTCAAAACATAGCCATTCAGGCAGATAGCTCCGAGCAGGCTTTTCGTTCTGTACAAGAGGGCCTAGAGGCCAAGCTAGGGGATGACCCTTACTCTGATAGTAATACATGGTTTGATTGGTTTGTTACTGGTGGTGGACGGTTCTCTAGTAGTGAGGACCCTTACAACGATAGTTACATGGATGATGTTGTAATTCAAGATACCCCAGAGTTTGTGGAGAGGCTGACTCAGTCTATGACTAATCGCAGTACAGAGATGTCTGAGTATCTAGTTAGTGCAGAGAAGATTGACTACAAGGCTCTATTGGCCTCTTTGAAGCATTCAAGCTCTGGTGACCCTGACTACAAGATAATGTCTGACCTCTATTCTATCAAGAAGCTTTATGACATGGCTGCTGGCTACTGGGACTTCAACTCATACTTCTATGACATACATAACGACAGCACAAGTATGCAACCCATGCAAAAGAGTATTGACAATGGTGACAAAACGTGGTACATTGTACCTGTAGACTTCCATTTCTAAAGGAGACCCCATGACTAATTTTGTAGAGATAACCTATTCAGAGTGGGAAGAGAAGTTCAAGCCTACGACTAATCATCTTACTAAGTATCCAGACGGAATAAACTTCGAGACCTATGGTGCTGAAGTGGAGTTTGTTCAATCAAAGATTGATGAGCGTATGGTCTGGACTTGGTTGGACGCTGACATGTGTTCCGTCATTGCTAACGGTTACCACTATGTCAACAGGCTAAACTATTTTGTTTGTGAGGTTCCTTATGAGGAAGACACTGACTATCAGATTATTACTAGCACTGAGACAGAATGTGTGTGCTATGATGAGGAGACTGGGGATGGCAAAGAGGACTGCGATTCCTGTGAGGGCTACGGATTGGTGACGGTATACAATGACTAGTATGACATTCAGTGAATGGGCAACAGAGTTTGCTCCTATAGCTAATAGGTTTGATAGTGATACATACATGTTTGATACTGAAGGTGAACAGCTGGACTATGTACAGTCTCAAGACAGAGACGTCGTATGGTCTTACGTGTATGCTGACCTAGCTACCGTGATTACTAACGGGTACGCTAGTGCCAATGTTATTGGTTACTACATAACTCAGTTCCCCTACAAGAACGAAGACTTTTACATGGTTGACTATCAGGAAGAGGAAGAAGACTAATGCAAACAAATGAGTATGATCTAAACATCTATGTAGCAGATGGCCGTTTAAAGCTATTGTGTTATGAGATGGGTGTAGATGAAGACAACAACTTTATTAGTACTAATACACTAAAGACTCCTCATAAGCTGGAGATAGAAATTGAGACCTCTGACCCTATGAATATTAGTATAGTTCAACATGCCTTAGGTACAGATGCTTATTGGGATGTCCCTCATGACTGGATTAACGAGAACAAGACCTGGTCCACATACTGGGAAGATCACGACGACTGGACGGGATCCGCAGATCTAGCAAAAGGAGCACCTGCCTTGTTGGCATCCTGGATAGAGAGCCTACCAATGTACGAGAGTCCTCTAACACAAGAAGCAGGCATGCTGTAATTAAATAAAGATTGATATGGGTTGTAGCGAAAGTTCCTCATATCAGTATGGAGGCTAAGGGGTTGGCTATCCATACACGAGGGTGTTGAGAAGATTCCTACTTTTCTACTTGACACCCTCACACATTTTTGATACAATGGACAATAGGAGTCTAAATGGGAAAGAAACACGAATTAGCCGTAGAAGCAAAAGTAGCTAAAAGCATAGGAGCGTTGGTGAATGATGTCACATTAGATTTAGATGAGGTTGGAAAGTATCTAGCACACATACAACCAAGAACAAGTTACAATAGGGTATTGCTTGTCGCAGAAGCGGCAGTGGAAGAAGTGGAGAAATTACTTGGGAGAGAATAGCGGTAACGGAACAACCATAGAAAAGAAAGCAGAGATACTAGCTGACCTATGGATGAACTACAGGGGAGATGATGAGTTTCAAGACTTCATTAGCTACAACGATTTAGGCTTGCCACTTGCTTATCTAATTACTCAGGACTTAGTCAAGCCACAGAAAGTAGGCATAACCCTATTGGAAGAAACCTTTGACCTACTATTGGCTTCAATGGAGCTACCAGAAGATGAGGGCTTTGACTCTCTAGATGACTTATTCTCAATTTGACAAAGGACCCCTTTGGGGGTCGAGCACACTCTATCCCAAATGTCAAGTATATGTTTGTAAATAATACATTAAGATGATCGATATTTTTTTCCAGAAGTTTTGGGGCATTTAAACATGATCATCATATACACATAGGGAGTATAATAGACATATGACACGATATCACTTCTTCAATGCTATGTATCCTATGGAGGCTAAGAAGATATCAGAAGGTTACTCTACTATAGGTAAAGCTATATGGAATACGTTTGCTACTATAACTATGTTAGATAAGTTATTTGTATTTACCCCGAAAGAATTGATCCTGGATCCAGACGAAGTCTCTGGCGAATAGCCAGGGTATAAATAGATCACCCTCCTCCTCTCCTTTTGATCCCATATCCCCCTAGTAGAAACATACATACATTTCTGATATGGTTTTGATATAAATCATTACGATAGGGGATATTATTTCCAGAAATTCATAGCTTTTATATATGTTTATATACTTTTATACAGGGATATATAGATAGATATCTATGCTCATATGGGGTTATCAGGGATAGGAGATACCTAGTAGGGTTAGATATGGAGATATGTATTATACACCTATATGGTAGATATGTCAAGTAATGTAGGGGAAAAGTTATTACGTTTTCATAACAATGTGGCCCATTACCCATACACTATATCTATACATATCTATCCACTATCCAACTATCTATTCAGTAAGATATAAACACACTATCAACTATATGTCACATAGGTCTAATTAGCTATATATGGCTATATGGGAGGGTATAAAGTTCTCCTGATATCTCAGATAGGTAGTTATGGGAGAAAGGCTTCTAGAGCTTCTAAGACTTAAATCTATAAACTCTTATAGTATTTGATCATATGTCTGATAACGTAGTTAACCAGAAAGCCTACTATAATAATATTAAGAATCACTTCATGTTCTTTCTACTAGGTATGTTTATACTAGGGATAGTGTTTGTTCTATTTCTTGATACCGCTCAAGATCACAGATACCCTGGTACTTGATACCGTGATATTTATCATAGGTAGCTTCTACTGATCTGATAGTACTATCCTTAGTCTTCCCATTGACGAATACAGTTACTTTATGATCTTCACAATGTATCTGTCCGCTAAAACCTGATAGGGTTTCCTCTATAGTTGTCTTATTCACCTTGGGCCTTGTCTCTAAAATGTTCTGGTGGGTGGGTCTCTACGAAATCTATTTCTATATCTTCCAAGATAGCTATTATCCTTATCTTATTGTTTATGTCTACTAAGCGTAATGATCCACAGCTACAGGTGCTTGGAGCTACCAGCGGTAGCCTATCTTTGCACCATTTGCATAATACCATAGTTATATTATACCAGGTATCGGGAGGATATCAAGTCGGAAGACTTGGAGTGATCTCCTATTTACCGCCGAACTTTAATCTCTATTTTTTCGGCGAACTCCTGCGCCAATGACAAAGGCTGAACCAATAATTACCAAGTTTTTCACAATGTACTGTCCCTCGAGAGTTAGTCCAAAGGGGATAACCGTAAAGCAGATCTCAGGTAAGAGGATTAGTGGTAGGAAGGTTCCTGGCATCTGGAACGCTAGGAGGATAAGTCCTATCCTGTTTAAAGATGGTATTAAGAAGGCAATGCCGATAGCCACTTCCCATAGACCCAAGAGGGGAACAATGATCTCTGGTGTTAGCCAATAGATTGTTGCTGCTACAAGATCGTATGCAGGGGATAACTCTCCTATAGTCTTTAGTGCTCCAAACCAGATGAAGATAATTCCAATAGAGAATCTTAAGAAGGGAACTCCATACTTACCAGAAAAGTTAATCATTACCCGATCAAACATGTCCGTGTATCTGGAGATACTATCTATAATTTCTGACTTATTCATTGTGTCTGCTTACCTCTCTATTGTTATTCTTTTACCTGGAGTGACATGTGCATGAGCATATTACCCCATTAGATATTTCTTGTTGACATAGGCTGTGCTGATTAGTCATACACCAACCAAACCTACCTTCGGTTCTACGCCCCATTACGAAGCATCTTCATTATTAGGATAGCATCTAGGCAAATTGCGTGTTGACATTTATGTATGCATATCCTTTCTTGTATGAGACCAATTATCTTTTTGCGCTCTGCTTGGCTACCGTCTCGAAATCCCAACTTATAAGTATTACCACCCATTAGCTAAAGCCTGTATAATTGTCTTTGTCATGACCAGCTACTATAGGACTCGTCATCAGTATAAAAGTCTTCTTTGCAAAGACCTGCTCTAACACTTACAAAATCTTCGCCAAGGTTCTGCACGGTGGTCGATAGGTCATGAATCAGGCTATAGGATATGATGCCGTAATCCAGATCCCATCGGCTTGTCGCTAAGTAGGCATTTTGAGGCAGGGACCTTAGCTGTTTAATAGCTTCTGCTACAGTTATAGGCTTATTGTGATAGTCCTTCATCATGTTCCTTTCACTATTGTGGACGGTTGTCCATTTTTGTGGACGGTCAAAACACTACCGTTTTCGGTATAGTTGTGACATAAGTGCTATTTAGGTGCAAAGTATGAGTGACAAATCGGCGTTTAGTGTGACATTTTGCTGACTTGTACATCTTGTACAACTTGAACTGTTCGGGATTTCCGAATGGTTGCCTAGTCATCTTGTGCCTCCTCTATTGAAACTATCTTAGTCGAGATCCTCCAGCCGTCTTTGCCGCCTAGGTACATGCGCTTACCAATCTGAATCGGGAGCCTTCTTCCAGAATCTTCACTCTCAAACGGTCGAGGTACTTCGGACATAGTCATGTCTCCCTCAGAGTCGAAGCAATAGCTCCACCAGATCTTAAACTCGAATTGTCCATTACGCATACAGAACCCGCCAGTTAGGTCATACACCGTACCTGACTCAGTTGTAATTATCATCTGGTCTTCCTGTCGCAGAAGAACACGAACACTCTCTTGCCAATAATGATATCTAGAGTCGGTTGTGTCTTCATGTCGTAAAGATTAATCCCAAAGACATAAGCAGTACCTAGTGATTGGGAATCTCTGTAGCTTCTAAACTTAATCATTTTTAATCGTTCCAACTCTCTCGTGGCAATCATCGCATAGTGTTCTAAACCATGTCTTGCCTCTTGTCTCACCGAACTTCCCACAGTCTTCGCAGACATGTATCGAGGCCTGCTCGGCATTTCTAGCAATAGCATTCATAATGTCAAGCTCTATACCCATCTTAGATGTAGCAAAGTAATAACGCATAGAGCCAAACTTTTGTTTGATTTGATGAACTGTATAGTCAGGGTCTATGTGCGCTAACATGTCATTGGCTTCTAGAATAATCCGACTCCATCCCCCAGGTGCATCACAACCGTACCAACCGCTCGCTGTTCGCTTGTCTAGAGGATAAGTCCAGTTCCTGTTACTCATTTTGTGCCTCACTTCCATGTTTTTACGGATACTAGATTTTATGTTTTTATAGATGGTTCAAGTGCTTCAAGTGCTTTCCTAACGCAAACTTCTGCACCATCACCATAGCGATGTTTAAATTTTACACCATGCTCTTCATAGCCCTCTAGCCACAAAGGCTCTTCACCAGTAGTAGCGATGTATGTATTTATATCATCTAGATCTGTTCCACCCTCAGCTCTGGCTATATGTATCTCGCTGAGTAGCTGTCTGTTTACTCTAATCTGAACGTGTAGTGGCACCTTGACTCCTTCTCTTGTTTCCCATAACGCCCTTTAGGTACTCAAAACAATAGATGTGCATGAGGCTGTCCCAACCAGCATCGTGCTGATTCTCCATGCCGATTTTTTCGATAGCGTAAGCCTTGGCTCTTTTCTTCCAGGTCTCTGCCCTCATTGGCATGCCGTTGTCAATCGAGTAATCTAATGCAAAGCATAGTGCGTTCAGGTCAACAGTTCTTCTGGAGAATAGCGAGTAGGTTTTAGGCAGAGAGTCCTTTACAAAGGGCATATCAAACGCCCCGACATTGAACCCGACTGGGATGGTCTTGCCTCTGTTATTGGTGTCTGCGCCTATTGCAATCAACCAATCGTAAACTTGACTGTCAACCTCATCTGGCAAAGTCGCACTTTGTAGAGACTCTAGTGTGATGCCGTGAACCTCAAAAGCACGTTCTGACCACTGGCACTCACCTGGATTCATATTCATGGAGATTTGATACCCGTCCTCGGTGGATAGGCCAATCTGAATAAGCTTGCCACCTTCAGACAGCTCACTGGAGGACATCTCTCCGTCTAGTCCTATAAATAGGAAACTCATCTCTCTCCTTTTAGTCTTCCTGGTCTCTCATGATTGTAGCTTCTAGCTCTTCCGCTAAGTATGGGTAGGCTAGGGCTTCCATGATTGACCTGTTGGCTGCCTCCGATTTAAGGGATTCGATGATCCTTTGTCGCTCAGCTTTCATGCCTGCCAATACGCCTATCTGGAAGCCCTCTTCCCAATTCATCATAGCTCACCTATGTCAAGATACTGAACAGTTGAATCTTGGGTATCCTCTGCTACCAACTTGTTAACCTCAGATGTATTGCCTAGGTCCTTTCTTAAAACCCGTATGATTCTTAGTCTTTCGTCTAAGACTCCAGCTTCGTAAGCTTTCTTTAAGTCATGAGCATCAAAGTGAGACATCTCAGCCTCCTGACATCATTACAAATAGAATGAGTGCTGGTAGCCATACCACACAGGATATTAGCAAGAATCCAACACCCTTGTTGGCCGTGTTCTCTGCCTTGTAGAATTCCCACTCTTGGGACTGTAGCGTTCTTTTACTTTTCATATCTATATTATAGCAAAAGTGCTATACTATGTCAATGAACAATAACTTTAGATACCTGCTATCTCCTGACAACATATACAAAGTGACTATAGAGGATTATGATGGCTTACCATTTACCATCGAAGTATCTGGACAAGAGATCTTGGATCAAATCAGAAGGACTTACCTTTTAGATAAAGCTCTTGACAATCCCCAGGACTAGTGGTAAAATATCTACTATGGATGAAATTAATAATACAGAATCAGAGAAACTGAAGGTTACTGAGGCTGCTATCGAAGACTTGCAAAAGTTCTTAGCTACTGCTGGACGTAACACTACCCAAGAAACCTTGGAAGCTTGGCAGGCTGGGTACATATCTGGAGTAAACCGAACGATGGGAATTAACCTTGGATAAGGAATCAAGCAAAGCAGACCTAATTAAGGCTGTTAACGAAGATGTTAACCTTTACTTATCTTCTGGGGAACGTGAAAACATTACCGAAGAGGAAATGGTTGCATGGCGTTCAGGCTACATCTCTGGCTATACCAGAGCAAATACGAACAAGGAGTAGATTGAACTTTCAAGCAGAGTCTAAACGAGCTGGAGATGAATTTGAAGCGATTGTTGAGCAGCACCTATCAAAGACCTCTAAGATTACAGCCAGAAACTATGAAATCCCTGAAACGGGAGTTGAAGTTGATTTTGTTGCGGATAACAAGGTACGCACTGAGTTTGTTGAGGCTAAGGGTGGTAGGTCTGGTGGCAAGAAAAGACCAGGAGCGGAAAGAACCGATAACGTAAAGAAGGCTGTAGCCAATGGAGCAATCCTAAAGGCTGTTGATCCTAATACTTATTACGTTGTGTATTTTTCTGCACCTCCAAAGACTGGCAGCTATGCAGATAATATGATAAAGATAGCACTGTCTGCTAAATATATAGACGAAATCCGTTATCTATAATTAGATACGGTAAGGATCCCCACAGCTATAACAATAGTGTGTGGGGTTTTCTTTGTCCATCTTTGTTCCTCCAAGAGCGATGATGTCTTGCTGAGCCATCTCAACCATGTGAGTGGTAGGGAATCCATATATTACTGGAGCCATATCTTTTGAACAGATAGGGCATGGGTGAGTGTTGTAGTTCATAAGATTAATTATAACACGATTATAATGAGATATGCTCTCAATTCATCACTTTTACAAAAAATGTTTAATAAAACTTTCAGGCATTGATCACCAGGAACTGATGGTTACGATGGGCACACATCGCTGTGCCACTTAACTTCGTAGTCAGGGTTATCAGTAACCCAGAATAGCATAGAGTACCTCTCCTGACTTATGGCCTTTACCTCATGGTCTAGGTTTTCCCCCTGTGATGGGAAGCTAACCATTGAGCCAGCAGGTGGCTTAATCCCAAACCCTAAGCTTACAAACTCCAACTCTCCATCTATTGGGTTTGAATTAAGATAGCAGATCACACTGTACTTAAACTGTGGGTTCATTCCAGAGTGAGAGTCATGATGAGGTCCTACAAAGCCACCAGCGTCTTGCTTAGCTAGCCAGAAGGAGTTGACGAAGAGATCTGAGTCATCGTTGTACAGCTTTTTAAGATGCTCCGTTACCTTCTTGAAGTATGGTCTACATGTTTTTTCGATATCCTCTACCCCACGTATGTCGTGAGGAGACGTATCCCAGAATATTTGATCTTTACCAAATCTAATAGCATGCCTGTCTGGATTGTTTTGAAATTCATAGATTAAGAAGTTATCTATATTAGTATCTATCCAGGCACTGATCTCCATGGAGTCCTCGTATGATACGAAGTCCAGGGTGTTAACTATTCCATTACCGTAATCTTTAATCATGTAACAATTATACCATGTCAAGTATTCTGTTATAATAAAGTCATGGAATTAAAGAAAGAAATTATAACTTTATTCGAGGATGACTTCTGTAGAATAAGCATGATAGATGGAGACACCGAAGTCGTCACTGTCTCTATCTCTAGCACCCCCAGGATTGGTGAAGAATTCTCTAAGGAAGAGTTTGTAAAAACCTCTACCAAGGATGGCAAGGCAGTGTTCCTAATTGATAAGACTAGCTCTTATGGCAATAGGCTTGACTGGAACTTGATCATAGATACTTTGTCTCCACATCTGGTAGATAAGGATGTCAGAGCTATTGGGTTTTGTATGGGTGGATTCTTAGCTACCGTTCTTTCAAAGTATTTTAAGATCCATTCTGTAGTAGCTGTCACACCGCAGTATAGTATTATGCCAGAATTCTTGCAGGATAATAGCTATCTCCTAGCTCTCTACACCAAGAGCATTAGCGAATGGAAAGTACCTAGCCTGGAGGGATACTTTCAGGAGGAGACGAACTACTACATCTTTGCCAGTAGTGATGAAGAAGACATGGTTCAAATTGCCAACTTCCCGATACAGGACAATGTATTTATCTTTGACTTTGGGGAAGATTACGGTCACAGCCTTCCAGGACAGCTAGGAGCAGACCTTGAGGTTCTTGTTGAGGCTTGCTTTGAGCATGAGCCATGGGTTGTAACTGATTTTATAGAAGACCATTACGCATAAGAAACTATCTTAGACTCACTAATCATAGATAGGTGCAGCTCTTCATGCCTCACAGTCACAAGGACTACATCAAAGCTGTTAGATGGCTTTACAGACTTAGTTGTTCCGTAAGTCTTAACTACTTCGTCATGCCACTTGACATCATACCCAAGGTGCTTCATTAGGTTATATATCTGACTACCTGAAGAGTTCCTGGTGTCATCAGTATTAGCCTTATATGACATACCTACAATTAAGATCTTCTTATCCTGTAGTCCGTTGAACTTCTTATTAAGATCATCTACAATCTCATTAGGCATTGAGTCATTAATCTCTATGGCTGTTTCGAGAAGAGTAATTGGTACTCCAAGTTCCCTCATATAGTTAGACAAGAACTCAGGATCAACTGGGATGCAGTGGCCACCAGCGCCAGCACTAGGATAGAATGCTTGAAATCCAAACTCCTTGGTACTTGCCAACTGAATGACTTCACTTGAATCTATCCCAGCAGCAAGGCAAGACCTAGCAAACTCATTGATAAAAGATACATTAAGAAGCCTGTAAGAATTTTCCAGAAGTTTTGCTGCTTCGGCAACTCTTACGTCGCTGGTGCTAACAACTTTCTTAATAAACTTAGTATAGAAAGCCATAGCTGCTTTTAAGGCTAAAGGCGTAGCTCCTGATACAACCTTAGTAGTATTACTAATGTTATACTTCTCAGAGCTTGGATCAATTCGTTCTGGTGAATAGGCTACTAAGACTCCTGCTTTAGTTAGTGGTGGGAAGAAGATCTTTTCGGTTACCCCTATTCCTACCGTGGACTCTAGGATAGCTAGAGCCCCCTCTTTTGCTACAGAAGCTATCTCCTGCGCTGCTTTGGCTACGTAGTCTTCTCCAGATAATGGAGTAGCCACACATACGACAAAGACGTCAGCGTTCTTTGCATCATTGATGTCTGAGGTAACGGAGTACCCAAGGCCATCTGACATCATAGGTAGTAGAACACTTTTGCTCTTTTCTACACCTATAACACTAAAGCCTTTGACTTTTGACACACGGTTCGCCAGTGCTTGCCCAACGTAACCAAGTCCTATGATCGCAACTACAGTCAACCTATCCCTCTTGATCTATCTTATTCATAAAGTGCTCCAATTGTTTCAGGAAATGCATCCCTGGTCAAGTCTAGAACAGCTTGGGCATACTTTTGGATTTCCCATTGAGCGTCGTTAGGCATTCTCTGGTCAAGGAATGTTAAAACTCCCTGTAGAGACACCGTCCAACGCCATCTAACGTACATACCATAAGCTGGAAGAAACAATCGGGCAATCTCTGGAGCTACACCATCATTCATGGCATCGTGATACGCCTCTGTTCCGCTTACAACGGTCTCGCATAGACGATCGAAGTACTTTTGACCTAACTCAATGTCTAGGGGCTCACCAGAGCCCTGCTTACTATTCTCTGGCTTACTCCTCCACTCATTAGGTAGAGGAATATAGAACTTTTCTTCTTCTGTAATGTAACGCCTAGAGGACTCGTTCCAACCATTCTGGTCGTCAATATGACTAGAGGCTACTGCGTACTTCCACCATTGCCTAGCAACAAATAGTGGAGCATAGACCTCAAAGGTTAGTGCTGCGTGTCTAAACGGAGATGTGTGACCCTCACGCAATAAGAACTTAATTAGCCTAGCTTCTTTGTCTGACCACTCTGCAGCTTCCTTGTCATAAGAAACTCTTGCTGCGTTTACCGTAGCCAGATCATCTCCTAGCACATCTACAAGACGCAAGTATCCCTCGTCTAACACCTTTATCGGTTCTGGCATGGTTCTAATATATGTAGTCATTAATTATCCTAACACCGCATAGATTTCTCTATATGGGAGGATAGTGTATGTCTTACGATCATGCTCTACCTCGGTACCAGCAAACTTTGAGTAAGCTACTTTGTCTCCTACCTTCAGGTCAAGGTCAAGCCTTGAGCCATCGCTGAATACAGTACCTGGTCCAACTGCTATTACGATTCCCTCGGTTGGAGAATCCTTGCTTGTATTAGTTAAAATAAGTCCTGATGAAGAAGCTACTTCTGCTTCTACAATCGGCTCTACAATTACTTTATCCTCTAATGGTCTTAACATTTAGTACCCTTCATCGTGCTCTATGCCGTGCTTAGTGTCAATGTACTTGTGCGCTTTACGCAAAGCAAATCCTCTTGTAATAAAGAAAGTTAGGGCTACGAAGATACCATTCCAGAAAAACTCTGCAACAACATGCTCAAAGCCAAACATCACCTCTAGGAGACCATCGACTCCACTATGCTCTGCATGCTCTGCGATCTCTACGTGTTCTGCATGCTCACCATGGTCATCGTGGCTATCAGTAAATATATTCATTAATCTTAGTCTCTCGTTAAGGTTATTTGTGTAAGGTTTCTATTATATCTTAAAGCTTACTTGCTGTCAAGCAGCGATCATGGAAAGTCTATCTGGCTGGAAGCCTGACCAGGAATCCTGACTGGTTACGACAACAGGAGCTGCACTAAAGCCCAACCCCTTTATGTAATCATAGGCCTTAGAATCAGTGCTGAGATCCACTGTATCATATGGTAGGCCATTCTTTGTTAGAAATCGTTTTGTTGCATCACACTGGACGCAGGATGGTAATGTGTAAACTGTGGTCATGCTTTGGGGCTCCTTCTTAAGTAATATTCTATTATAGTTGTTGTTTGCTATAAAACTAAGGGTTTTTTATTACATTTTGGTAACATTAAAACGTAATTATTGATTCGATCTCTGGACAATAAAGGTATGGGATCCCAGACTGAAGACATGTTCTTATAGCATCGTCCATTGTTTGAACCAGAGTGTCTCCAGCTAGGTTAAACGATGTATTTAAGATCATAGGAACACCCGTAAGGTTGTCAAACTCACTGATTAAAGCATGATAGTTCGGGTTCTGACTCTCATTAAGGGTCTGTATCCTAGAAGTTCCGTCGTTGTGCATTAACCCTGGGATAAGTGCTGCGGTCCCTTCCTGGGAGTCAACAGCATACAGCATATAGGGGCTAGACTTTAGTGTGTACATGTCAAACCACTGACATGCCTTCTCTTCAAGCACAGTGCCTCCAAAAGGCCTAAAGCTCTCACGCTTCTTGATCATGTTGAGAACATCTCTTGCATCTCTGTCTCTTGGGTCATAAAGTATTGACCTATTGCCGAGGGCCCTTGGTCCAGCTTCTGCTTTGCCCTGATATATGGCGACCACGTTTCTCTCGGAAAGAAGCTTTGCCACGTCTTTGGGCGAAGCCTGTACGATGTCTCTTATGTCTCTCGAATCAAATCTGTGGTCGGCTGGGCTACTAAGGTATAGGGTCTCAAGCTCCCTTATATCGTGGTCTCCGCTAAGCATGTGCCACCAATACTTTGCTGCCCCCAAGGCAGTTCCTGCGTCCGAGGAGTTAGGCTCTATGTAAAAGTTTGCATGAGGGAATAGCTTTAGCAGCTTGTAGTTATTCACACAGTTAAGGAAGTATCCTCCAGAGAGGCAAACGTTATCGTGTTTTGAGTTATCTAATGCTTCTCTAACTAAGTTAACTATGGGGATTAGAGAGTCGTTCTGAATCCTAAAAGCCAGGTCCTCGTTAGACATCCCATGTGTAAATATTTCTGGGTTAGCATCGTCTTCTATAAAAGCTCTTGGATCCTCCTTGTGGTCTATCCCGTATGCCGATAGACCCATGACCTTGCCTGCTTGGTGATAGTCTCCAAAGATGTCAATACCAGCCTTACTAAACATCTTGCCAATGCTCATATCTGCGTCGTGGACCTTGACTTCATACTCAATAGGCAATGGGCTAGCACATGGAGAAAGGTAGGTCTTGTCTACCAGCTCTCCAGAAAGCTGCTGGTAGTTAAGTAGGGTATGCTGCTTGATTACTTTTTTTAGCTTTACGTCAAAGTTGTTATATTTTGCAGAGAAGATAGTCTCTGTCTCTCTATATAGGTATTCATCATCGATAAAGGCTTGGCCAGCACCGTCTACAACCAAAACTGAGGCCTCTTCGAACCCTGAGTTGTAGAAGGCTGCTGCTGCGTGGGCTAAGTGGTGATCTCTCATGAAGTGAATCTCTGGCATGACATAGTCCTCAAAGTGTTTGAGCTTGCCATGTGCTCCCATCAATCTTACAAAAAGATCTTTTGCATTTATCTCATACGGTGTTGCAGCGGTAAAGACGACGTGGGTAGGGTTAAACTTCATACCAGCTACGAAGCTATGAATTACCCCAGTGGTATGCTTCTCGTGAGTGATTCTCTCTTCTTCTTGGTAGAAGACAACCTTACCTTTGTCTAGAACACAGACGCTACCGTCATGAGAAAGGTTTACCCCCATGACAATCATTTTATCACCTGGTTACCGACAGCGAACACTTCTGCATACTTGGTGTCAAGGTATGAGCCTCGCCATACGTCATGGTGCATGACTCCCCTTACCCATTTATTTGGTATGTTGTCGTATGCCTTGACGGCATTGAGCTTGGACTTGTATGACCATGAACCAATGTCAATATATAGGTCTGGTGTAAAGTGCTTATATTTTAGGTTGTATGGGTGAGCAGACATGTACCACAGGTCCATAGGTTGCTTCCTAGCTAAAATATTTCCTATTTCATGACATGCCTGGTGGTCCTGGTGCCAGTCTTCGTTCCAGTGCGTTATGATTAAGTCCACTGTAGAAAAGTCAACCATGGCCTCTAACTCTTTGATTACATTTTTGTCTACTTTGACTGAGTTGGACATGGAAAATATGATAGGATCTATCCCTAGATAACCCGATGCTCTATTTAGATACTCTAGGTGAGGAACTCCCCCTGCCATGACTATGCTAGTCACCTTATTACCATCTTCTACAAATTTTGCAACTGTTCCTCCGCAAGACATCTCTAGGTCATCGGGGTGAGCAGAAAGGATAACTATATGTTTTTCTTTTAAAGTCTGCATATCTAAAGTATACCACTAATGATTGTGCTTGTCTAGCAATGCCTTGGCACGTGTAAACTCAAAGAAAGATCTGTTTGCTGACCAGAAGTCGTCTGGAGTTCTTTCTGCGTTGGGGATTGCGTATGGCCCCGTATTATATATATAAGCCATCGTCATGTCTTCATCACTGTCGTCGATCTCTGGAACTGCCCCAAACTCCTTGGCCTTTACCTGATCAATTGACGCAACATAGATTGAATCATCGTGGGTCATAAGGTCCTGATGGTATTGGTAAGTGTCCCAACCTGAAAGGTAAGCCCTATAGCCAAGGTATGCCTGCTCCTGATTGTATTGAGACCTAGAGTCTAGCCCCACCTCTTTGATAAACCTACCGTCAAAGAATATCTGCCCTACCCTCATAAAGGAAATCTTCTCTATCTCCTTTTCTGGTATGTACCTACCATTTACTGGTTGGGCAGCTACATTAAGAGGAAGCTTTTTGGAAGTCCTTTGCTCAATTCTGAACCTAGAGGACATAGCCTCTTTTCCGTATAGCCCTAAAGGAAACACTATAACTTTGTAGGTCTTAGTAGACTCCTGCAATTCTTTTATGACAGATACGAGTTTTGTGTCCCAACCTTGAGTAAATTGCATATGAGAGTCTATCATCAAGAAGTAATCTTCATCTTTAAAAAGTTGAGAGATCTCGTAACGCACTTTGACTATCCCAGGCCTAGTTCTTGGATTCCAGGAAAGGATCCTTAGCTGACTCTGGGGAAGTGAAGATAGGTCTGGCAATTCTTCGTACTGCAATCCCAATCCAAAAACCAAATCTTCGGGGTTGTTTGACCTCCAAAGAGCTCTCTCGATTGTTCTCACCAGAGTTGGGTCTTCGTATGAGGCAATTGATATAAAGATACTCATAACAGGTCCCTGATAATATCACCAAGGCTGAACTCTGGGCTCCAGCCTAGAGCCTTAAGCTTGCTGATGTCTGGCACACGTCTGCTAATCTCTGTATATCCAGGGTACACTTCCTCATACTCCTTGTACCTTACGTCTGAGTGAGAGTTCGACATCCTTATCACAGTTGAGGCAAGGTTGTTTATGGAGACCTCTGTGGGGTTTCCTACGTTATACACTTCCCCTATTTTACCCTTTAAGATAACTTCACATATTCCTCGGACCGTATCTGATACATGACAAAAAGACCTTGTCTGCGTTCCATCGCCATATACGTAAAGGCTCTTATCGTTTTTGGCAGCATGAATAAACCTTGGCATAACCATCCCATACTCTCCAGACTGTCCTGGGCCAGCGACATTGAATAGCCTGCCTATCTTAACTTTTAGTCCGTGTTCTTTTGCGTCTAGGAGTAGCAACCGCTCAGACATGGACTTGGACTCTGCGTATCCCCAGCGGTTATCCCCCGTGCCTCCCAGGATCCTTGTAGAGTCTTCCCTCAATGGGACGTCTGGACAAAGACCATAGACTTCGGAAGTAGAGGAGAAGAACAGTCCTGCATTGTACCTGAGGCATAGAAGAGAAACTATCTCTGTAGCCTTTAGGTTGTTCTGCATTGACCCATAGGGATTAAAGATACCCTGCTTCATACCTGCTAAAGCTGCGAGGTGAACTACGTAGTCCGCCCATTCAAAATGAGGAGAGACGTCATCCTCCAACAAGCTTTGACTAATAAAGTTAACTCCTATAGGCCACTGAGAAGTGTCTACATTTTTCTTGTTATCTAAAGCTCTAACGCTATAGCCTAAGTTATGGAGCATTCTTACAGTATGCATACCGACAAAGCCTGCAGCACCAGTTACCAGAATGTTTTTCACAATTACTATTATACCTCAGAAGGTGATGATATACTAGACCTATGGACATTTTTAGTGCAAAAGAAGAAAGCAAAATATTCGTAGATAGGGGGTTAGCAGAAGTCCTTCCCTCATGGTCAGATTTTGAATCCTTGTTTGATGCTGCCCAGGAAAAAGAATCGGTTAGCTGGTCATCCTTTGCGACATTTAATGTAGACAGTGCCGAGGCTCTGACGGAAGTCTTTGATGACCTCTTATCCATGGCAAACGAAAGGCACCCTGGAGATCTAATAGCTGTCTTGGCTATCACGCACTTTGAGAACAGCGTTAACAATTCGATCCCAGCCGAAGCCGATAACTTCTACCAAAAGTTTACATCATCTAATCCACAGAAAAAGCCCAGAGACTTTACCCCAACCATGATGTCTGCGACAATTCACTCTGACCCTGTAGACGGAATGTTCTTCCAGTGTGTTGGAGAAACTCTGTGGACAGCCTATTACGGAGAGGTAGAAGAGTCTTGGACTATCAGGCCTGGTGACATGGTTTACATTCCTAGTGGTGTTGTTCATAGTGTTAAAAGTTTAATGCCCAGATGCTCAATATCTATAGGTTTTCACGACTGATAATGATATAATTATAGTACATGTCCATATTCTCAGAGTTTCAAGCATACAAGGAGGCCGCAGGGTGCTTTGATTGTTTAGTTAAGTACCCTCACTATATTCTTGAGTTTGATCACAGACCAGAGTTTAAGAAGATTGACATTGTTTACAGAGTTTTGAAGAAGTTTGGTGAAGATGCTGCATGGAATGAAGTAAAGAAGTGTGATGTAGTCTGTTCCAATTGCCACAAAGAAAGAACTTACGAGAGAGATATGAGAAGTAAAAAATGATTACTGTTGATAAAGATTTTGGAAACCAAGACCTAAAGAATGAAATCTCCGCTGCTGTTCTCGGATGGCACCCCTACTTCCAGTGGATCTTTGCTCCTGCCAGCAACATTGTTGATGAGGATCGGGGCTTTGCTACTGACAAAGGCGACAAGGTATATGAGCACCCCATGATGGTGTCTATCGTTGGGCCAAATCACCCCTTTAGACCTAAGATCGTGAGCTTGCTAAACTCATTTATGAATAAGCATGGAATTAAATGCAGAGAAGTTCAGAGGATAAAGATAAACTTCGTCTCTAGAGCTCACCAAGATAGTCTAGGGAAGTGGCAGATGCCTCACGTTGATTCCGATGCAGAGCATAAGGTCTTCCTGTACTATATAAATGACGCTGATGGTGATACCTACCTATTTAACGAAAAATACCAGGAGGGTAAGAAAGCTCCTGAAACTTTTACCATTGACCAAGCTGTTACCCCAGAAGCTGGTAAGGCTGTAGTCTTTGATGGTAATATTTACCATGCGCCAAGTGCGCCTATTGAGTCAGACTTTCGGGTAGCTATTAATATTGATTTTATCTAAAGATTTCTGTCAAACTCTTTGATCGTGTAAAGTCTTTTCCCAATCCTGCAAACAATGACTTGTCATCTTCATGGTCCTCGTTAGCCATCAATGATCCATCTGGCATGCGGTGATATCCCTCTGGGGCATCATCTTCGTCTCCGCTGTATGACTTCGTTGCAGGTACACAGTTTGGGACTTGCTTACCGTTTGCTCCTGGCTTCATACCTCGTTGGACGTATCCATCCCAGCATGGGGACTGCTTATCTAAGTTTTCTGACATGTATATATTATATCATGACTCGTTAAGAGTTTTGGTGTATATTTTTAAGGCTTCTGGAGTACCCAAGTCATGCATCCGATCTACAAAGACTGGGGATATGCTTAAACCATCATTGAGGGCATACTGATATACGGGGGCAACGTAGTATTCCCCCTGGTAGCTGTCTCTAGCCGCAAACATTCTCTTTGCGTACCTTACGAAGTCACTACCTCTCTTCCAGTAATGGACTCCTGCTAGGGCATTATGACTAATCTCTTGTTTTTCTACAACCTTTACGATCCTATCCCCCACCACATCAGCATATGACCATCGGGTTCCAGAGGATTTAAAAAGAAGTAATGCCCCATCGGTAGTGATGTCTTTTAATATTGAGGAGTCCCATTCAACTATCTGGTCAGCATTAAGGATTACTAGTGGCACGTCACTGTCTATTAGATCTTCTGCTAACATGGCACTCGTGGCTGGCCCAGATGTCGTTGATTCTACCTCGATGATCGTAGTGGGCATTCCCCAGTCAACTAAGGATAATCCAAAACCTTTTCTGGAGACAAGAATCAGCTCCCCTTTTAGACCTAGGCTTTCTAGGGCCAGCTGATACATTGGCTTGCCATCGATTATAATTAAGGGCTTTGGAAGAGTGTATTCACTATCAAAGAATCTAGATCCTTCTCCAGACATCAGTAATAGGATGTTCACTAATGACCTATCTCTGTAAGAATCTCCCCTGCCCTAGTCAGAAATTGATCTACATGAGAAGTATTTTCGTAATGAATAGGACACATAGAAAGAAACAGGGATGCTTCATATAGCCTAAGAAGGTCATAGCAGATTTCTTTTTCTTCTAAGAAAGAAATAAAGATTTCCTTAAGCTCTTCGTCTATGACTATATCCTTACCATGAACGATAAAGTCGTAACCACCTAGAATACTTTGGCTTAGCTTTGCTAGATCGTAGTACTCGTCTAAGTGCATGCTCTCGACGCCTCTGGGGTCGATAAAGGTTGTGTCTTCAAGGATATTGGAGAAGCATAGATCTCCGTGAGATAAGACAGTTCGGAAGGTTTTTCTTTTATTCATGAATAAGCTTTCAAAAGCTTTTCTTATTCTTGCTACGTAGTCCTCGGTGAGGGTGTCATACTTCCCAGATGATAATATAGATAGTTCCTCTGACCTTGCCTTAGCTTTGTTTACGATTAGGTCATGAGATTTAGAAAATAGCATTGGGAGCTCTATCTCTGTATAAGTCTGTGACTTGAACTCATCTATTCTTGGGAAAAGGCCTTGCACCATGTTATACGTCAGAGTGTCGTGGGCATAATGATGTCCAAAGTCGTTGCCTGGAATTAGGTTCATGATGTAACTACAGGAATCAAGACCTTCTTTAAAGTCTCTTCCTACTGCGAAGAAGATATGGTAGGTCTCTGGAATCTCTTGGTAGTAAGCATACTCAGATTTGAGCTTATCTACGTTGGTGGATGTTTTTGTTACTATAAAATCTTCTACCGAGATTTTTGTGAAGCTTCTAGTTATATATTCCATAAGACAAGTATACACCACAAGAGTCCACGAACTAACATTCTAGTGACTTTCTTAAAAAAAGATTATTTTCTATTTTGTCTACAATTTCGCTACCGTGTCTTAGACTAGAAGGAATAGCTAGATAGTTCATCCCCATTGCGTAGGCCAAGGTGGCGTAGTGAGGGTGATAGTCAACCATTGGGGACCCATTATCTGAAGTTGCCAATGGGGTAGATATCTCTAAGACTAAACCTCCACTTTTCATGAACAAGGCATTCCACAAGCCTGCGCCTGTTACTCCTGCTATCACTTTAGCCGAGGCAAAGAACCTAACCTGATCCTCATAGGACTCAAACTCCTCTGCATAAACAATGACAAACCCCAAGGACTTAAAATATTCTTCTAGCAGCTTCTCATTGTAAAGCCTTACATCGTCAAGGATGAAAGAGTTATCTGCGTGTGGACTATTCTTGACACTCACATCTCTTGGTGTGGTCTTTGACCTGCTGACATAGATTTTCTCTGTGGGGTCTGCATGGTCAGTTACGAATGTAGATCTAAAAAGTTCTGAGGTTAACCTGAGTCCAAAGAACTTCTGCAAGAAACCTTTGAAATCCCCATGAGGTGACCTGGAGGGGCTAGATATTACGAAGTTGTCTATTGATACCCTGGTCTTCTCGCTTGCTGTAATGTAACTAACTCTATGACCTTGCAATACTAAGGCTTTTTCGAGAGAATCCAATAGTGAGTTATTCCTTAGCAATCCTTCTCTTGGCTCATGATGCTTAGCCTTTTCTATTCCATTATCAACGAACACAATCTCTGACTTGGGGAACCAGGAGGCCATTCTGAGTAAATCCGAAAGGGTGTCTTCTATTATGTGGCTCAAAGATGGTGCTATTACCGAAACTATCTTTACGTCTTGCCCCAGGAAAACGTAATCGTAAGGTTCTACATAATCTTCTTTTACGTCACTGATAATCACTCCCTCAGTAGAGGATAATTCAAAGAGCTTATCCATGTTAAAGGTTAGCTCTTTTTTCATGATGTTCAGGGATACGTGATCTGGCCTAGGATCATTGTACTCTGGCTTAAGATAAGGGGTTTGCCTGTGAAGTGTCATTGCTCAATCTTTCTTAAGTTTTAGACTTACGTCTACCTCTTAGTCTAGCAGATTATAGTATAGGAATGTCCCCATACAGCAACCATGGCGTAACCCGATATAAAAATGGTAACTAGTCATCCTAAAGTGGCTAATCCTTGCCCTGTATGAGGACTCTTCTATTATAGCATAAGAAAAGACGGACCACAATAGTGATCCGCCTATCTTAATCTTCAACTGTTTACTTGGAAGGGACAGCCTTTTTTGCTTTTGCTGCTACCGCTTCTGCTTTTGCTTCTGCTTTTGCTGCTAAGGCTTCTTTTCTTACGAGTGCTTCAGATGCTTTCTTGGCTGCTGTTGCAGCTTTTGCTTCTGCTGCTAGCCTCTTGCTTACCTCCAGGGCTACGCCCTCAGCAATGCGACCAAACGAAGGGTCCTTGGTATTTAGGTAACGAATTAGTGTTGGGATTGCTGCTGCCCACACACCATTAGCCACTAGTAGCCACTCCCCTGTGCCAAAGGCGATTGGAGACGTAGCTCCAACGTTTGCCATTGTAGTTGTTACCAATGCTAGGAAAACTCCTAACAGGTTACGAAGATATGATTCAATCATAGCTTTATTCATTTTGTGTCTCCTTGTTTTTTATTTGAGTCTTCTTCCGTTGGAAGAAAATTTTGTAGCTCATTATAGGACTCGAGGATTTTAGCTTTGTCATTTGCTTTCATGGCTTTGACTAATCCCTGAATAGCCTGCTGGACATTCTCGATGTAAGTAAATGACCAGTCACGTGAATCTGATAAAAACTTTACGAAACCATCTGTTTTTTCAAGCTTTGCTTGGGCTTCTCGGTCGTTAGCCTTACCTAGCTCATCCATCAGAAGAAAGCTTCTAGACATCTCTGCCTTGATCTCTTCCCTGGATTTATTAAGCTTAAGCTTTATGACAACGAATGCGGATGTCAACGAGGCCACTAAAGTTATGGCCGTGGTCTGTAAGATGATATCTATCATGATATACCTTCGTCAATCGCAGACAACAACGAGTGCTTGTCTATCTGATCTTCAAGGTTATTTACTATCAAAAGAATTCGCTCTCTTTCTGTCTTGGCTCCATGGTTCAGTAACGAGGTCACAACCTCTACCTGGGCTTCACTTAACTCTTTGCTCATAGCTCCTCCTTCCCACCTTCTCTGATAAGCAGCACAATAGCACCGTTATCCTCTAGAGCTTTCTTAACCCTAGACATATACTCTATGGCAGATCTCTTTAGGTCTGAGGGTAGCTTCATAAAAACTTTCTCTTCTGCTGCTATTGTTAAGAAGTGCTCATTGTCCATTACCTTAAGGGAAAAGCCCCTAGGGCAGTGGCTGTCTAGAGATCTGAAGGCTCTCTTCATTTCGGAAGTATACATCCTATGTCCCATCCATCGTTAGCTTTTTCCAGACTTGCGCCCAAGCTTTTTTATTACGATGCCTGCCGAACTCTCTAGATATTTTACCTTTCTCAAGGTAGATACCTCCCCAAACTCCATACTCCTTGTTTGATATTCCATTAGCAAAGCACTCACGCCTTACTGGACAAGCAGCGCAGACGTTCTCTATTGCTGGACGTAGCTGTTCATTCTCTTCATACTTATCAAAGAATAAGTTAACATCATAAGCTTCGCAAGCTGAGCTGTCTTTCCATGCGTTCTTGTCTGCCATTAGCCCACAAGCTTATCTGGGATCTTCCATCCGTTCTCCATAAGCTTGAACCTATTCTGAAGGTACCACCTATTTTTCACGAACACTCCGCTAGGAGACTTCCATGCAGTTGCTGCAGGAACCCTCTTTACTACGTCCCAACCGTCCCAGGCGAGGCTCCTGTTGCTCTTTACTATGCTATCCATTTGTTTCAGTGATGAAATTATCATCTTAGTCACCTATTACTATTTGGTTATTTTTTATATATTCTGAACATATCCGTTCAGAGTTCTTTAATACTGACGATATACTAAATTATCCATGTCTTTTTTATTGCATAGCTCTATAATCTCTGGAAGAGGCTCTCTAGGCATAGCAAAATAAATCATGTACTCGATTTCAGGCAGGTGGTCTTTAATCCATTTAGGAGGAACCTTGATTAGCTTAGACTTTACTCCGTGAGATCTCAAGGTGTCTTCGGATATGTTTAGGAAGCCTCTCGCCATGTCGCTGATTTTCATTGGCCCTGCAGTAAACACCAAGAACTCTTTGTCTTCTGTTTTGCTTAAAGCGTTAAGGGCTGTTCCCATAGCTCGCAGAAAGATTTCATAGCTGTCAAAAGCCTTGTTTCCCTGGATCGCTATCTTCACCGTTGTACCTCTCTGTCAGTTTGTCAACAACAAACATTATCTTATCTAATTGTACCTTATCTAACACCATAGTGTCAATAGGTTTAGCTGTATTCTGGTCCATATCTCCGTTGACTACATCTGCTGCATATAGAATATGCCTATCTATCCAGTAAGCTTTTGCCTCTACGATCAGGATTCTGATGGCCTGGCTGTCGTGGAAATCGGTTGCCTGTGTCTTTAGCAAAGGGGACTCTTCGTCATCCATCCACCTTAAATTATACCCTGCGTTAACAAGTGTCTGATGCTTGTGGCTTTGATAATTTTTAATCTTAAGCGGATATACTTGTGAGTCCCAGATGGCCCTGCTTATAACCTTGTAGGACAGGAAGATAGCTAGGCTTGCGCTGGTTGCACCCATTAAAAAATCCATAGTATTTATCCTCCATAACTATTATACATTATTTTACAGACCATTTTCCAGAACACGTTTAATGTGATTTAGAGCTGTGCGTAGTCTGTCGGGCAATATGGAGATCATCGCTTCGTCGTAAGCCGAGGAGGTCAGGCTCACAGCAGGGTTTGTTAAAGCTATATCCATATCTATAAAGCCCTTAAGCCATAGGGTGTCAATCTCCTGCAGGAATAGTTCATCTAACGTACTTTTAAAATCAGGGAAGAGCTCGTGCATCTTCTCAGTGAACTGATAAAGGAACTCCCCGTTCTCGTCAACGCCTACCACTTCTACTGCTCCGTTTAAGATCATTAGGTCTATGTCGTTCATAGCTTCTTCTCCCACTTAGTTTTCACCCTGGAGACGATTCTCTACGAGCCTGGATCTCTCGTCTAAAAACTCAAATCCGAACTTCATCATTTTTTCATAGCCTGTGGGGCTAGACATTATCTTTTCATAGTGGTGGACGCAGAAGGTTAGGTCCCCTGATACCCCCGTAACTTGTATATAAGCTTGGGCTGTGCAATCAGAGTCGCAGCGGTCATTGGCAGTTAGCGTGTATGTTTCTGGGGTCTCTGTAGTTATCATACTACTATTGTACCTTAGGTTAATCGCATTTGCAAGCTATTACAAGACTCTTATGTCTGAGTAATCCTCTTTGATAGAGTTAATTGCCGTGGACCTAAAGTCTAGGATGTCTGGTTCGTAGCCTGCAACGTCTGTATAGGTTAGTCCGTTGGATTGCATTCTATAATGTATTTTTCTATAATGAAAGTTGCAAGACCTGTTGACGAGAGCTTTGTTACAATACAAGAAGACTAGAGCATCTTTGCCACAGGAGAAGCACTTTAAGTCTGGTCTTGGAGTCTCTGGGGAATTTGCAAATTCTTCCATAATCTTCTCTTCGTTGGATACAACTACAGAAAAGACTTCATTTCTTTCTTGTTCAGAGATAGACAAGGCCTGATAGAAGTAGTGGAAGTCACATAGGTAGCTTTCTCCCTTGGTTCCATTCTTGTAGTAGTAACTGGGAGCTGAGCAATAACTACTTAGTGGAGAGTCCTGACCCATAAGGTCATACTTCTCTGGCAAGAACATCATGGGATCAAAGGATTGGCAAACAGGCCAATGTTCAATACTACTTATCTGTACTGTAGAATCCACTGCCATTGAATTTTACTCCTGGAGATGAAAATACTCTCATCATTAGTGACTTACATGATGTACAGAAAATTGGCTTCTCAGCCTCTAGCATAGATCTGGCTATGACTTTGCCGATGGAGCAGTCTGGGCAGAGATATTCGTAGGTTGCCAAGTAATTGTCTTTCTGTTAGGAAAGCTTAATCTTCTGGCCGATGCTAATAATATTAACATTCTTTATCCCGTTAAGCTTTTTAAGAGTAGCTACTGTTGTCTCGTTTGCTTTTGCAATTTTAGACAGAGAGTCTCCACTCTTAACAGTATACACCTTCTTGGCTACTTTTGCAACCTTTGGCTTTGCAGCTTTCGGAACTAGAACAACCTTGACCGTCTTGACTGCTGCTCTCTCTGGAGAGGTTGATGAGGAGGTTCTCTTGACTGGCTCGTGGACAGCTACTGGGGCCACTGGATCAGTTTCTGGAGTTGACTTATTGGCATAATTCTTAGCCTCTTCAGCAGCGTTCAGGGCCTTAATAAAGCCAACTGGCTCAACGAAGCCTTTACCATCAGAGGACCATCCGTGCTTCTTTCCCTTCCATATTTCAAAGTGTAAGTGCTTTCCTGTACTCATCCCCGATGTTCCCATTTTCCCTAGGACATCTCCAGCCGAGATTAGTTGCCCAACCTTTACCTGAAAAGAGTTGGGTTCAAGGTGTGCATACAGAGATGTATAATATTCTCCGTCTAAGTAATGCCTCAGGACTACGTAATAGCCGAAGCCTCCGCCAGCTGCGTTGGATTGACGTGCCTTGACTACACGGCCATTGGCGAAAGCCTCTACGTAGGTTGTGCCCCTCTTGAGGCTTATGATGTCCGTACCGTTATGGTGCTTCTTAGTCTTATGAATTGGGTGGATTCTCCAACCCATCTTACTTGAAATCTTCCAGTCTTTGCCGTATACGCCATCGATAGGCTGTTGATAAGTGTTAATAATGTCTCCTTGTTTATATACTAATTGTAGCACACTGGGGGCCCTACTCTTCCCCAGTTGACTCCTGGATCTTCTTTTGGCTGTGAAACCAGTGAGGCATTGAATATCTGGTACCATTTTTTGTGGCCATAACCTCATGTACGTACAGATAGTTTGATGGAAAGAAGACTATGTCTCCTACTACTGGCTTAATGACTACGTTTGACTGCCTGAATTCTATTTCTCCACCGTCGTAATTGTCATTTAAGTAGCTAACAGTTGAGATTAGACGGCTGCTGACACCAAGGTCTTGATGAGCTGGGAGGTGTCCACCGTCTTCATCATATCTGAGAATGCCGTCAAGCTGCTCCTCCCCTTTTACGGAAGCCCTTGCCCAGGGATATAAGGTAAAGTAGTGTTCTAAAGCAGTGTCTAGTGATCCGTAGAGTGAATCTGCGATCTCTATTAACTCTTTCCTATAGTAATCGTTATCAGAAATATCCCTGTGTCTATATACATAAAACTTATGGTTGAATGGTTTTGGCATGTGATCATCCCACCAAGGTTCCCAGTCTTTTATCCTCGTGTAACTGTCTCCGTGCTCTCCAGCTACGAATCTTTCTGCAAGGCTATTAGCTAGGACTATAACCTTCCCTGCATTTGGAATCATCTTACGATATAAGACTAAGCCTAAGTCTAAGACTTCGAATTCTATGTTGCTCATTACCTTATCACCTTCTGGCCATAGGCCTTTTCCCATTCAATTATATCATGCTCGTCATTAAGTAGAGGCTGACCTTTTACGTTTAGGCTAGTGTTTAGAAGCATGGGGACACCTGTTCTCCTATAGAACTCTTTTATGAGGTCATAGAGACCTGGGTTTTGTTTACGGTTAATTGTTTGTACCCTGGACGTACCGTCATGGTGGACCACAGAGGGGACCCTAGAAGGCTGCAAGCACTTCACCGTGTACTGCATATAAGGAGACGTGGCTGGCAGGTCAAACCACTCACTGGCATGCTCTTCTAAAACTACTGGGGCGAAGGGCCTAAATCTATCACGCTTCTTTATCTTATTGACCTTATCCTTTATGTTAGGGTCTCTGGGGTCTGCCAGAATGCTTCTGTTTCCTAGGGCTCTTGGTCCGAACTCTGCTCTTCCATTGGCAACGGGGGCAACGCCTGTCGAAAGTATTGCTGCTAAAGCTTCTTTGACTGGATACTTGCCCCTTAGGTTTGTTCCTAGGTATGGAGTTTCCCATGATAGATGCCTACCGTATGCTGCTGCTGCAGCCCCTAGAGAGCTACCAGCGTCACCTGGATTAGGCATGATCCAAACATTTGAGAATATATCCCACAGCAGGGTGTTAGCTGACGCATTCAGTGCGCAGCCGCCCATGAATACTAAATTACTTTTTCCAGTTTTCTTTAAGGCAAACCTCATGAACTCTCTTAGCCTGTCCTCATAAACTTTCTGAACGGCTGCTGCGATATCATACTTATTGGCAGTAGACCCTACGTCTCCCCAGTCATAGATGCCCTTATGAAAGCTATACTTTTGCTTAAAGGTTCTGGGGAAGTACTCTGCTACCCTACTGTAATACTTATTTGCATCTCCATAAGCTGCCATGCCCATCAGGATGTACTCTTCCTCGTTAGGCTTTAGCCCTATGAGTTGTGTGAATGCTGAGTAGAACAGTCCAAAACTAAATGGGTAGTTCTTGCCATAGACTTTCCTTATGATCTCTCCCTCGCCAGCCCAGATAGTTGAAGTGTTAAACTCTCCGATAGAGTCAAGGACTACAATTGCAGCATCGTCAAACTTGCTCGTGTAGTACCCTGCAGCTGCATGAGAGTAGTGATGCTTAAAATACTTTACTGGTATTCCCTCCAGGGCTGGGTGCTGTGAGAACTTTGGTTCGTCACCGCCAAGGCCACCGTGGGTGGCTATCCTAAGCTTCTTTAGCTTTGGCTTTTCGTAGTAAGCTATGAGCTCTGGCTTACCATACTGCAAAGCGTTATCTATTAGCTCCTTGTTGATAAACCAATCATTCTTTTCTTTGCTATATCTTTCTGCGTGGCCTGCGAACAGTATTCTCTCATCGCTGATAAGAGTAGCTGAAGCATCATGCGTCGTTTCGTTAATCCCCAATATGATCATTTAGTATATGTACTTTCTAGGCCCTAAAGCCTTCCTATTTTTAAACTTCCAAACCTTAAATCTTATCTTCTTTAGTATACGCTTTATCATGACTTGTCCTCTGTGATCTTCTTGTATACCCCGTACATAAAGTTATAGTAAAAGTCATGCTCAGCTGTACCAGGGTGACCATCATCCATGGCGTGGAGAATGTGGTTCTCTATCCAGTGGCCAACTCTCTGATAATCTTTGTCGTAATCAAACATGTGCTTGTGCTTATGCTTTACGGTATCGAACTTGTAGAGCCCTGGTATTGCTTTACGAGCATCAGTCTCTAGGGCTAAGTCTTTACCCATGTACCCATCGTTAATTCTATCATCCCATGTGCAGGTGATCACATCTCCACCTTTATTTACAATGCGATCGTACATCAGCTGATAGAGATTTGCCGTTAAGGTTTGTGTTAACTCTGGGTTTTCAGAGTATCCATGCTCTCTCTGTGCATCTGGTAACATTACGAACAAAGAGTCTGGTACCCCGTACTTTTCTATATACTTCAAAACCTGAATAATTATAAAATTAGAGGAGGCCCCTGTTTGAGCAACATTAAAATACCCAGAAGTCTTTTCCGTATTTGAGATCTCACTGTATACCTTGTGTGCCCAAGAATACTCTAGAGGAATCCCCTCTCCAAAAGCTACAGAGCAGCCTGCGAAAAGTATATGCCTACCTTCGTGAGTAGCCGTGAACTCCTCGGACCTTAGACCCTGAGCATTTAAGTTGTACAGATCTTTCTCAAAGCTGATACCATATTCTTTGCAGTATTGGTTAGTTATATAAACAGAGAATGGGCTTGCCCTGTTAGCCCCTATCTCCTGGGGGTTCTTCTCAGACAGGTTTTTAAATGTTCTATCTATTAGATCTTTATTTTCTTTGCTCTTAAGTTCTGAAGACTGGTAAGACTTTTGGTCTTTTCCATACTTCTCCATGCGCTGGGGAGAGTTCTGAGTGTCCTTAAACATGTCCTAGAGCTTTGCTAGGGGATATTCGCCTGCTTGCCAAGTCTCCATTGGGGCAGATGGATGGAAGTCTGGATCAGCATGCTTTGGTAATGAGGTGTGCATGTATAGGCAAGTGTATCTGTCTCCTCCTGTAACAGGAGTTATTCCGTGTACGTGCTCTGTGCCTGCGCTAGGAAAGAATACCGCTGAATACTTCTTTGGCTTGTACTCAAGGCCTTGGTTAGGGAAGTATATAACTCCTCCGTCGTACTGAGCTGGATCTGTCAAATAGATTATGGTTGACCACTCTATGAATGTCTCTGGATCTTGAGCATCCGTGTGCAGGCCACCCTTTGCTCCGTTGTTCCACTTAGAGCCGAAGCCCTTGAATACATAGATAGGGTTTACGAATCCATTCTGGTCTCTATGCACATCATTGGATTTGTGGCCATACTTAATTAGCATCTCCATGATACGATCATTGTATGGAAAGTTTGTTCCCCCAAATCTATCTGCATAGTACTCTGGGTAGGGCTTAGTCTGAGACGGATTGTTCTGCTCGTCTATCATTACCAAAGCGTCTTCTTCAGTAATAAAATTATCTATGATGTGTATGTGGTTTGGCATGGTCACCTCTCTTTTATAATTATAGCACGGATCAGAAGATTGACTTGACGTGATCTACGTATCTTTCTCCACCAATGTCTACTATCTCCATTGTGTTAGGGTCATACAGCACGTCATCAATTTGATACACTAATCTCTTAAGTTCCTTTGGGTCTAGGTTGTGATAAGAAAAGAAGGCCGTGACTGGATCTAAGTCTTCCTCAGGATTTTTGACATAGTCTACGAACTGATTGTAGTGGTGTTCTATAGAGAAGGGGCAGTATAGATTCTCCAGAGTTCTAACTCCTAGGTCTACATAAAAATCTGAAGGACATGAGAAGATTGTTCCCTGGTTCTTAATAACCTCAACAGACAAGAACTCTTCTTCACCAAGGTACTTTAGCGACGTAGGAAACTCTAGCTTATGAAATAGCTTACCCTTAGAGAAGATAAGGTTTCTATCTATATAGTTTGAGACAGAGAAGCTATCAGAATGTGATGGGGTATTCTTAAGAAAGTACTTCCCCTCTATAGATACTGAGGCCTTCCCTGAGCCTGACACTACTATGTCATCTCTACCGTTGATAAACTGCTTTAAGGTTACGTCCCAATCTACTGGAAGCATTACGTCATCAGAGATAAACAGAATGTACTCATTCATATTTAGCTGTGAATGTTTCTTCTTGTAGGTTATAGGGCTATACATGTGATCCCAGAACACATGCTCATAGCTCATGAGATCATAGTCCTCGAACTTTGCTTTTCTGTTTAGCTGATGTTGGTCATATACCGTGACTGCTAGCACTGAAGTGTTAGAGGTGTTCTTATATAAAGTTTCTACTACGTCTAAAAGGTTTGAGCTTTTGTAGCTATAGATAACTACACAGATTACGTCTTGCTCTCTCTTCACTTTCGGCTCCTAGGTTCCTTGGACCTAAAGATCTTTCTTCTCCATGCGAACCACTTGTAGTATCCATGAATCTTTATACGCCTTCTCTCGGCAGCGAAGTCTGCTTTCTCTATGTCTTCGTGATTGTCCTTGACATCCATTTCCCAGTTATCCCTCTTGAATGGCATAAATTGGAACAGAGGAGTTCCCTTTGGGATCACTCCACGGAAACCAAGCTTTAAGAAAAAAGCTGTAAAGACAGGTAGTCCCCAGATGTCGGACTCTACAATTCCTGACTGCACAGTAAATGGCAAGTCATACCTGTTCATCGGATGGGTGATCAGTACAGAGTAACCTGGTGGGGTCTCGTAATGCCAGTTCATCTTAAACCCGTAGTGTATTGGATGATGTCCATAAGGAACTGGTAGCTCTAGAGTTGGTCTCTGGTCAATCAGCAACAGTTCTTTTGTCCAGCTGAGTATTGGTTGGCCGTTGTCTGCGATGTCTACTGTTAGATCATCCTCTAGGACGTAGAGATACCCTGCTGTCATAGCATCTAAGAATGGGGGGCATTGCTTTGTTGCAACGGCTGCGCCATCTGTGCCTATGTGGTTTACGGGGAAGAGTTGTTTTTCACTGTTTGATCTTTCAAACTTAGCCAAACTCTTGTACCACTCTGGGATATGCCATGAGGCAGGTTCGGGAGGTAGCAACAGCCCATCATCATTTTTCCTGCTAGGTGT